GCCACTTATATTTTGACTTGGCAATGATCCATGTTGTCAAATTGTCCTTAAAAAACCAATCTTGAATCTGTTTAGCAGACCATGTGGGTTCTGCGTATTCATATCCACAATCGTGAATATCTCCTATCACCTTGCAGTTCAAGCCCCAGATTCGATTTAGCTTGAACGGCATCCATGCTGCGCCTATACCATTACATATGTCGTCGTACTGATCCTTAAGCAGTGTAGGGAACTGCTCTGGGACCACAAGCGAGATGCCATCGACGTATTCTTTCACCATGTTCATGATGTGGTAGGGACAATGAGATTTGAACTCATGGTCTTCCGTTTATAAGACGGATGCTTTAACCAGACTAAGCTATGCCCCAACATGGGACATATTCGAGATTTACTTTTGCGTTTTTTCACTTTTAGTATCCTCTTTAGTCTTTGGCTTACGTTTACGAACTCTCTTTTTCACTGAAGGACCGGAGTCATCCTTTGCAACAGTTGGAGGTGGAGCAGCATCTGCTGGCTCGGTAGACTCCGGTTTAATCTCTGACAATTTATATTGTACCCATTTCTTTGCCAACTTTTCAAGAAGTTGTACAAACCAAAATTGTGTAAATTCCATATCCTTTGGAACACCTTCTACGAACTCTCTTGGAAATCCTCCTGTTTCAAAGAAGATTTGCATAGCCTTCATGTGTTCAACGTTGTTGGCGTCTACATATTTTGGAAGCGTTTTTTTACGCTTTCTCTCTTCTTCTGGCACTGCTAATAGCATTTAACTATCCTTTCGGCTGTATCAGTTTTGGATCATAATAGATTACGTCATGCTTGATTGTATTGTAGAATATATACCCTTCTCTTTTGAGGATTTTACCAATATATTCTCTTGACTCCTTTGCTTCAATGAGGAACACTGCAATTTTGAATCTACTAAAGTCTATTGCTCCAACAATTACATGCTCTGATCCTTCTGTGTCCAGCGATACCAAGTCTGTATATTGTGGCAACACATCGTTAATCCCGATTGTGACAGCATTCCACTGGTGGACAATCTCTACATTCTTAGGACCATATTTATCTATGTGGGTCCATCCGTTCTTATTGATGTCGTTCATTACCACAGTATCGCCGGTTACATCCCACAGGGGTGCACAATACTTTCTACCATTCTTTCTTGTCTTCAAAACTTGCATGTGTTTTGGATCTGGCTCTATCAAAATTCTATCCCACTCATGCTCCTCTTCAAACAAAAGAGTGTTGCTGTGGGATTCTCCATCTTGAGCACCAGCCTCCAAACAGCACCCAGACTTTGATCCACGGAAGAATCTGTCTCTGATATATACGTCTTGTCCAAAATCTGAATGTGTCATATTGTTCTTTCTAGTTGGTGTCCCAGGTAGGATTTGCACCTACGACCTACTGATTAGCTTCCAGCATCATGTTTCCATAACCACTTTTTCAAGCTTGCTGGCTGGACCATCTCTTAGCCATTCCAGACTGAGGGCGTATGGCCTCTACGCATCCCATTGTTAATGGTTTGCTCGGGATTGTCGTGGAGTATTTCCTATACTTACTTACGAGATTCCCCGATATAGCCCTCTCCAGTTCTATGGTTATTCCTTGAAGTTGCATCTTTCTAGAAAATCTTCCTCTACATTGTGGTGAACAAGTTGTGTAACTCGTGCCCTGTTGAAGAAAGGATTTATTCTTTGGTTTCTCGAAAATCTTAGCGCATTCAGGGCATTTTAATACTACCCATAACCTGCCTTGTTTCAATCCATGTTTAGAACAATGTTCTTTACGTTTCATTACTTTAAGATTTTCTAAGCGATTGTCTTTTCGATCACCGTTTTTATGATGAACAACTTCATTTGGATTGAGAAGCCTACCCAGACTATTCTCTATTACTATCCGATGTTCCAATACATACCCGTGTTTGGTTGCTGTGGGATGTTTGAAAACAACAGCGTAATCGTAATCGCCCTTGCTAACAATCTTCTCAATCTTCCACATAGAACGCTCCTTTTTAGTTAAAGTCAGTTGCTCTATCTACTGAGCTACTGGGACATTAATTTCAACTTGCCATAGTCCATATCTAATTTGAGCCGGTTCAAGCTTTGTAACAGACCTTATGTCTGCACGACCCATTTCAGACAACTGCTTGCATAGCTTTGCATATGTTAATGGAACAACTTCCTCTCTTGCTGTTGGTCTGGAATCAACCATCACAAGAATCTTCTCCAAGTCTTCTTCCTCTTCACATTCCTGTATAGATTGCCATGCCTTTTGTTTTTGAGTAAAAACTCCCAGAAGTTTTCCAAACCTGCTGATCACAATTGCATTAGCCATAATATCTCTCTTTCTGCTTTTCGTCGTAGAATCTGAATAGGCATATCACTCTAATACCTCTATTTTCCGGCTCCGTAATGGTACAACAGTGTGTGGGGAAAGCTCCAAACCAATCCATCATCTTCTTGTCGTCAATTGGATCGTGAATGTGGTCTGCAATACTGTCTGCACTCCACTTGTATGGTAAAGATACTATCAAAACTCCTTTTGTCAACTCAACCATCTTAACAAAAAAGTCTCTTGGATTTTTTACGTGTTCAAGCATTTGCAGACACGTTACTACTTCAAAAGACTGACCTTCAAAGTCATGCTCAAGAAAGTTTGCCTTGATTCCGTTGACAAAATCAAAGCTTGGTACTGTTAAGATATCTATAGCTGTCACACTTGGAATCCATTCGAACCTTTTCAGATAAAGGCCGGTATTACTACCTACATCAAGCATTGTTTGTGCTTCTGGAAAATAGGACTCTACTCTTTCACATACGTAATTCAAATAGATGTATTCTTTTTCCGATCTTAGATATTCCATAAAAATGTGGCGAGCGATGAGGGATTCAAACCCCCAACCTCCTGGTTCGTAGCCAGGTGCTCTATTCTATTGAGCTAATCGCCCACTCGCTCCTATTAATTCGTCGTTTGAAAAATCTTCTTCGAGATATGACGAATGAGCAGTCTCCTCTTCTTCGCCAACGAAAATGATGTCAACATGTCCCGCTCTTTGCATATCCTGTCCTGGAATGATATTTCTTTGGACAGGATCTTCCCACCTGGGACAAAGTGTTCCATCTTTACTATCCATTGTTATCTCCTGATTTTGGTGCGCCCGCAGGGATTCGAACCCTGGACCCTCGGATTAAAAGTCCGATGCTCTAAACCTGGCTGAGCTACAAGCGCCCGTAAATTTCCTTCATTACTATTTCTACAAGCTTTTCTGACCCCTGGTTTCTAATGTGTTCTATCAAGAACTCTATAAGCTTACCGTTATTGCTTGAGTGTTTAACTTCATACGTGTGTATTGCTTTGTCCCAATTCTGCTCCTTTGTAACATTGCGTATAAGCGTAGTTGTAATCGGATAACCGTTAATTTTACATTCAACAGTAAGCATTGTTTTACTCCTAACTCAGTTCGTAAAATCTTTTGAAGAATTCTGCCTCTGCAACCTCTGGAGTCCAATATTCAATCTTAATATCGTACGGTTCCAAACCAATCTTATCTATTCCCCAAACGTGTTGACTTTTTGGCATAATTTGATTTCTTTCAGTAATGAGCATTCTATCATCTGTTATTTTGACACATTCCGGCATTGGCCATATAAGGTTAAACCTTGCGGCCACACACCACAGTAAATCGTTTTCAATTTCCTTAACTTTTGGTAACAGTCTCTTTACTGGCCTTGCTATGTCTGTAAGATATGCCTCCGATGCGTCGTGTAGTAACATCCACCTTGGACTGTCGCAGAGTCTCGAACCAAGCACACAGTGCTCTGCTACGCTGTAGAACTTAGAACAGTGACCCGTAAACCTGCATTGCAACGACAAAGAGTGTGCAATATCGTCAATGAACATGTCTTCAGGTTTTGGATTGAGTGGATATGCCAATCTTCCGTTTGTGGTTTCTATCCAGTTAACATCGTCTCTAGCTGGTTTGTCCATTTTCCAAACTCCTTGTTTTAATCCTATAGTATGCAATTAATCCTATCCAGGCCGTATTTGCGCTTACCACAACGATACCACCTATGAAACTCCATATCTGTCCTAAGCTTGGATAGTAGTAGAGGTTCCAGTAGCCCCAGAACGTAAAGAACAATATTGAAATTGCACTTACACCTTTGATTTCCTTATCCCTCACAATACACCTGCAATTGTTAGCTATGAACAATCCTGCAAGTAATTCAAAGGATGCGTTTATAATATCTGCTATCATTGTATTCCTTTCTTTTAACTTCTTACAATATATACCGTGTGTTCACTTTGTCAAGGGCTATTAGGTAAGGACCATGCGTGATGTTTTTCTTTTGGCAAAACATCGTCGTCGTTCCAATTGTCTATTAACAGTGCAAAATCTATTCCAATTTTAGTCTGCCTCTTACAGTTGCGGCAAACAATTTGAAAATCTGTTCCTTTCCACCCTATCATTTCTTCGTACTCACAATATATTTGTACATTGCCACCGCACGAACACGGTTTAATAGGAACCCTTTGTCCTTCGTTAAAGAATCCATCATTGTTAAATACGCCTGTTTTCCCATAGAATCCATATTGACCTGATGACATTGTTGTACCTTTCTTAATTTGGCTCGCCAAGAAGGGTTCGAACCTTCAACCTTCCGGTTAACAGCCGGATACTCTACCATTGAGCTACTGGCGATCATATCTATCTAACTTTACCACCGATATCGTTGTATTTAATGTCCATTTTCTTATATCTTCGAAATTTCAAATCTTCTACTGTTCCCTCTGTTAAAGGTATCATATTTCTACATCTGATAGACCAATCCGTCAGACGTCTTTCCTTTATGACTCCACCCTTATTGCTCATTATATCTCCCCTGTGTCTTATAATGCAATGCCTTCTTAAATGATTTGGTGTTGCACATCCTATAATTCTTACATGGTTAGGATTTTCTTTTGGTGCTAGACAAAAAATGTATACCATCTTTATCAGAATAGAATCAAAAGAACAGCTTAAGCCGCCCGGCCTTCTATTTTCCAGATCATTACATGCAGATGTTTTTATTTCAAACTGTACATGTTCTCTTTTCCCCATTACCATCATCATATCATCCTTGAAATGTTCTTCGTCGTACGAATATTCGCTTCTGAATCCATGATGAATAACTTTCATCTTCATACTTTTGAGCTTTTCTGCTAAATGCATAAAGACTGCACACGTTACAAATTCGCCCTTTTTTCCACTCATGGCATGATTGATATTTACACAACCTGATACCTCGTGCATCTTAGTAGCGTATCTATGACAAAATTCCATACATTCTTCTGTAAGGATTACGTCGTACCCATATGCTGTACCCCTGTCCTTTGCCACCGTTATAGACTCTGGTTTTGGAAGCTTGCTAAATGGGACCATTGCACTAGGCATATTAAACCTCTTCTGTTTTTAAACTTTGAACAATATCAATTTGGATTTCATCACGCTCTCTATCAATCAACATGTGCTGAAGTCTGTGTATAACGCTATGTACTGCCCTGTCAGTTCTTTTGTGATCAACAACAACACAGTTTGAAATTGCGCTCAGCTCTGCAAGTAATAGTTCAGTAGCCTCGTGAAATGCGGAAGCTTTTATTGCAACATCAGTCTTGTGTACATGACTCCAGTCTTTTGAAAAAGTAATTCTGGCAAGCTTACCTTCACAAGTCCAGTCTGTTCTGGCTTTCGCCTCAGACATATCTTCGTGCCAAAATTCTACGTCCCAATCATGAAGGCAGAACTCATTTATCCAATACAGACATTCTTTCTTGAAAATCTCAAACTCTTCGTTTGTGGTTGTATCATTATCCATGTTTTTACTTTCTTAGTTTGGAGCCAGCTGTCGGAATCGAACCGACGACCTGCTGTTTACAAAACAGCGGCTCTACCGCTGAGCTAAGCTGGCACATACATTCTTCACGTCTCTTCTTTAACTCTATCAACCATTTTGCCAATTGCAAATGATCATTAGTGCATGGTGAGCATTGAAACTTCTCAGCCTCTTCTGCAACCTCATAACAGTGATCTATTGCATCTTCAATTGTCATTCCACTACCTTTCGTTTATTCTGTCGGACAAAGTACCTTTGATCATCGTCATTATGATCATAGCTTCATCAATCGACTTGTGAACTTCACCATCTGAGGTTATTTCATGTGCCTCATTTAGCTTATGCTCTGCAAGTTCCAACAGCATCATCGTTCGTGTATCTTCTGCATTTAACATTTCAAAGTTACATCTTTCCGTTTCAAAATGTCTAAAGTGACAGCTTGGACAAACCGGAGGGCGTCTGTCTTTTGAACACCCGACACACATTCCATCAAGTCCTATCAATGTCTCACCACATTCACACGGTATAGTTTGTACCATTTTGTTTCTCCTTTTGGAGCGGATAGAGAGAATCGAACTCTCCTAGCCAACTTGGCAAGCTGGTGCATTACCACTATGCTACACCCGCACATTTTCATTTTCCATTTCCACACCCGACAGAATCACAATTTGGCCAATTTTGACATCCAAGATGAATATCTGTGTACTTTTCAAGGTATTTACCGTTTGGATCTAAAATATCTATTACAGAATAGATTGTAGATATTTGCTGTTCTAATTCTTGTCTTTCAGATTCTTTAACAACAGAATCTCCAAAAATCTTTCCAGCCTTTGCTGGTTTTCTAGCATTTTTCCTCTCACACAATGCGTCAATTTTGTCGTTTAAATATTCAATAATATCTGGCAATTTTAGTTTTTTCATTGTTTAATCTTTCTGTGTTCTATATAGCTTATACCAACTAAACGGTTTTGGCCACTCTTTGCGCGGACAAAAGACAATGGCAGTTTCCTGATTGTCTAACGCACACTCTGTCATGATAACTCTTTTTTCAAGAAGGGTTTTTGCGGCATCAAACTCTTTTTGGTTAACCTTGCAAACAACCTTCCTAAAGGAGTCGAGAAGCCATTCATTCAAATCTTCATCATCCTTGTATTGTCTCATACAAGCTGCCACACCATGTGCAACTGCCAACATTGCATGTCCTAAGTCAACATCATTCTTCACTAGAATATACATCTTCATCGGCTTGTCCATCGTTAAGTCCTCCTGTTGTTGCCTTCAGCCTATCTAGTGCCTGTGACAGTCTCAGTATATACATACATGTAAAACCATCTTCGCTAGTAACGCCATATTTTCTTTTTATGAACTCTATCACTTCATCTGCTCTTAATGCTACGTTGACATATGCTGCTAAAATTTCTGCTTGATCATCGTCGTATGCTGCTAATATTGCTGCTTTATTCATTTTGTTACCCTTGTTTGGCAGGTGAGACAGGAATCGAACCTGCAACCTGCGGTTTTGGAGACCGCTGCTCTAGCCTAATTGAGCTACTCACCTACTCTACACCATCTTATTCAATTGTCAAGGAGCTTTTTCTGGAGCGACTAGAGGGAATCGAACCCTCCTGACTGGAGTGGAAGTCCAGCGCATTACCACTATGCTACAGTCGCATAAAAAAAGACGAGGCACCTAAGCGCCTCGTCTTGTATATAATCAAATGAATGATCAACTAGGGGGTCAAGGCGCAGTAGTCCCCCGTTTTTCCTGTACCGTTATTGCGCCATTTTCTAATTGAACTAATCATTTGCTGTTTTCCTTAATGGTAGCGGAAGTGGGATTTGAACCCACGGTCTCTTCGTTATGAGCGAAGCGAGTTAAGCCGGACTTCTCCATTCCGCAATCTAAATCTACCTATACTATACCTGTATTAAGAACTATGTCAAGCTTTTTGAAACTTTTTTTACGTTTGTTGGCGGAGAGACAGGGATTCGAACCCTGGGAACCACATCTCATGATCCAACAGTTTAGCAAACTGTCCCGATAAACCACTCTGGCACCTCTCCTACTCTGCTTCTTCGAAAGATCTCAACATATCCCTTACTTTCATGAGCAAGATACCTAATACGTTTCGACCCTTAATATGTCTGCACTTGTGACATTTGCAATCTCCCCAGAAATTATCATGCCATGTATTTCCTTCTACTAATTCTCTATTTCCAGTTTCCAAAAGCTTTTGTTTTAGTTCTGGATCTGAAAACTTACGTTCCAAAACGATTCTCATTATCTCAACTTTTACACTTTGCCAATCTTTTCTTAGAGGCAACGATCTACCAAACTTTTTTGCAGCCTCTGGAGAATGCTGAAGCTTAACGAGATCTTGCCACTTTCTATCATGAGTTTTGGAAGCTTGAAAATAATGCTCTGCCGTCTTTCCATTTTTTTCAACATAGAAATTGCTTAGGAATCCGTAGTGCCCTGAAAAGTTCTTAATTTTCATTGTAAGCCTTTCTGTGGAGACACAGGTGGGAATCGAACCCACGTAACTGGTTTTGCAGACCAGCGTCTTACCACTTGACTACTGTGCCATCTCTTTCTTCATTTCTCCCAGGGACATTGGAATGGTACTATATCTTAGGCCGATTCCATTCTCTTTTGTAAATTGTTTCGCAACATCAACCACCTTTAAAAGTCTTTCGTGAACTTCTTCTGAATAGCCTTCTTTACAGTATGGATTAAGATGTCCAACACCGCTCAATTCCATTACTGTTCCATTTATATGATGAATCAATATCTCTTTTATTCCATACTTTTTTACAAACTCTAATACTTCGTCAATTCTGTCTATGATATTTATAGACATGGCAACGTTCAACGTTGTAACACAGTGGTCTGGATATTTTTCATATATTCCCCTCATGTTATCTTCGCATTTGAACAGCATATCTTCTGTTTCATTCAACATCTCTTCTGCGCTCATTGTGTTTAGACTAATTTCAATGTTGCTAAGTGGGCCATTAGCTGCATATTTTTCATATCTTTCAGGCGTCAATAGTGTTCCATTTGTAACAACACACACATGTTCTACATTTTCCCAATCTTTGTGTCCAAAAAACTTATCCAACTTTTTATCTGAAAGTACGAACACCTCTCCTCCAGCAAGTCTTACCGCTTTAGCACTCGTCAAAATTGGTATAATATGATCTTCATACCCTTCTGGAGGATTTAGACTACCATCTTTTCTTTTGCTTATCTGAAAACAATATGCACATTTTGAATTACAAGCCATTGTAACTATGTATGTAATTTTTTTAGCAGAGTAATCGAGAATAAGTCTATTGTTCTCTATGGCTTCTGCTATTTGAGATTTTGACTTTTCATCTTTGATGTTATAACCTTGTTTCAACTCTAAAATTCTATCTCCTATTGATGCAGAACGATATCTTTGTGGACACTTTGCCATACCGCAGGCAATGCTGGCTCCTCCTTCTAGCATATCCTTCCTAAATTTCTGCATTTCTGGACTATTCCAGTGATCAACATCTCCAACATATGGACCTTTCCAATCCTCATCGTAAAATATAGCTCCACTGTCTTTGACGTTTCCACAACAACTCCAGCACCCAGACATATCTATGGTTTGATCATACCATGGTTTAATACATATATTGCTTGGTTCTGATAAATTCATGTTTTCTCCTACGGTCTGTATTCTATATTTATTATTGGTGGCCGAAGGGGGAATCGAACCCCCACACCCTTTTGGATAACGGATTTTAAGTCCGTTGCGTCTGCCAATTCCGCCATCCGGCCATTAGTCGTCAACGTCTATCCGTACAGTGATCTATTGCTCCCTTCATAAAATCACACTGTTTCAATTCGTGACAAATCTTTCCTCTATATACACACTCTGGAACCATTCGTTTAGAAAGACCTGAATCAACGACTTTGATTTGCTTAAGGATTGCAATCATAGTTTCCCTTGTTTCTTTTGACGCATGATAACACAACCTCTTCTTTGCCATGTTTATTAGTGCTTGTGCATTAATGAGCATACCGTGGTTAATTGGCGTCATTCTGTCGGCTTCTCCAGTTCCCCTATCTGGCCTATTACTTGTTGCGAAGTGTTCAACGCCTATCTTGTGTCTTACAAAGTGGACGGAAACAAACGTTGGAATGTTTAACATCTCTATCCAAAATATTTGAGTTCTAACAGGAGAGTGTTCACACTGGTATAGTTTATCTAGGTCTATTCCTGACCTTCGTCCTGAAGTTGTCATTGCGCAAGCTCTTTGTGCCAAGTGGACGTCCGTTAGCTTTTGTACTTTTATTACCATTACGATTCCTTTCAATTACAACAACCTCTCCAGTATTATTGAAGTTTGGATGATATCCTTCTAGGTCATAATTTGCCATCAGTTCTATTAAAATCAACCTCATCATGTGAGATTTTCCAGTGATAACTCTGATTGGTGCTCCGTGCTTAAGAAAAAAATCTTCAAGCTTCGGAGCTACTTCCATATGTTTCAGTCCATGGGCGTCAAATGTTGGTGTTGACATGTGTAGTGGCGGAGGGTGAGAGATTCGAACTCTCGTGTCCCACAGAGGGACTCACTGCTTTCCAAGCAGGACCAATAGGCCGCTCTGGCAACCCTCCGCACTTTCCTTATGTTGAATCTTTCTGCTGCTCACTTGCAGAAGCATAGCGCAAAGCATCTGCGATTTTTTCACACAATTCTTGTGGTATTTCTATTCCATTGATAACGATATTTGCATCTCCTTCAAACTTTACGTCTGTTGCAAATAGTTTCAGTCCAACTTCTGGATGTTGAGTTGGATCAATCGAAAGATCCATACTCACTACACATCCAGTGAGATCAGTGTCATTAACGATGATGCTTCTTGCACCAGGGTCGTTACCAGGCATGTTGATTTTTACTCTAGCCATAATCTGTCCCTTTCTATTGTTGGTGCCCCAGACAGGTCTCGAACCTGCACGCCTTTCGACACCAGATCCTAAATCTGGCGCGTCTGCCAATTCCGCCACCGGGGCATTACTTACATTCTCAAATTTGGTAGTCGAGGAGAGACTCGAACTCTCAATACACTACTGTGTCCTTGGCCCTCAACCAAGTGCGTATGCCAATTCCGCCACTCGACCATCATTTAGTTCTTTATACGCACTAGTAATAATATCGTACAATTTCTTCTATTGTCAAATGGTTGAGCAACTCAGAATCGAACTGAGGTCTCTGGTTTTTCAGACCAGCGCCTTGACCACGTTGGCTATTGCTCATCCTCTTCTAATTATCTTTTTCAACCACCACATTACCAAAAATCGTTATAGAAGTATATTTTGAATACTCAACTTCTGGTACAATCATACCTTTACCAGACTCATATTTTTTTCTCATTCTTCTTGTCTTATCATTGTCTATAAGAAGAGTGATTTCACTCGCAACCCCTGTAAGATATGTGAATACATTTTTATATACACTTATCACTTTTCCGTCGCCAGAATAATGTGTGGCCTTTAACATTATAAAATCCTCCTTTTTACTATTTATCACAGAATTATTACGTTGATTGGTAGCCATGGTGGGACTCGAACCCACACGCCCTTGCGAACACCAGATTTTGAGTCTAGCGCGTCTGCCAATTCCGCCACACGGCCATCTGTTCTAACTATATCAGACACTTTTCAATTTTCAATGAGCTAAACATTTTTTTTGGTGGGCATGGAAGGAATCGAACCTCCAAAGCTTATTGCGGTAGATTTACAGTCTACTGGACTCACCACCTGTCCAACACACCCTCATTGTAGGATTGGTCGGGATTCGAACCCGAACGTCTAAGGCTTGTATTGTTCTTCTGCTGGGGTGCGGCCTTCAATCACCCATTAGCCTTCAGCTTTCAGTACTACCCACAGGACAGCTGCCAATTACTTACCAATCCATTGTTGGCGGAAAGGGTGGGATTTGAACCCACGGAGGACGTTACCGCCGCTCAATGCTTTTCAAGAGCACCGCCTTAATCCAGACTCAGCCACCTTTCCAATACATAAAAAAACCCCATCCAGTTAAGGAGGGGTTTGACTTTCTTCTGATCGACATTATTATATGCCTACAAGTCCTCCTTACGACTGCCCGAAAAATACAGGCAGTACAAACTGAGTGAGGATAAGTTGATATATAAGTTTTTCATCTGACGATCTCCTTTACGCATAGTATACTGCATATGTTGAGAAAAGTCAAATTTTGTTCAGAAAAAAGTTGCATTTATATAAATAGGTGCTATTATATGATTAGAAAGGAAGTGACGATGGTAAAAGAAAAAGCAATAAAAGTTGACGGAGACTCATATAAAATTGGAGGTAAAACTGCCGCCAAATTTGACAATGGCAAGCCAAGGTTAGATTTGATGCCGTGGGACGCTCTAATTGGAACTGCAATGGTTTTCACATATGGAGCCGTAAAATATAGTGCTCGCAACTGGGAAAAAGGAATGCGTTGGACAAGGCCGTTTGCAGCCATGCTTAGACATATGCTATATTGGTTCATGGGAGAAGATTTTGATAGCGAAAGTGGCCTTCATCATTTGGATCATGCAGACTGTAATTTGAAAATGCTTCAAGCATACGCAAAGCGTGGTGTTGGAGATGACGACAGGCCAGATTTCGGAAAAGCCCTAGAAACCATCAAAAAAGAATACGAGGTTTTAATTGAATCAATGGAAAAATTGTCACAAGAAACCGCAAGCGCAGAGGAGAGTAAATAAATGGCACGCTTAGTAACCAAAGCTCATGTGATTCATATTGACTCCGCCACAGGAGGTTCAACTGGAGAAAATGTCAATATCACACTGGCTAAATCAGAAGATATTACAGAAAATCCAGAAGACAAAGGAATGGTTGATATAGCCATGCCCACGCCCAGTAGGGATCAATCAATTATTTTAAGAGTCAAAATAGAAGAGATGCAAAAGGTATTACGCTTCTTGAATGACGAATTTGAACTATAAGGAAAATTACAATGCAAAAAACCACTGGTAAGGTATACGACACGACAAATGCAAAGTGCAAATCTTGCGGTAGAGTGTTTAGCGTTACACCTGCACAGGCAGCTTCTGATTCTGTTAAATGTCCAGCTTGCAAAGCTTCCGCTGGACCATACAAACAAACAACCGCGAAGTTGCCAGAAAGGGATTAATATGTTTGTCATTTTTGATCCACATATGTTTTCTGATGAAGAGTGTGAAATGCCAGCAGTAGAATGTGAAGAATCTCAAGCTGAGTATTGGCAACGCATTTTAAGTAGTGCTCAAGATCAAACTTTTCCAGGAGGGCTTATACCAGCAAGTGGCTTTAGGCCACCAACTCTTCTTGATCCAGCGGATTATACTATTGAGGCTATCACTCCTAATCTTGATCCTACATATTATGATGCAGGAGAATTTGCAAACATCACTACAAACACAACAACAACAACAACAACAACAACTACAGGACCATCAACACCGGAGACAGCAGCAAATATGGTTAGTTTTCAATATCATGGTGGAGGAAGATGGGAGATTGGAACAACAGAAAGGATTACGAATGTCTAAATCAGAACATTATTTTAATGAGGAGTTAAGTCAGTTTACAAATGACGATATTAAAACGTTTACAATACATGTCCTTGACAACGAGGTTCCAGAATACTTCTGGAGAGCAGCTTGTTCAACGACTGGAAAATATCATCCCCCATGGAATCAGGGCAATGGTGGAATTGTAAGACACATCAAGGTTACAAGCTGGCTTGGAGTAGAGCTTACTAGAGCTATGCCATTAACCGAGTCCGACAGACGTCTGTGTGGATTTGGAGACGCAACCTTTGAAGACGTAATAAGATCTGCATGTATGTTGCACGATGGGTACAAACACGGAACAAAGTTTAACGGTTCAAGGCAAAGTATAATTCCTAACAACACCGAAAAGCACGGCGTTGATTTTGCAATGAAGCTGTACAACGATCTCTTCAAGGGTAGCAAAGAACATCCGTTAACATATCAATACAAATGTATTCTAGCTGGAATAGCTGGACACATGGGTAGATGGACGTGTAAAGATGCTGGATATGTGGAACACATTCCAGAAAACAAGGAAGATGACGTATTGCGTAAGGTAGCGACGATAGTGCATTTGGCAGACTACTTCTCTTCAAGGCAAGTACCTCCACATATTGCACAGTTGGTAAAAGAAGTTATTGGATCAGGAAGGAAATAGTTATGATAAAAAAAGACAAGACTGCAATTAAGGTGACGTATAGGTTTAAGAGCGAAAGTGGTGTTTCCTGTATGCTTGACAGAAAGATCAAGCCAACCTGTACATTAAACCCAAGAACGATCAAAAAGATTTGTGCCGAATGTTTGTTGAAAAATGCCGCATCTGTAGATGGGGTTAGAATGAATAGTGGAGCACTTGTCAGAAGGCAGGAGCAGGAGAAAGATAGCGATGGCAAGTTTATTCCAATTCGCAGAAAGAATCCAAAGATTGGTCGCAACACCAAATGTTCTTGTGGCAGTAGTCTCAAATATAAACAATGTTGCATGGTGAAATAACATGAAACCTCTAATGTCCTACGATCAAATCCTTCTAATCCTCAGTAAAATTAAAGAAAGTGGACTTCCTTTTGAATATGATGGCGCTGTTTGTTCACGAGAAACCCCTACCGGTACACTTTCTGTCATTGAACTTAAAGTAACACTAAGTGACGGAGAACCCACACATGAGCGAACAGCAGAAGAAGATAAAAGACCCGGAGGAGATGTTACGTAGTATAGAGCCAATGATTTGGTCTATTCTTACTGGATATAACATCCCCGCACAAGATAAAAGCGATCTGAAATCTGAAGCCATGATTCATTTATGGCAAAAGGTAATTCCACGGTTTGACGAAGATCGAGGAGTTAAGTTTTCAAGCTTTGCATATAGATGCGTAGTCAACTTCATTAATAAGAAGTTGTATACAAATGCGCGTAAAAATCATCTTACCGACGAAATGCACTCAACCTTTTCCTTTCAGGAGTACATTAGCAACGACGGAGCCTTAGGCCAACAGCTTGCGCATGTTGATGCATTGATTGGTGACAAAGCCAGTCAGCTCAAACCCAGAGAGATAGAAGTTCTTACGATTCTTAGGGAGAATCCCTCTATGACGCAGAGGGATATTGCTGCCAAGATTGGGTACAGACATCCATCATCTGTAAGTATGCTTCTCAAAAGGTTGAGGATCAAAATTCGTAGGATGAATCTTTTCGATAATTAGTGACTAAATTTTGTGAACATGGTTATGATAAGAGAGGTGTATTTATGAGTCCAACAGCAACTAAGAGTAAAAAAGTAAAAATTGATGAAAAGCATTCTGATGGTGTGCAGAAAAGAATGCAGAATCTTGTTCAGTATTCTGACAAGAAAAAGCCTGTCAAAAAGGAAGATTCTCTTCTTCCTGATGGAGAGGTTAAGGATGGAATGATTGAGATAGATTTGCCAGATGGGACCAAAGCTATGGTTCCTGCGTCATGTATTGGTGCAAGCGGAGCTATCTCTCCAACTATTAAGGCGGTACTAGACGGAGATGAATTGAAGATATATTCAGCCGAAGTACAGTCTTGGATTATATCACATCCCGATTGGACAATGAAAGAAGACCTTGATGACGTGCACAGTATTGCAATTGAAAAAGTGATCCAATTCAGACTATTGTTAAAGAAGAGACGTCAGCCCAGAGCTGACATTGAAAAGGATTACAACTCAAGTATATATCGCCAGCAAGCCTTCAGACAAAACTTGGCTGCAAGGAGAGCTGATAGAATTTCTGGCAAAGGAACGGTTGTTAATCAGACAAATATTGCCGTTATCGCGGCTCGTTTGGACGAGGATGGCCTGAAACCATTGATAGCAAAAGATCAGTTGTTAATAGAAGAAGAAGATCAACTGTTCAAGATTTCAGAATAGGAGAAATTAACATGGCAGCACCTTCAGTAACGTGGTATCCGGTTACAGACAGTACAGGAAGCCCTTCAAAAGGCAGCCTTATTACTGTATTAGATTTTGGGAATGTACAGGCCGGTTATTGGTCTGACTGTAAGTGTGTTGTTGCCACGTTTTCTGGTAATACATGCAACACTCTCAAATATTGGCTTAACGACATGGCCTCAACTGGTGGAAATACTAATATAGCCGCATCTGCCGGTTGGGTTCACAAATATGCATGTGATTCAACATGGACAGATCCAACAACATTCACAGACGCAAACAAGGCCGGTACGGCAGAGTATCGTACAGGTCGCAGTACGGCAACACTTCCAGAAGCAGAGCCGGGTAGCAGTAACTTTACAGATAATACTACAACGGTTACCGACCCAGACGACACAGACTATATTTTCCTTGCGGTTCAGCCTCCGTCTGACGCTGGAGATGGAGTCACAGAAAACTGGGGTTATCGTCTTAGCTTTTTATATCCGTAAACAATCTATAGGAGCAATACAATGCAACCAATTATTTGGGCCGCACAATTTGATGACGGCAGTAAGATTTTTGAATTTGATGGTGATAACAATGAAACCATATTTACAGACGAACGAGTTCTTGGAAGAAAGGATCGTATAACATTCTTTGCCCTTATTGATAGAGCTAACAATATAACGTATTCTATTGATATGAAAACGGGAGAATTTATCCTTAATAAGTTGGCAGTTGAACCCGGAAAACAGTTTAACGGCAGAACTTATTCTTTTTGTAATCTGCCAATAGAGTATGGCGATGGCATTATTCAGTTCAAATGTTCAAAACCTTTGACTGTAGGAAATTCTGGACAGCAGGTTGTCCCTTCCACATTTAATGCTGGATACAAAGCTGCGATCCCAAAGAACACTATTGTTATTCCTGGATCAGATTACGTTATGGAGGTTTGCAACATTGAATGCATTTTGTCGATCAATGCAGATACTCTGAAACCTGTTTTTACAACTGGATGTACTATTAAGTATACATATCCAGATGGGAAGACTAAACAGATAAAGGCTTAGAGGGAAAGATATGGCAGTAACACCAACACATGTACATGGAACTCATAATCTAAAGACAACAAGTAGGCAGGATATAAATGCCAACTTTGGTTTATTGGCAGAGTTTGCAAACGATACTGAAGGAAGAAGAATAACTCCAAATGTAAATTCTCTAACAACGTCTGATGATGGAAAGATTGTGGCCGTTGATACTGATCAACTATCTCCTAGTGGTGTTACTGGTGCAGCCCTTTGGCTCACTGCCTCTGATGATGTTTTTGTAGAAGCTTCTATGCCTATGACAAAACCTTATCACTTTGTTCACGTTCCATATATGATTAAAGCAAGTGGACACTATTTCTACTCAGATAGTACATCTTATCAGTCTGGTAATCAAGATTTTACCATTGGCTGTTGGGCACAGGTCATCAATCCGACTGAAGATGAATACATATTGTCCAAATATGACACTGACGCAAGTGCAGAATACTATTTGAAGTACTCAAACAGTGATGACGCTTTTGTTTTTGGAGTTGTTACCAATGGTGACATTACAAATGGAGTTTCAGAGGTTATTGCTGCGTCTGGAGTATCCTTAGGAGAATGGTATTGTATTAAATCATGGTATAGTCCTGAACTCTCTGAAATTGGTATTCAAGTGAACAATTCAACCTCTGTAACGGCGGCATTGACTGGTGTTCCAGCTGCAACGAGTGCAAATTTTAGAGTTGGAGCTGTTCGCTCATCTCCTTCTGGCCTTTTAGAAGGATCTGTTTGCAGGATAGGAGTGTGGAATCACAAATTACTAGATTCTGAACTTATATCTTGGTATAATAGTGGAAAAGGTTACAGTTACGAGTTTTTGCCAACAGATCTTGTAGATCAACTGGTAGCCTATGTGAATCTTGAAGAACACGGTGGAGAGTCAGGATATGAAGAGAGGGACATTTCCTCGTTTGATGACTATATGGTTGGCTATTGGCCTATGTCAAATATTTCAGATCTAGGGCATGATATTAAGGGTTCAAATCATCTTACAAACGGCGGTGCTAGTTATACAACCGGAATCTATGATAGTGCAATAAGCCTATTGGGCTTGCCTAATAGGTGTTTATCAATGCCTAGTAATTCAAGCATTTCTCCTACCCATACTATAGCACTTTCGTGTTGGGTAAAGTCTTCAGATCTTTCTGCTAAAAGCAGCATCTTTCTGAAGGTTGGTTCTTATGAGCTGTACCATGACCCTGTCAACGGATTCACGTTAGATATTACTCAAAGCGATACGACTGTAAAGTCTGCATATATGGGGTCAACATCCTCTACTGGAGCTTGGCATCATGTTGTTACGACAGCAGACGGAGTGAACATTTCCATTTCTGTTGATGGAGTTGAAGCAGAAGGAGATTCGTATGATGGAACAATTGATGTCACCGCCAACGCTCTTGAAGTTGGTGGAAATGATGACTACTGGATCGGAGAAATAGATGAAATTGGATTTTGGTCCACAACTAATAACATTCCAGAAACACTTGAAGAATTATTCTACGAACTTTTATGGAATGATGGTAATGGAGAATTTTATAGAGGAGTTTGGATTGGAGAAAGTGGCGGTGCCTCAACAGAAACTGTTGGAGACAGACTCGACAGCGTAGGAACCGCACACCTGTCTTCCCAGGGTGAAATATCTTTTAAGAATGGCCCTCTTGCAAGCGTAAATGGTGTTGGACATTGGAGAAGTATTATTCCAACATCTGCCGGGATAACACCTGGGCATATATTCGCTCAACCATCTGGAGTACTGCATAATGCCCCATATAAAAAGTCTGATTTCGGTGGCCTTAACTCAGTAGAGATACATCACACTGGGACAACATTTGATAGCACAACTCCAAACGATTGGAGTTTTTTACACGACGGTAGTCCATGGACAATTATGACACTGTTCAATCCAGATGACGTTCCAGACGCAAGTGGTGTTCTTTTATCTACTGTCTCATACGCTGACGCATCACAACCCGAAAGCGGCTTTGTTATGTCTTATACAAACAACGAGGCAATTAGTACGAAGTTCTACAAACAGAATTCTGCACATATTGATTCCGAAACTCCCCCTAGCGGCTGTCCAGTTGGAGAGTGGCACATGGTTACGGTGAATTTTGACGGACTACATTGCAATACATATGTAGATGGACAATGTCAAGCCAGATGTGAAGTTCAAGATACGACTTTTGATTCTGGAGCACCAGACAATCCTCTTAGAATTGGAGCCTTATGGAACGGTACAAACCCTTTCGATGGAGACTTGTCAGAGCTTGTAATTATAGAAGGAGACATGGAATATTCAGAAATTCGTGCAATGGAAACGTTCTTTGCCGAAAAGTATCAAATGATAGATTCAACTTCAAAACTGATTATTAACACTAATGGAGAGGGTGGATCTCAAACATTTGTTGACGATCTTAACGTCCACACAATAACTCCAAGCGGAGCGTACTTAACAAGTGCTGAAAAAGTCAACAATACAGGTGCAATACTAATTCCTAGTGGATGCTATCTTTCAATTCCAGACAGTCCAGATTGGGATTTTGGAACTGGAGCTTTCACTATTGAAATGATGGTAAAGCCCGTTGGAGATGCGAAGGATTTGACACTAATTTCTCATGGAGGAACGTTAGACAGTGGAAACTATCCAGGATGGTCACTGGCAACAGGATCAGTTTCAGCAATTCCATCATTGGAATTTTGGAATGGTGGTGGAAGTAAAATTTTAACAATGAGTGATAGTCAAATCTCTAGCGACGAATGGTCACACATTGCGTTTGAAAGATCTTCTTACGTTTATGATTCCAGTGGAGATGGAGGATCAACCATTGCGGACTGTTTTGTGGCAGTAGATGGTGACAATGCAGTAGATGTACACACTCAAGATAGAACTGTAGATTTGTCATATGGGTCATACAATTTGAACATAGGTGCGAAGGGAGATGGGACTCCAAACCAAACTGCAATGTATGTCGATGAGATTCGCATCCACAAAGGAAGAGCGCGTTATGGTTCACAGGTGATCGCAGAAAGCACCTATCACGACTTTGTAACTCCCACAACAGCTCCCATTTCTCTACTGTATCAACCGGGTACTCAAAAATATGTACCATCCACAGTAAAGATTAGTGATTTACAGAATAGAAGTTTGCGTATAGTATCTAGTAACTATGTTGTAGCAGATGATGACTACACTGTTTTGGTAAATACATCAGACGGAGATAAAAACATCTATCTTCCATCAATAACCAATAATCCAAACAGGATATTGTTCATTAGGAACGTTGGAGATAATGGAAATGATGTATATGTTTACAGAGACACTGTTGATGCCTCCGATTTGGTTGAAAACACTGCACTCAGTGCGTTTGGCACATATGCAGTTTTGAACGACGACGAAGGCGCTGCGTGGCAAGCAAGCTCTACAGACCAATATTGGTATGTGATTTGGCTGCTTGACACTACAGGAACACCGTACTAAGGAGAATTAGAAATGGCAGATCCAAACGTATCTACAGAAATACCGGCAAGGAACAGAAAAGGAGCGGTTGTCCACAGTGGGTGTCAGGTAGTTCATTTGTATAAAATGATGGAAGCTGCAAGATGTGGAACTCCAGTAAAACTTTTGCAATATAGCGGAGATAGGGTTGAGACTGTTGAGCCTGGAACAGGTCCATACAAGATGATTTTCGGAATCTTAGCACAGGACACGTATAGCACAATTCCATTTGGAGGTATAGCTGGATATGAAATGCACAACGATACGAAGGCTCGTGCAGAAGACACGGTTGGTGTTATAACTGGACAGGGGTGGATTCTTTCAGACAACTATATTGGAACAGTTTCTCCTGGAGATGAGTTATTTCCTGGGCCTAGTGGGTACTACACAACCGTACAAACGGGAATAGATCAACCAGTTGCTGTTGCGGAAGAATCTGGAACAGACGGAGACACTATGATTCGCATGAGGATTCATTTTGACACTGTTTATTCTGAATATGCATTTGACGAAAACAGCACCCTATATTTGTCTGGGACTGAAGATCCAGCTCTATTAAAGTTTATTGGAGAAGAAGGTGAGACCGCAACCGTGGTTATTGCTGGAGAATCCTTTACAGTAGGAACGGTTGGGGGATATTTTGTTTTTGATGTAGGAGGGGATAGCGAACACACATTCACCACCTACGGAGAGCAGTTAGCAGTTCAGGTTGGAGAAGTGGAGTTTACCATTACGTGGACAGGATTTGGATCTCAACATTTTGTACTAAACTCAGAAGGTGCAGTCGTAGTAGATGAAATTGATGGTAAGCTTGGGACAAATAGTGCAACGATTGACTTAAAACCATATACTCCACCACCTGCAAGCGGAAACGAAAACGAATGGCCAATTCCAATTGTACCAACATTTGACTTTGAAAATATGTGGACAGCTTTTTTCTTTGCAGCTTCTGATGACGGAACAGATGAGTATGGTCCAGAACACGAGTGGGTTACTCATCAAGATTTTTCACCTCGTGGCAGTATTGCGGTTGCAGCTTCTGGAATTAGAGAGTCTACGGTTAGTTTTAGAGATTCATGTTTTACCGGAAATGCTGACGGATATTATGTTGGAACTCCTTCATGGTCCATACTTGCCGATAGCATTGTGGGATATGCAGGAACTTATGGTTCGTTTCCCATGGATATAGGATCTTGTTCATTTTGGGCAAGAAGTCCAGATGAGGGTATTTTTGGTGGACATCAAGAGTGGTTTGCAGGATCGAGTGCTGGAGAAATAGCAATATATGGACTGGCATTTAAAGATGGAGTTATAAATTTGTTTAATAGATCTTACCTCGATGTGGACGTGATATGTTCATCTCCCGAGATAGCCGTTCCAAGTGGGTGGACTCATTACTATGTTGGATGGCAAGATGGCCAACCTGTCGAATTCTACATTAATGGTCAAAAATTTGGAGAGTCCTTAGTAAATTGGCAAGATAAAGGCAGCCTTCTAGTTTTGAATGGTGATAATTTTGGGGTTGGAGTAGCTGCACCATATGACGTAGATCTTTTTCTTGCAACGTATTCTCATCCACTTGAAGGAGATTTGGACGAGCTTTATATTTTCAAAGACAAGGTTTCACCAAGCGGTATTCGTGCATTAGCTTCTGGTTGTATATATGGAGGTGGTAATGTTGCAATTCTTCCTCCACCGCCTCCTCCTGCAATAACCACTGACTGGAAAAATTTAGAATATGAGGCACTGTCTCACAGTTTTACTCCATCCTTTTGGCTTTTCAAGTCTTATGATCAAAACGGTTTGAGAATGACCGACACCTTGGGAACAAGTTTTGGTGGTCTATCCTACAGTGTGCCGGTTGGAAATGATTCAGAATTCAATTTAGGATTGTGTGGCAGCAGCTCTGTGGGATACTTCTTTGTTAATGAAGGGCGCTTATATCAAAACTCTTTATATTACGATGCTCACAACTTTATAACCTCAGCAGCACTTCAAGGAGAGTTGTTAAACTTGCCAATCACAAGCCTTTCTATTGATTCTGAAAACGAACACGCATACTTTGTCTGCAAAGGAAGTCCTGCTAAACTGTTTAAAGTCAGACTATCCGACATGACCATTTTAAAAGAGGTAACATTGGGAACTTGGGTTCCTAGATGTGTATATGCCCCACCAGGAGACTACGTTTTCATTTCTGGAACGCCAGAGGCAGGGGTGTCAACATTCAATTGGGATATAGAAATTCTTAGAAAGACCGATCTTGGAATATCTTTTACTCATTTCTTTTCTTCTCAATGGAGAAATCTTGAAGGAGTAAATGATCATGGAATTTGTGGTATGCGTAGACATAGTAATACATTTACACTCATTACGTGGGGAGGAAAACCAGGATTGTATATATTAAATAACATCCCTTGTTCATATGAAGATGGACGACAATTGCCAAGTCAATGGCACTCAAGCTCTACAAGAACGTACATATCGGGAACAACGGGGAGCTTTAGCGGAACAGTTGCGATATAAAAGAAAGGTTTAAGGATGCAAAAGGATTTTTTTGTAGATCATAGAGTTTTTCAACTCAACGACAAAGGTATAAGGAATTGTATTGGAGAAAATCAAGATATTGACTCTCTAGTTGAACTGCTAAGAAGCGACTCGCGCTTTATGGTAACAGACAGAGGAATATATCTACTAGCTCCAGACAAACCACAGTATGCGTTTGCTATGTTAACTTCTGGAATTTTTGAATCCAAAACATGGGAAACAATAGAAAACGCACTAGATACGTTAAATGTTAACATGTCCAAATATGGAGTTATTGGACGCAACGTGAGAGCTTTACCAAAGCTCGCAAAAGGCACAGATAATTTAATTGTGTACGATGTTGGACGTTCTGCAAAAGAGTATAATAAGCTTGGAAGCAACATTCTTTTTATTAGAGACGGATTTCTCGGCAATCGTTTTTCGTTTTCTGTCGATGTGTGTGGATTTCGCGAAGAATCATCCGTTGTTGTAAATTCAGAATATTCAATCAAACCATCTAAAGATGAGATTGAAAACCTACATTCTGATATGAAAAAGCATGGTCTGAGTTTCAACTCTTATGATCCAGATGGTCATATATTAATGGTTGTGACCAAAGATAATATTCAGCCTCTTATAAATACAGCAATTGACATTAATTCCAACAACGTTCCAGTCGTTGTTGTTCCAGATTTTAACAGCGAATTGTGGTGGAATAAAACCGGCAAAAAATACAAGGCACAATTTGATTCTTTGGGATGGCAATTTGTGAAATACGAGGATGCAGACCTTGCAGAATTAACTATTAACAGCTCTGCAATTTTAACCAACGGTGCAGATGGAGTAATGTTCGGTCTATATACTGGAACTCCAATACTCTCTACTAAAAGAGGAATCTTTTCAGATTCTAACACTGTAATTGAACAAAGGATTCCATTAGACACGTTGATTAATCACAAAATGGACCAAGGTAGAGTTATTGGTTTATTATGTGCCGTTCAAAGACATCACTTGTCATACAGTGAAAACATATCGGCAATATCTGACAACATACAGCTGTCTAAATGGTGTTCTTCCATCCATCCACACTTGAAACTAAAAGACGTTCTGAAACATCGTCTTATCCAAGATCTTGAATCGTCAATATCAGAATCTGATGATGCTGAAGTAATATATGATAGAAAGGCTGCTGTCGCTCTGCTTAAAAACCTGAAGAGTGGAGATGGAGTGGTAGATGAAATTAGGGTTCAGGTCAAAGGATTGATACGTTCTCTCAGTTTCAAAAGAGCTGGTAAACTTAGGGATGAATACCTTTCTCCGGCAGAACAATTTGCAAATAGCAAATATCTCCCAATTACACTAATGATGACATGTCATGAAAAATACTTATGTTATCTTGAAGATGCTATTGATAGTGTAGACTCACAAGATTATGAGTTTGAGCAAAAAATAATTACACTCGATGATTGCGAAGTTCCAGACTGGCTATGTAGGCGTGCCGACTGGACCGTAATTGGTGGCAAGTGGGGAAAGCCTAATCCACAAAGAAATCTTGCTATAAAGAAGGCTCAAACACCATGGATTTTATACATGGATGCTGACAACTTGATGCCAGAAGGATATTGTGCACACGTAAAGAGTATGCTATTTCACGTTGAAGGAAATGTTTCGTTTCTATATTCCAACATACAATATTGTGATTCTCAAATGAAACATACTCAACTTTGGAAGGTTCCAGAGTATGACTTTTGGAAATTGAGAAAGGGAAATTATGTTGATACGTTTGCCATTTTTAGAAAATCTGCCCTTGAAGAAATAGACGGATGGGACGACGAATCCCCAACTCTTGATGACTACAATCTTGTTCTAAGACTTACCAGGGCTGGATGGAAGGGTCAAAAGCTTCACGGTCCAGCATATCTATATCGCAGACACGAGGAAGGCAGATGTCTTTCTGGAAAAATTGGAGACAAAGAAAGAATTGCAATGTGGAACGCTAAAACCTTTTGTATTGTTACACTTCTGGCTGGAAGAATGGAACCTTTCGAACGATGGTCAAATTGGCTAATGACTGAAAACATTCCTCCAAAATGTTCATTGATGCTAGTTGACAACTCAAACTCAGAAGAGTATCACAATATGATTTCAGATTGGTGTCGCAAAAACAAGGTTGCAGACAGGTTTGAAAGGCTTACAATTTCAAGAATATCTAAACCATGTACGGTTGTTCCCGGAACACACGAAATGGAGCTTATAAGACATCTGCATGTTGCCAAATTGTACAATCATGCAATTATGAGTTTGACTGACGATTTAATAGTTACGTGTGAGGATGATGTAATACCATATAAGGGTGCTATATGGGATCTAATGAAGCCATTCAAGCCTTGGGGCAGAATAGGTGCATGTGCAGCAGTATACCCCTCCGCTGGCAATCCTAAGGCAGTTACAGCAGCAGCTGCGTATGACTATTGGCACAAAACTATTCTCTTTGAAGATTTGAAAGAAGAAATTATTGAAGTTGGGTTTGTTGGAGGAGGTTTAACCGTATGGGAAAACTTTGCACTGAAAAAGTGTATGCCATTCAAAGCCAAGCTTAGAGAAGGCAGGCTTGACGGTTGGGATTCAAATATGTGTAGAGACATTAGAGACAGCAACCTTAAAATTCTATTGCATGGCGGAGTTAGGTGTGAACATTTATGTGGGAAAAGATAATGAAAAATAGAGATAGAAAAGATATTTGTATGAAGCCTTGGATTTCTGCAATTGCAAGCTACAACGGAGCTACATGTTGCTGTCAAATGGGACGCTGCGGTGCCCTGTATGAAGATTGGAAGGGACCGTATGTTGGAGATTTTGAATGGTGGAATGGAGATTTTTTCAAAGAGATGAGAGGAGATATGCTTAAAGACGGAATGTACAAATGTTGCAAAGGCACTTCGTGTCCAGAACTTCTCAAGTCAGAAACCCCAGAAGAGAGGCTTGGTCCAATGAAAAAGTGTATTCCCGATGAACAATTGGAATATTTTTTGAACCTTGTTGACAACAACGAAGTTGTCGTTGAATGCACTCCGTTGAACGCTCAAGTTATAATCACTCTCGTTTGTGATGCAAAATGTACGTTTTGTATTCAATTCAGTACTAAGGATAGGATAATGCACCCTCCAAATTCTAGTGAGGCATATTCTCACATTGGAAAATGGGCCAAGGACGCTTCGGCATTTAGAATAGTTGGCGGAGAATGTCTGGTACTGACAGACGAAGAGTTATCAAAGCTGCTTTTGCCACTCAAAAATTCTGAATCTAGCAAGCCCTTTTGTCTTACTACTAACGGACAAAGATTAACGTTGGAGAGATATAACAAGTGGGTTCACGAGGGTCCAATTTCTATGGTTGACATATCAATAGATTCAGTTGACCCAGAATCATATCTATTCAACCGTGGAGTAAAGGTTGATAATGTTGTGGAAAATATTAGACAAATAGCAAACGCACATCCACATCACAAAATAAGAACACTTATCTGTGTGGTTACAAAAAAAACATTACCACATCTTGAAAAAGTGTTGCACTTTGCAAAAGAGGTTAACATTTCAAGTGTGCATTTTTCTCCAGTTTTCGGTTCAAACATGGAAATTAATGGAGTGGGAGAGTATAACATTTTTGGGGAAGGATATACAGAAGAATTTGCAAAACATACCATTCAAAGAATGAAAGATGTTGAAAAAGTTGCAGAAACTTTTGATATATCACTAGCAGAACATACTAAAATAGAACAGAAGCTTAACACGATTGCAGAATCAAAAAGATCATAGCCTCAACCAATACAATGGTAAAGGAGCCAATACAATGGATGTGGCAAAATGGCTAATCAGACTTGGGATCTACTAAATCAAACATGGGATCAGACTAATACCACATGGGATGGTATTGACACGCTGCTTCCTTCTTACCACTCTACTCTTGGTGCTCGAATTGATGTCGAGAAACCAGAGTCAGGTCTTGATGCTCGTATTATTATCTCCGGCGCTGGTGGAGCAAATCTGTCAGCAAAAATTTCTATATTCAGCAACACAGACTTAGATTCACGCATAAAAATTGTTGAATATCTGTATACGAATATGTTGGCAAGCATTTATGTTATTCCATACAAAAATTTGCCAGCAAAGCTTACTATTAAGCCAAAGAAAAATCTTCTTGCAAGGTGTACTGTTTATCGTGGTATAAAAGGTAAGATTTTTGTCTATCCAAAAGATGATTTTGATGCAAAAATTACCGTTATGCAAACCGAGACTAAAAATCTCGGAGCAAAGCTTTCTATTCCAACGAACGAGGATCTTGGTGCACAAATAAATGTCCTTAGGGGAATAAAGGAATTTGAAGCATCTATAACAGTTACGCTTGGAGGCCAATACCTTGGTGCCAAGATTACTATATCAGGATCAAGCCCTCTTGATGCAAAAATTACCGTTGATGTCACAGACCAGTTGCTTGGTGGAAAAATCAAGGTTATCAAATCTTCGTACACATCTCTTGGTGGTAAATGTACGGTTACAGTAGACCATCAGCAACTGTCTGGCTTAATCACAGTTAATGGTAAAGACGTTAGCAATCTTGGCAGTTCCATTTCTCCTATAGCAAATAGACCAAGTGGTGTTTATGATCTAATTGCCTATCCAATGCCAAGTGGATATCCTCCAATGCCAAGTGGATGGTTAGATCCTAGTGGATATTGTTTACCTCCGTCTGGAACTTCAATAGTGCCATCCGGCACATGGCAACAAGAAGAAGAGTTTATCTTCACATGGGATGAGCCTTCTGATTGGGGATATTTGGCAACTGGCAACGGGTATATGGTTGCATGGAATGACACCGAGGACTATACACTTTCACAATCTGATCAATATTCTCAATTTCACTATATTGGCAAAACATGGTACGATGCAGGAAGTATGTTTTTCCATGTTGCGGCCAGGAACTCATATGGATGGATAGGCTCAACTTCAACATACAACGTAAAGATAAACACGCTACCGTCAGACCCTACCACTCCGTTCTATATCGAGACGCTACCAAATCCATCTGGATTAGCATATACAAGTCGTCCAACATTTACATGGGGAAATGCGGAAGACGAAGATCAACTTGATGTATTATTGTATCACCTACAAGTTGTTCCGTCTGGACTAAGTCCAAATGTATACTCTTCTGAGGTGAACTTTTACGATATACCTGGAGCAGACCTTGGACTGACAACAAGTTATAAGATTGATTCAGACTTACTGTCCGGCACATTTGCATGGAGAGTGAGAGCCTGGGATTCCAAACAGTATGGAGGATGGTCGTCTTGGAATGAAATGGAAGTTACTCCAATCAGTGTAGACTTCTCTGCAAAAATGAGCGTTGTAAAGCCTTCTCTATCAAACTTTGGCGGTAAGGTTACAATAAAACCATACTCTGATCTGTGGGCATCTCTAAATGTATACAAAGAATTAGTCTCAGAACTTGGCGGAACAATAACAGTTTCAAAACCACACGATGTAGAAATAAGCGCAAAGCTTACAATCTTTTCAAGGGCAGATATTGGTGCAAGAATTTCTATTTCTCCATATGAAGATTTGCGTGCATACATAAATGTATTTGATGTTTTTGGATACTCAGATGTTGGAGCAAAGATTGAGTTGAATACATATGGCGATTCAGAGCTTGGGTGTATTATTAATGTAGGGTACAAAGTAAACCGAGACCTTGGTGCTATGATATATATCATTGCAATAGAAGATCTTGGGGCAACAATGGCGGTTTATACTCCAGAAAGCTATGGATGGATAGATGAGTTTAATGACGATTTCTCTGCAAAAATTACGGTTACGAGATATTGGGCAAAGAATCTATACGGTAAAATTACAGTCATAGAGGATGCTCCAGGAGAGGTTGTTGTATCCTGCAACGTAGCAGAGGCAACGTGGCAAGAGGAAAACGATATCGAATTTACATGGAATGCTCCAACACCTGGATACTATCCAACCGACGGATACTTTATATTTTTAGATCAAAATTCAGGAACAGAAGCATCTGACTCTTTCCAAAGAACAACCCAAACTATAACAGGATATGATCTTGAGATATATGAAGGAGCAGGAACATACTACTTCCATATTGCGGCCAGAAATACCATAGGCAACTTTGGACCAACAACTCATTTTGAAGTTAGATATAATCATATACCTGTAAATGCTACTGGGCCAATGGATGTCAATGGTGTGAATTCTCAGATTACAAACCCAATGGTGGGATCTTTGTCAAACATTAACTTTGAATGGGGACAATCATTAGATGGTGACACTTTAGATGTAATTGAGTATACTATGGAAGTAGGTACTCAGTATGATTTTTCCGCTGACGAACAGGGAAATCCGACAATAGTACAAACGATTGAGGACATTCCAACCTACTACTATACAATGCTTGGTGGACAAGTGTTGAGTTCCAATCAGTACTATTGGAGAATAAAGGCGAATGATGGGCATCAGGATTCTGCCGGATGGAGTCCGGTTGGTCAGTTTGTTGTAAACACACCTCCTGGTGTTCCATCGGACTTAACAGTATATAGGTATTAATATGGCAGAAAAAGAAACAGCAAGAAACAAACTAGAGCTTATTCAGTATTACAGAGAAAATCCGTGCATTGCTTCTAGCGATATTTTAGGCATTGATCTTGCACCACATCAAAGATTAACAATGAAGGCGATGTGGGAATCAAACTATTCCATAATCTGCCTAACTCGTGGTGGTGGAAAAACGTTCATGCTTGCACTATTTGCAGTTCTAAGAGCACTGCTTTTTCCCGGAGAGAAAGTAGGTATTTTGGCACCGACATACAGGCAGAGTAAGTTTGTATTTGCAGAGGTTGAAAAGATATATGAAATCTCACCAGACTTTAGAGAGGCGTGCATTAAGCCTCCTGTTCGTGGTCCAGAGAGTTGCTATCTTAGATTGAGCGGATCTGAGAACAGAATGGGATCTTCAATCGAAGCCCTTCCTCTTGGAGATGGTGGAAAAATTCGTGGAGCACGTTTCTTTACTATCATTTGCGATGAGGTTGCTCAGATTCCAAGAGACATTCTTGATATTGTTATTCGCGGTATGATGGCTACTACAAAAGATCCAATGGAGAATGTAAGACGTCTTCAGGAGCAAAGGAAGTTGTTGGAAGCTGGAGAAATTGATAGCATTCAACAGGCTGCACAAAACAAGATTGTTTTTGCATCAACCTCATACTTTCAATATAATCATCTATGGGAACGTGTTGCGAAATTTATAGAGATACTTCTTGAAAAGAAAAAGAAGTGTCAACTCCTAAAGGATGCTGGAAAACCAATACCAGAAGATGTTGCGGTTGAGTGTCGTGGTCCAAGTCCAAATCATGGACAAGTCCCACATAGAATAATGATGGATAACGAACGCGCACTTGTTTTGTTTAACTATGAAGACCCTCCAGAAGGCTTTATGAATCAAAGCAGTATTGATGAGGCCCGAAGAGAGATGTCTGACTATATGTTCAAAATGGAATACTGCTGTTTCTTTCCTCCTGATTCTGAGGGTTTTTATCCAAGATCTTTACTAGACAAAGCGAGGGAACATCGCAACTTTTCGTGTCATTTGAAAGCGGAGGAAGATACAATATACATAGCAGGAGTAGACCCTGCTCGTAGTGGAGACAATTTTGCAATAGCAATTGTTAAAGTTGACTTAAGTGCGAAAGAGGTCCAGCTAGTAAGAATGTTGACATATCACAAGAAAAGCTTTCCACTGATGCATAGTGAAATCAGAAAGCTTATGGAAATATACAACATAGCAGAGATAGGAATGGATAGTGGTGGTGGTGGAACAACAATTAGAGACCTTTTGGCAAACAAAGATTTGTGCCCACAAGGACAACAATTAATTTTACAAAGAGGTTTTGATGAACATGTTGGCATGAAAGGGAGTAGAATACTAGAACTGATAGAGTTTAGTAAATACGAATGGTTGCACGATGCTAATCACGACATGCTTTCTGGATTACAACACGGAACATTTAAAATAGCATCTACACCACCTTGTGACGGCGAAACATGTACTCCGGCAAAAGAAGACGCAGATGAACAAGTACTTAAAACACTTGAAGAAGTTCAAAATATCGTGGTGTCCGTTACTGGGCACGGAAGAATGCACTGGGACACTCCAATGAAACATCAAAGAAAAGACAGATACAGTGCAGCCCTTATCGCACACGCAATGGGCAGAGATTACATTCGTGCAACAGAAAAACCGACACAATTAGCGTCTGGTTTTTGGAGCTAAAGGAGATTGTCAATGGAAACTGGCACACCAAAAGAAATGGCAGCAGGTAATAAGGAAGAAGCTGAGCAAATGATTTTGGCTCAAGCTGGCACGTCAGATGCTCCCGTAGAACCAACAGAAGGCGGGGAATTCTATTCCAAGCACAATAAGGATGGTAGTGAAACGTTTTATCCAAACCTTGCTACAGGAGCAATCGTTCGTAGAAATGATTTCGTTTCACCTGTGTGGGAAAATGAATCAGACTGGGGAGACCCATCGTATGCTACAGACCCAAAGAGTCGAATACAGAAGGCTATGAAGTACTACAACAAAGATCCAGTGGTAAGCAAGTCTGTAGATCTTTTGTCAGCTCTTTCAAACGATACGTTTAGAATCAACGCAGAGAACAAGAAGGTTGAGGATTTCTTTAAGGCTTGGTGGAAAGATGTTGCAGGAACAGAGTTTCAAAGATGGTATTTTTTAGAATACTTCAGATCTGGTAATGTTCCAATTTTCAAAACCCTTGTACCGTACAGACCTAAACTTCATGGAAAACTTGGACAAACAACCGGCAGTGTAAAATCTGGAAGACTTGCATCTGAAAGCATTAAGGCTCGGAACGAATATATGGAAGCGTGGAGATTTCTACATGGGGCAAGGAAAAAGTTTGCCGCCGGAGACATAGATAAGAAAACCGTGAAAGAGGTGGAAAAGGTTTATGCAGAACGCAAGTACAGATGGAGTAAGCGTTCAATTCCTGGGGCATATACCGTACTTAATCCTCTGAGCATAACCATCAAGGGGCCATCAACCTTTCCGTGGGGAAGACAGATGTATCTTCAGGTTCAAGACGACTTCAAGAATTTAGTAGAAAGACCAAATGCAGAAACAAAACCATTGATAGACGCAATTCCAAGAGAGATACTCTCTCAGATACTTGATGGTAAAACCGAAATCCTTCTACCGGAAGAGTTGGCGTCAATGTGCACCAGAAGTAAACAGCCTTATGAAAAGTGGGCAGATCCAATTACGGCACACGGTTTTGAGGCTCTTGATTACAAATACGAACTTATTCAAATGGACAGAGCAACCGTAAGAAGTGTTCGTAATAGGATTCTTAAGGTTACCGTTGGTAATGATGAGTTTCCAGTTTTTGACCCTACCGAAATAGCTAAACTTGCAGCAGAATTCAACAAGCCCAGTAGAACACTTACCATTTTTTGGAACCACACACTACAGATGGAATTTGTTGAGCCAGAACTTGAATCCCTCAACAACGATAAGTTCGAACCTGTAAATGAGGACATTAGAACATGTTTTGGTATCGCCAAGATTCTTACAGGTAGCAGTGGAGAAAGTATTGGTAACAATGTTTTGAACTTAAAAGGTTTGGTTGAGATCCTGTGTGACGCACAAGATTCGTTCATAGAATGGTTTAATAAAGAAGTTAAGCAGATCTGCAAAGCTTTAGATATTGAAGAAATGCCAGAAGGTTCATTTGCAAGACTCAATATGAAAGACGAAAATGAGTTTATGAGAGTTGTTGCACAATTGGTTGAAAAGCAAATCATTTCTTACGAGACTGCAATGGAAACAATTGGATACCAATTCCCACGAGAAGTCAAGAGACTTAAATCAGAACAGAGTCTTAGGGATAAGTTCAAAATTTTGATTCCTCAGGTTGCAGAGAAGAAGGAAGACAGAGAAAGCTCGACTCCTAAAAGTGGTACTCCCGGTAGACCTCCTGGTAAAAAGGAGCCTGGCAGGCCAAAGAGGCAGGGTAAACCTAGATCTCCAAACGGATTGAAGCTAGTTGCTAACTTGCCTAAATACGAAGAGATAAAAGGTGTGGCATCAGAAATGTTTGAAGCTGCATTTGCACAAGCAGAAGGTGTGGCGAGAAGTGAAGGTAAAAGAATGACCAAGAGAAAAAAGGATGAGACATATTCTAAGTGTTGGCTTAGTGTTTCAAAATCTCTTTTGGAAAAGTATCATATAGATGATGACCCAGAAGAATTCCTTTATTACGTAGTTGCAAAAGCATCAACAATTAGACAGGAAGATCAAGAACTCAACGAGGTAGTTCCTACTGTCCTAGGCTGTGAAATCGCAGCAGAATTAGAAGAAAATCAGGGAGATTAAAAATGGATATCGTTATCAAATCTGACGGAACAAAAGAAGGCACAAGCTTTACTGTAAACGGCAAAGATGTTAAGCCAAAAAGTGCTGCTTTATTTCTATCTCAATGGAATGATCATGTAGAATTTTCTTACAGCACGGAGGCAAAAAAGAAGGATCAGGGTGTTAGGATTTATACAACCTATACTTACGATCCTTGTCTAGCTACTTTGGCTGCAAGTCATATTGAAGTTGATGAAAATGAAGTTATAGAACCTTCACAGTTCGAACAAATGTAATTTTTTTTCTACAATTTTGTGTTATCCTACGATGCATTAGTGTAATATTAGTGATATTGAGTTATCACGTTAACCCTCGGAGTTGCGGATATGGCAGAAAAATCAAATTCACCTTTCGACAAATATCAACGTACACTGGTAAAGGCCAGAATGATTCTTCCAGACAAACCCACGGGGGTTGAACCTGGAATCATGAAGGCTGTAGCAGCTCTTGAGCCACCAAGTGACTTATGTATGGCTGATTTGACATATGTAAAGTTCCTGCTTGTGTCTGAGCATGAGAACGGTAATGCTGACTATTTTGCACGAAGTGAAATGGCCAGAGCTTGGCAAACACCCAGACACAAACCTTTTAATGTAGAACATCAGCTTGAAGAAAACGCCAGCTACATTGAAGAGCCAATCCTTAATCACAATGAAAATACAATCATAGGACATATGGTTGAGACAGCAGTTGTGTGTGATGGGAAGATTTTGAACGAACAAGCGATTGCAGATTTGGATCACAATGACGATCCTTTAAGACCTGTAGATCAAAAAATAGACATCGTTGCATCTGCCGTTCTTTACAAGATGTGCTTCCCCAAAACAGTTGCCGACATTGAGGAGTCAGCTGAAAAGGGAGAAATGTTTGTGAGCATGGAAACGTGGTTTACTGGCTTTGACTTTTTAGTTGGAGATGAGATTGTTAAAAAAACAGAAGCTACGGCATATCTGATGGATGATTGGCACCATTCAAAGGTTGTTGCAGGAAGAAGAGTATCACGCGTATTGCGTGGTCTTTTGTTTGGTGGGGTTGCAGCAACTGCAAAACCAGCTAATAAAACATCCGTATTTCTCACAGCCAGTATGGAAAAAGAGTTATCTACACTTGAGAAACGACATCATGAGCTTCACGTTCTTTTTGAGGCAGAACCAAATGACGATATCCAAGATGAACATCGTGAAGTTACACTATCAATCGCATGTATGAAGTATGAAATGGAGGAAGCTTAAGATGCTGAATCCTAAAGACTATAAAACAAAACAAGAATTTCTTGACGCGTGTCTTTCTGAGGTCTTAAAGACCGATGGCATTAGCGATGGCGACGCCAAAAAGCAAGCTACAGCTACATGTTACAGTATGTGGAAGAACCGTGACGAGAAGAGTGGGGAAAGTGTTGATCCTTTAGATCAGACACTCCCTGAAGAATTGCAGCAATCCGTGCCTAACTTGGCAGTTGCTGCATTGTCACAACAAGGTGAGCATGGCTCTGAAGATGGAGAGTCTGAACGACACAGTATGGCTGGTACTGATAGTACAGAAACCTCCTCAGAGCAGAATGGCACAACACAAGGAGCAAATGATATGGCAGATGTAATTGACAAAAAAGCCATTAAGCAAGAGGTAGAAGTTATTCTTGCTGAGAAGGACGCGCAACAGAAGGTGGAAGCCAGAATTGCGGGTTTGGAACAGGAGAAGAGTGATCTTGCCGAGCAGCTCAATGAAAAAGGGGTGTGTGTAGCCAAGCTCTCTCAAGAACTAGAAGAATCCAAGACTGAGGCTGCTACGGCAACTTCGGAAAAGGATACGAAGGTTCAAGATCTTGAGAAAGAGAAGGAGGAGCTATCAGCTACCGCAACTCGCCTAGAAACTGAGCTGAACAAGTTGCGCGAAGCGCAGACTATTGCTGCCCGTACAAAGACTCTCACAGAAACTAGTCTAATTTTGCCGGAAGGCGAAGCAAGAGACGCACAGGTCGCTAAGGCCAGTGCTATGTCTGACGAAGACTTTGAGAGTTATAAGGCAGAAATGACTGCATTCGCAGAGACCATTAAAGCACAAGCTGGAAAGTCCAAAACCGACGAGGAAGAGGACGCCGAAGAGGGCGCTGCCGATAAGGCAAACGCATCCGAGGAAGACACTGGCGAAGGTGAAGATGGAACTAAAAACAAAGCGCAATCATCCGTAGAAGACGACATCGAACAAGCTGATTTGAGTGAAGGTGATACATTCCGTAGGTCCATTGCGGCCCTTACGCAGGATGTGAAACCGGACGATGATCAGGTCGCTGTCTACTCACAGATGTAAGCAAAGAGGAGAAAAGCATTATGGCATCACCAAATATTCCTCTAGTACTACCAGCGCGTAAAGCCAAAGGTCTTGTCGTTCATTTTGGTTGTCAAGTAGCCCCATTTTACAAAATGGGTGCAGTGGCACCAGAAGGCGCTCCGGTACAATTCGTATCTGGAACCGGTGATGAAGTAGAACTTGTTACAGCAGGTTCGGCTCCATCGGGTACAGTTATCGGGTTACTGGCGCAACAAGTCTATGACGCAAGTGCGCTCGGTGAACTTAGAAACTATGAATTCCACAATAACACGAAGGCAAGGATTGACGATACCGTTGGTGTTGTTACCGGACAAGGTTGGTTGCTTACAAACAACTACGTCGGTGCAGCTACTATTGGTGCAAGTCTTTATCCTGCTGCTTCTGGCAAACTTTCGATTACACAGACAGGCACAGACCCTGCTATTGCAATCGCTGAGACAGCTGGAACAGACGGAGCTACCCTAATTCGCGTACGTGTGGACTTCCGCATCATATAATGAGGAGATGAACAATGGCTAATGAATTGAAATTTAACCAAAAAGTCAAGCTGTTCAAGGCTACGGCATCCTCACCTAAAGCTCGTGCAGAGTATGCGAAGTCCAGGGCGAGGGTAATTTTGCCGTTGATTGATGAACAGTCAACAATTCGTGCAATTTTTGTACCAGAACAGATTCCACCAGGAGGAGAGGCTCGTTATGACATTCCGTTTGACGACATCTCCTGTGCATGGACAATGCCGCAGATCGGTGGTATTCCACAGATCCAGGTTGAAGGTACAGAGATCTACGTAACCACATTCGGGCTTGACGCCGCTGTCCAGTATCAAATGGACGTGGCAGAGCAAGGCCGTTTCCGAGTAGGCGAGCTTGCAACAGAACTGCTTAAGAACAAAGTTATTGAGCAGGAAGAGTTGGCAGGCTGGTCTCTGATTAAAGCTCATGCAGCCGTGGTGGCCGCTGGACAGCAGGTTTCTGCTTCTGGGCTTAACGTTACAGCGTTTAACGATATCGTTACCGCTGGTGATGTTTTGCGTAGACAGATTACTGATATGTACATCTCACCAACACGTTTTGCAGACATGAGAGGATGGGTTCAGACCGTCGCGTATTCTGAGAAGATGAAAGATGCTTCCTTCAGTAGCGGTGGACTTAACAACATCTGGGAAGTCAACATGCACAAAGTATATAACTCAGAACTCGTCGCAGACAGTGCTGGGTATGCCTTTGGTCGCAGACAGGGGTTCACCTACGGTGTTATGCCGATTAGGAAAGAACTTCAGACTTTTGACAATCCAATTGCCCTAATGGAATGGAAGATTGGTATCATGGCAAGAGAGTTGATCGGATTCGGTATTCTTGATGAAAAGGGATTGATTAAAGTGACATTCAGCTAAGGCTGACGTCCTTACCTCAATCGGAAAAGGTAAGTAAAGGAAAAGGAGTTTTATCATGGAAAGCGGTAGCGTTAAAGAACTACTAGACCGTATGACGAAAGAAGATGAGAACCCGTCAGCAGGAAGTGGCGGTATCCTGTCAAAGGATGCCGTCGCTTCTTCTGACACTTTAACCCAGTTGCAAGAAGGCTTCAAAAAAACTGTAGCTCACTCCGAAATGCTTAGCAATAGATTTGCTGAAAAAACAAAGAGTGCACCTAACAAGTTTGTTTGTCTAGGTTGCAAGACTGAATACAAACGAAGAGGCAATCTTGATCGACATTGGAAATCTAGTAAAACAGAGTGTTCAGAAGAAAACGGCTTTGAGTTGATTAAAGACGTACAGATCACTGTCGAAGACAGGATGACACCTGAGAACGTAGAAATGGGAAAGAAGCTTGCTGCCGCCAGAGAGGCTGCAATAAGCGTTGCCCACTCGTTAAATAACGACACTAAAAAATCACACGAGGGCGTTATGGACGCATCTCGTCTTATGAGATTTCCTATTGGTGGATTCGAACAAGCTCTAAAAAAGACAGATGCAGATGAACTGCAAAAGTTTACTCAGATGAGGTTCGATAGGATGACAGCACCCAAAAGGGTTATGGCCATCCGAGAGTTGCAAGTGAGAAATATCAATACAGCTATTTCTTAGTAACTCTCTGGGTTTTTACGATAGGGAATCGGCATTTATGTCGGTTCCCTTCTTTCTTAAAAAAAGGAGTCAAAAAAAAATGGCCCTAAATCAAGCAGAAGAAGCACAGTTTTTGGAAATGATAAAAGCTACAGCTTCGTTGACACAAGCAGTCAATGGCCTGACAACATCCATTGGAGACGTTAAAGACGATGTTTGTCATCTACGTAAAATTTTAATAGAAGGAAATGGGGAGAAGTCAGTATCTGTGAGATTGGCGACCATGGAAACAACCTGTGTACAACGCACAGAAGCAATTAACAAATTTGTAGCTACGGTTGAAGAAGATGTAAAAGAACGTAAAAGATTAGGAACGAAAGTTAAAATTGCAATAGCGTCTGCGGTTTGCACCGTTCTTGTAGCCATGTGTAGCCTCGGTCTCACTCAAATGAATCAACACAGAACAGATGAAAGACTCGGCATTATGACAAAAACTATAGAAGCTCATTTGACCGTCAACACTGATAACAATCCCGATATTCTTGGGTCAACCACAGGTCTAAACGTTAACAATCTGTAAGATGGAGATAAAACATGTTTGACTATTCCACACTAATACCGGACGTAAGACGTCTTATCAGTGACACTTCATCGTCCACAATTGATACTATAGCATCCACGGATAGTGCGAGCTATTATATTCAGCTGACTCAGGACGGTTATGCAACCCCCGTTGCAAGTGGAGTGTTAATTGATAACGTGGCACAGTCTGATGACTCCTACACTGTCACTGGAAGCATTATCAAGATGGATACGTTAGTCCCGGCAGGCTCAGCAATTGTTGTAGAGTACTCATACGTATCCTATACGGATGATAATGTCTCAGACAATATTGGAGATTCCGTAGACAATGTTATTGGTCCAATCTTTAATACAGACTTTCTTTTTGGATATAATGCAGACGGAGACCTTGATGCAGCCAATCCTACAATCACATATGAAACCGTGGACAAAGATTTGAGAGCGTTGTTTGTATATGGTACTGCTATCCAAATTTTAGGAGCAGAAGTAGTAGAAGCTGGAGGAGATGCAATTTTCATTAAGGATGGAGATACTACAATTGATACGGCGGCTTCCAGTCGAGAAAAAACTCGTGGCTATGGACCGATCGCTCAGAGATATGAAGACCTTCTGAAGATTGTTAGAATCAATAGATTTCATGGAGTAATACAAGTATAATGGCACTAGTTAAAGCAAAACATCTTGCTCTATATAAGAGATATACGGAACAGCTCATTGCAGACTTGAGCGAAAGTGGAGATGTTGTCTTGCACAACAAATCTTCCCAGGTCCAATGTACAAATTGTGTATACGACATCGTTCACAAGTGTAGCTCTGGAAAGTATAACGATACTGGTCCAACTCCGTTCACCGGAGGCATTTGTCCCGTCTGTAATGGAGATGGAGAGTTGTCAACATCCTCAACAAAAGCAATAGACTGTACCGTCAACTGGGGAAGCATGAATGAGAATGATACTTTCGTGTCATCTCCAGGAGGATCTGTAGAGGGTGGATTCTTCAAAATGAAAACATATATCAGATACTATGATGATTTGAAAAATGCCGAATGGATAGAAATCCAAGGGGTGAGAACAATGCTGGTAAATGTTATCAAGAGAGGTTTGAAGGACAACGTTGTTTGTGTTGCCATTTGCAAGAGGGACGATTAGTATGCATATAACGTTTGACCTAACAAGAGGTGGTAGAGTATACTCTAATATCAGCCCGAGGAAATTGGCAAACATAGGGGTGATTGCAAAAAGAGTTATCACAAGAGCTGCTAAAGATTTAACCAACAGGGCAATTAAAAATGCCAATCAAGACATTAGAACATCGTTCGGAACAAAACTTCGTCGCAGAAAGCTAGTTGATAGCGGCTGGGGAGTTGCCGCAAAACAAATGCATTTAGAAGATGCTTATTCTGAAGCCATGAGTAGAAGTCAGATCGTAGAAAGCCCTACCGGTGTTGGTATTAAAATTTTTGACATTGCATTTATGGACAATGTGACGCCATTGAGCAATAGGGCACAGTCTGTAGGTGGAGGGTGGTGGAGATATCACGAGATTGGATCTCCAAGCAAAAGAATAGGACAGCATTCAGACTATGCGTTTGTAAAAAAGGAAACATTGGATGCTATTTTTGGAGAAGATGAAGATCACAGTGGAAGGCATGGAGAGGGTATGCTCATTTCCATGAACACTGAACTTGCAAAAAGAATGAAGCTGAAACCGAACACAAACGATTCGGCAGGTGCCCCTCCGCTGAGGATTCTGGGAAGCTTACAGAACAGCATGGGATATTTCATACAGTCAAGGATGAATATCAAGTCTGTAATGGACGAAGTAGCATCTTCGCTAAGATAGGAGTGTAATATGTCTTTCCTAAAAATGCGTAACGTAAAATTGTCAATGTTCCATGAAATCAAAACTCACATTTTGCCATATTTTGGATATATTGAGGCTGTTGCAGGAGAGATTTTGACAGAGTCTTCTGGTACGGTGTACACTTTTGCAAATAACAATATTGCATATGCCGATGCCTCTGGGTATCTTGCCCCGTCTGGAGTTACAATTTATGATGACGGTGTGGCCCTGAGTAATTCTGTTTTTACTGTCAATTATGTCACAAACATTGTAACCCTTGATACAACTCCTTCTGGGGCGGTTACTGCTGACTATAATTTTTGGCCCGTTACCGTTCTTGATGCGTTTCCAGAAGGAGAAGATTTCGAGAATGCCGACTTACCGTTGGTGGTGATAGACTTGGATTCACAAGAAGACAGTCCATACGCAATTGGCGTTTCATCATCCTTTTGGAGTGTTGGCTTTTTTATAGATGTGTTTGCCCCAAATGATGGTATGAGATATGACCTTACTGACTATATTCAGAAGGGAATGAGATATGCCATGCTATATGTTGATTTTGGTTTAGCGATGCCACTCAATTACGACGGCACCATGAATACCGATTTTAATCTGGCTGATCAGACAGAGGCAACGCTAAAGCTCCCAACAAAGACAAGGGCTAAATTTCTTAACCTTGGTGAAATATCTCCAAAAGAGAAATATAGGTCTTCAATTACGGGAATTCTAACTTTTATCTCATAATTTGTGATTAGGAAATGTAAGTTAGGATATTATATAGTGAGTTGAGAACTTTAAATGTTCCAGCCGCATGATACAAGTTCTCAGTCGTAAGCAAAAGAAAACAAAAAAAAGAGGTAGTAATTATGGCAGATATTTATTCACATTACAACATCAATACAGCTGCTGGTGTAATGGCCGCTTCTGGCGTACTGTGGGGTGGAAACGCTTTGCAGACCGTAACAGTTGCAAAACACTACCCTCGTGACCCTCAACAGGCAATTGGCTTGAGAGGAGTTGTTGACTACACAACGGGAGTCCAAACTACTGACGTTACGCTTGATTGTATCCTTACGGAACAGTCAAGCTCTGCGGTAGTAGGTGACTCCTCTATCTATACCTATGCCGATCAGAATATCGTCCTAGGTAGTGAAGTGTACGTCCTAACCTCATGTAATATGACCTTTACTGCTGGCGCACCTGCGACAGTTTCGTACGGCTATATTACAGCTGGGGCAGGCAGCTCTTTGACAACAATGGCTTCTCCTTCAGTCTTGGTAGACGGAGAAGAGTCTTATTATGCAGTTGTCATGGGTGACGATGGATCTGGAATTGAGTTGGTAGAAAATGGAACTGGTTCTTGGGTAGCCACCGCTGGTGGTGTTGTACCTTCTGGATGTCAGTCTCTAACCTTTGGATGTACCATTAATAAAGACAACGTATTAGATGTGCGTGTTGCTCAGCCGATTAAGTTTGTTACAACTTATCCGCTGGACCTTACTGTTGATGTCGAAGTTCTCGACACAGAAGAGGGTGCAGCAAGTGCTGGTTCGTTGACTTCATTGGGCGTCATAGGTGCAGGATTGTCTAATCATGCAGATAGAACCAATTACACTTCCCCATCTGCGGGTGGAGGAGATTTCGCAACTTCAACTTCAAATTATGTGCTTGCAACTGGGCTAGTTAAAGTAGACGAGTCAGAGACTGTCAATGTTGGCGGATTCTTGACTTACACGTTTAACTATCTTGCAGCAGACATAGCCATTCCATTAGAGTCGTAAGAGACTCTATAAGCTACTGGTAAAGGTTCGAACGGAAACATAAAGGATAAAGGATATGGAGAATTCAATAGTAGTACCGGCAAAACCTACGGATGATGGTGTCGTTTTTTGCGACATCATCATTCGTCTTTTTAACTCCCATTTTGCAGAAGTTCTTGACACTCTTTCTTCTCGCTTTGCACACCTGAAGGGTGACGGAAGTGACAACGAAAAGGAATTTCAAGGTCTAAGAGCAAAGGTGTTGAGATCAGGCAATAACAAAATTCGTCAATTGCCAGAACTAATTTCGGAGTTTAACGTCACAAGGATTATGGATACCGTAGTAGAGCGCACGTTGGTGGCAACACCATACGTTATGCCTACTGGACAAGGAGAATAATAATGGCAGAACTAACCAATAGAAGAAAATTTACCGTTGAACTAGTCTCTGGAGAAGAGACTAATTTAACTACACGATTCCCAACCAACGAGGAATTACAAGATGGTGAGTTTGAATTCTCAAAGTCGTTCAACAACGCAATCATTAACGGAATTCTTCCAGAAGCCAGACTTTTGGCAGAGTTGATGAAGAATGGTATTTGGGACGAAACAAAAGACCAAGCCATTGAAGACCAGAGGGTCAAAGTTGTAGGGTTGGAAGAGGCTTTGAGTGAAACTGAGGGATCGGAAAAAGTAAGCGTTGCAGAAACTCTTGGAGCTGCGAGACAAGAACTCTTTGGACAGAGACAGGCTCGTAGTGAACTGTTTGCTCACTCCGCAGAAGCGAAGGCAGAGCAGGCACAGAGAGATTTTGTGGTATCTAGGGTAACCGAGTATGAGAAGAGTGGAGCGCCAGTTTGGCTTACATTCGAGACGTACAGAAAAGAGCAGGATAACAACCTTCTCTTTAGGGCTACTTATGAGTACATGACATTTGAAAGCGGCCTTGACGCCAACTTCATTGAACAGCTACCAGAGAACCAAACTGCATCCGATGCAACAGAACAGATTATCACAGACGAGGAAACGGAAGCTTTGGTAACAGAAGCTCCTGTCGTCATAGAGGAAGATCCTGTTGCAGAAGAAGCTTCTCCCGATGTCACTGCGGTATAAATCAAAACTCACAAAAAGATATGATGACAAGGGAGGAATACTCCCTTGTCATTTTTTTTACCATGAAAATTGATCTAAACAAACAAGAGATAGAAGAGTTGTTGGTAGAAATCATTACCGGCAAAAAGATGTTTATTGGCCTTGATGGAGAAATTTATGCTGTAAAATTTCCAACAATATCAAACAGGGACAGAGCTAGACTAACTTATGCAAAGACCTGTAAAAAATTACAACAGGCAGGACTCCCTACCATAGAAGATATGAAACAAATAATCAAAAAGCATGGTCTTTTACCTACAGACTTTTATCACAAAACAGAACGCATAAAAAAGCAGCTTGAATCATTTGATAGGGCAAAAGAAATAACAAATTCAGACATACAGGTTGGAGAGCTACAAAAGAAGTCTGAAGATTTAAGAAGAGAGTTGAGACAACTTGAGATTATAGAGGATAGTATCTTAGAGAACACTATCGAATTAAAAGCAGAAGAGGTACGCATGATGTATCTGTTATCCTGCTGCACAATGCACGGAGAAGAGCTTGATACACAATACTGGACAACGTATAAGGACTTTGAGAAATCTCACGACAAGAGATTTGTAATGATGGCAAAGCAAAACTTCATCATAATGATGATTGGAATTGACCCTTCTGTAATAAGAGCCTTAGCACGCACGTTAGAGTGGAGACAAAGATGGAAGGCTTCAAAACAAACTGGAGCGTCAGTTTTCGAAGGAGCAAGTGCATCGTGGGATAAAAATAAGGTTGCTATTTGTTATTGGAGTGATTTTTATGACGACATCTATGCATACCCACAAGCTCCATCAGCAGAAATTATAGAAGATGATGAAAGTCTTTTTGATTGGATTCAACAAATGAACAAGAGAAACAAGAAAGGTGGTGACACACCGGCAAACGGTAAAAGCTATAAGGTTGATCAACCTTACAAAGTTAGAACATCGTTTGATTCACTTTAGGTTTTAGGAGGAAGACACAATGGCAGAGAGTATGACAGAACAATGGGGCGTCAACGTTCGTTTCAACCTTGATGATAAAGATACTGCGGCAATTGGAAAAAATGCCGAGAATCTTCAGTCGTATGTTAATGCAATGAATACTGCAACAGAAAGCCTGAAGGGTGTAAAGGACAATATAGAACCTCTTAAGTCTATAGTGAAAGATCTTAAAAAACTAGATACATCTATTACTGCAACCACTAGACGCAGAAGTGGGACAATGAAAAAAATGAAAGATGACTATAGATCTACGCTTGGGACTATAGCAAATGCTGCAATTTCCAAAATCGACCAAGCTGCAACAGCAGCAGTCAAGAGAGTAAGCGAATCAGGTGGTGGTGGAACTTCTCCAAGTAGTGGAGGATCAAGTAGTGGTGGAACTTCAAGTGGTGGCGGAGAAAACGCTGCCGCAATGAGAGCAATTTTACAAAAGATGGATGCAAGTGTTCAATCAACACAGCAACAAATAGCTGCTGTTGGCAACACCGTAAGCACCGTTAAGAAAAAGGCTCAACAGTCTCCTGGGGCAACTGCCGCTTCTGCAAGTTCCCACAAAAGAGAAAGTTCAACTAGACGTACTGGGGGAGCAGATAAAGATGATGCGTTTTCTAGGGTTGCAAAAGACCTTCGTGACGTTGACTCATCTTCCCGTTCCACCTTCTCCAACATGCTTAGACAGATAGATGCTCTAGGCAAATCCTTCGACAGAAACTTTGGTGTTAAATTCCAAAGACGTTCAAATAGTACCTCTCCAACCTTCGCAAACAATCCTGACACCGGAGCCTATATTGCCCAAGGAGGCAAAGGCAAATACGATATAACTATGCGCGGTAAGCAAAGCGGTGTCATGGATGCAACAAGAGCTGCTCACGAAATGGTTCATGCTGTTGGAGCCGCTGCAAAGAAAAACAGTATTGGAAATCTTCAGGCCGGAACCAGAGATTATGAAATTGCCACCAGAAAAAAGGGAAGTAGTGTAAAAAAACACACAGTTCGCAGAGCAGCCACTAATGAAATTCTTGCAGACATGATGGGAGTTGGAGTTGCCGCTCAAAGTGGAATGAATCCAAAGGATCTAGCTTCCGCTGTGGGCAAAAGTGAAATGAACGTGTCTCAAAACTTTGCCAAAAAGCTCATATCCCATGTCAAAAAAGGTGGAGGTGGAATGGACGGCTTGATTGATAGTCTTCAGTCTGCAACCCAAACAAAGGGACTCGGAGAAGGCATTCAAAAAATGATCAGGGCCAAAGAAAAGGCTCTCACCGATTATATTACGAGCACAGAGAATGGAGGACATGGAGGAAAAGTTGTACCCTCAAAAGGTAAAGATGTGTCAGTTTCTCAAGCTTTGGGCAACCTAAAAAATGAAATTATAGGTAGATCTGGAAGTCGTATTGGAGGAATGCAAAACGAACGTGCCAATTTAGCCCAAACAGCAGAGGCAAAAAGAGGCAGAGGGGAAGTTATTTCTGGAGGACATGTCTCCATTGTAAATGAACTTTTACGCAAAGCAACCGTTCAAGCAAACATGGGTCTTGGCGGTCGTCAACTAAAACACTATGGCATAAACGAAAAAGAGGGCGCTTCCAGCGCCATGAGTTATGCGGTAATGAGTGCTTCTCAAGAGTTTGGAAGAGTGGAGGAAGGAAAGAAAAGACTTTATCGTCGTGGAGGGATTGGAAGTGAAATAGGAGATAGAGTAGAAAAAACATTCCCAGAAGGAATGGCAGACACATCAGGCAAAGAGTTTAAGAGTTTACTTAAAGACACGTTTACGGCTATTACCAGCTCAAGTTCTGCTGTATTAGCAAAGACTGGAGGGGCATCTTCACAAAGACGTGCGGAAAAAGTTGCAACTAAAACTCCAGCAATTGATAGTGAAAAACTTGTTGACTATAGAAAGGCTGCGATGGGTCTTGCTGGAATGAATACTAGAAATGAATTCTCTAATATTGTGGAATCCACTCTTACATCTGGCAACACGTCAAAAAGTACATCTTCTAATGAATGGAACCGTAGTGAAATTGGAACGATGTTTGACGAGTTTTCGGAGGGTGAAAGCTCTGTAAAAAGAACTACTGGAGCGTATGAAACCGCTTCTATTTCGGAAATGACCAGTGCTTTAAATACTCTTAAAGAAGCATTCCCAAAACCAACAGAAAGTCAACAAAGACAAATTGGAAAAGCTGCTAAACTGTTAGAGGTTGCAAAGGCTCTTGAGACTATTGAAACTGCATCCAACGGTGCAACCAGAAGTCTAGGTGTAACAGCAGATCAACTTAAAAAGCAAGGCAAACTTACTGACGCAGTAAGAGGTCGCGTTTTTGAGTCTAAATCCAGTCATGGAAAAGATTTACTTGAAGCTGCACAAGGTGAACTAATTGGCCTTGGAAGCGGAGGATATGCAAAGGCAACAGCAGCTGGTGGAGAAAGAATTAAACAAAATGTTGTCGATAGGGGTGGACAAAGAGGGAATTTAATAGAACGTCTTGGTGGGCCAGTTGGGAGAGACATTTTACTACAGTCCGTTAGTAATATGCTAGAAGAACTTCCAAAAGGGCAAAAGGTTGACAGAGCTTCGTTGGCAGGCAATTTAGTAAAAAATTCTGGAAAACAATTAAGAGACACGACAGAAGCTCCTCTTTCCACTCAGGATGCCGGACATTTTCTTGACTACTATAGGCAGAATGGTGCCAAAAAGGGATACGCCAGAATGCCAGGGTTTGAAACTTCCAAGACAAGACAGCTTAGAGAGATGGGTGGAATCGAAGGCGGTCTTGGAGCGTTACTTAGAAACCCTAAAGATCCAGCTACACTGTCCTCTCTGTATGGTGGAGATGTTGCAACATCAACAGCCAAGACCGCATACTCAAGGGCTTATCCAAACATGTCTCTTGATAAAGCAACCGAAAAATTTAGAGACAAACAGCTGACTGCAACAGGTGTTCCCGAAGATCAAATGGGGATGCACGAATCGTTCTTTAGAACAATTCGTTCGTATAAAAATGTTAGGAAAATGAAAGGTTCTCAGTTTGAAGGATCTGGAACAGGATTGAGAGAAGTTCAGGATATGATTCTCAATAATATGGGAGCTTTAACAGGAACGGTTGGTGGTAAAGCTGGAGTTGGAATGAAGCAGAGTCAGGGATCTATTGCCAAAGAACTTGAAGCACGCATTCCAGAGTTGAGTGGAAGACCAGACGCTGCAATGGCAATTGCCGCAACAAAAGAAATAAGAGACTTTGTTATTGAAGGATCTCGATATATCGCTGAAGTTGAAAAGATGGCTGGAAGAAAAGCTCAAAGGGGAACAAAATCACAGATTTATGAGCAAGGACAAATTATCGGAAGGTCCGGCTCTAGGGGGATTAAAGATTTTGACACAGACGAGGTTATTCAGCACTATTCTGGGGAAAGTTCTAAGGCTTATTCTAAGGCCGAAGGAACAAATAGGACAGAAGAAAAGGCTGCACTGATTCGCACAGGTAAAGAGATGGACTCTGTGGTTGACGCGTTAAAGATATACAGAGAAGCTAAGGATGATGAAGGAAGGCGCGTTCCAATGGCTGATGTTTCTGCTCAGACAGGGGTAAATCTTAAACAAGCTTGGTCAAAATATGGAGATGTAAAAAAGGACAGAAGGGGAGAGGCTCAGGCGGCAGAAGCTGCAAGAATTGGATTGTTTGACACAAGACTATCACATATTCCGTTCTCTACCAAAGAGGAAGATTTTTACAAGGACATGCCTGGAAAAACTTTGAAGAGAAAGCCAGTGGGGTATTCCGGCACAGCGTCCAGAATTAAGGGGATGTCTGACACTTGGGCAAATCAAACCGGCATATCTGCAACACATGCTGGATCTACTAGTCAATTTGCTGGTGCAATGTTTGGAGCAATGGACCCTGGTGGAGTTAAGGCTGATGGAGAAGCACTTTCAGAAATGTTGAAAGACCGTTGGGAATCTGCCATGCGCAGTTCTGGCACTGCAAATCTCATGGCTCCAATTGAAACAGGGCAGATATCTAAACAGACAATGGCAGTAGAGGCTCAAATCCAAGAAGAAAAATCTGCAATGATTGGAAAATCAAGAGGTGCACGCAAAAGATTGCAGACTGCGCACAAAACCTTTAAGCCGGATGTTCTTGAAATGAGTAAGGGAGTTGCCAGTATCAACTCTCCAGAGCTGACCCAGGGATTTAATGCTGCAAGATCGGCCTATAATGCTGGAGATTATGACGCAACTACATTTAGAAGTAAGACTAATAGTTTTATACAGGCTTCACCAGAAGGGCGAGAATCTGAGTATGGACAATCGTTGAAACTTCGCATGGAGCGTTTTGCACTACAAGAAAAAGACCTGACACCAGAAGAAGTTAAAGACAGAAGAAGAGTTTCAAAGGTTGATGAAACCGTTGCTGCATATAAAGAAAGTAAAAACGTCACATCAGATTCGAGAGAATTTGCAAATGCAGTCAAAGACTCTTTGAGAAGAATTGCAATTGCAACATACACTCAGGTTGCTAACAATAAACTTTCTTTGCAAGAGAGGACAGGGGGTCAGAAGGGATATAGTCTTGCCGGTACAATGAAACATGTTGGAGAGGCAAGAAGTGGACTGGTTTCAAGACTTGGAAGCATGTCAAATAAGGAACAAAACTCTGAAGAGGCAAGGGCTTTGAACTTTCGTGTTCAAAAAATGGACGAAGCATCAAGAATGATGGGAATTGCAAGTGACAAACAATACGATTCTGCACCACATGAAAGAGATGCAATGACTCCACAGCTTGCAGAGGCTCTTCAAAAGCCATTAGCAGCCGCGTCTAAGATGTTTACGTTTGCAGGTGTTAAAGATTTGGCAGTCAAAAGAGGAATCTCTGAATCTGAAGATCCTGAAAAGGCAAAACTTGTTGGAAGAGCAACAGAAGAAGGCATCGCACGTTTACAAGAAATGAGATCAGGTGGTAAACGTGTGAATGTATTTGATCCAATCACAGCTGGAGGATCTACAAAACTCCTGAAAGAAATGATTTCAGATCTTGAAACTCGTACTAAGGGTGGGGAAGATCATAGTGGTCTATTGGATGTTGCAAGATCACGTCTTGGCGGAATCAAAATGCTAAGATCAAAAGAGTTGACAGGTAAAGAAAGCAAGTCTGTTGATAAAATATTAGGTGATCCAGAGTCGGTTAAGATTTCAGAAGATAGTAAAAGGTTTTTACACTCCGCACGCCTACAGGCAGAAGAGCAGGCTAAAGTTGCAGCCCAGATAAGTTCTGCCATGAGAGGTCTTAAAGATGCAATCGAACTGTTTAAGGGTGGAGCACCTAGAAATCTAAAAGATAGTATTGCAGGTTTTAAAGATATGTCAAAAGAGCAGCTTGAAAGTGCTGGATTTACAAAGGGAAAAGGAAAACTTTCAGGTGCAGAATATGCAATGGGAAGAGACGGACAGTATAGAATTAGTTCAGACGCTCCAAGAAAAAATCTAAACAAACTGTTTACCGGCATTCAAACGGCCATCAGCAAAATAGATTCTGAAAAACAGAGAATTTCCTCCGCAAAATCTCTTGAAGCAGAACAGTTCCAATCTAAGGGAAGAGTAGAAATTGCTAGAAAGTTCCACGGTGGCGGAAAAGTTTCAATGGACGCTGCTGCATTGCAAAATATTACTCCAGTCAAAGCTAATAAAGATGGGTCGTACGACCTTGCATATCAAGCTGGAAGAACAGTAAAAAGTGGGGCTGCAAGTGGTCTTGGAAGAACATTTGAAAAAGATTTGCCAGAAAGTCAGTTGGCAGACTTCTATAAACGCTCTCTTGGTATAGCTGGGTTTAAAGAAGATGCAAAGACTGGACCCTCTTATACTTCTGGAAAAAAGGGAATCAAGGTTAAAGGTTCCGATGAAGACATGGGTAGATTAAGGGGAACATTCGTTGAGTTTAATAGACTTATTGCTGAAATGATGTCCAACATCAGAGCTTCAGGATCTATGGGAGAGCATGGCTATCAAATAGACAAAAAGAGGATTGGCAAAGTAGAGGGTCTTGGTAAATATTTCGGAATGACAGACTCACAAGTGAGTACCAACGTCTCTTCAACTCCAAGAACTGAAAAACAAACTCACATGATTGGACCTGGCGGAACAGAATTTAAAGCTCAAATACCGGGAATGACAGAATCTCGAATGAAAGAATCTCTTGGAATGCCCCCAATGGGGATGTTGTCAGGATTAATAGATCGTGCAATTCTTCCTGGATTAGATTCTACATACAAGCCTCTTACAAAACCCAGTGTTAAGGCGGCAAAGTCTGTAAAGGATACACAAGATAAGCCTGTTTTAACAGAGGAACTTCCCAAATCTGTAGACTCTGAAAAACCTAAAAAACTCAGAGGATCTAGGGGAAAGGCTGGATCAGGTGATGGCGGAAATGTTCCACCAACAACACCTCCAGACGTACCGGCTGCACCAGAAGGGCCAGGAGGCGATGGCACAGGTGGAGGAAAAGGGGTTCCTCTTGGATTTGTTCTCTTATTAAAAGGGATAGACATACTTAATGGGACAGTTCTTTCTGGAATTACTTCCACTAGTGCCCTTAAAGATGAAATGTCTATTGTTATTCAGGGACTCTCTAAGCTGACAGCCGCAATGTTGGCTGCCAAGCCTTCAACCATACCGGTTGCTGCTGCTGGGGCAGAAGGATTGAGAGCACAAACTAAAAAGCTTCAAAAGGAACAGGGAATAGATCCAAATCACCTAATTACCGCAGAAGAAGCATCTGAAGCTGTCAAAAAAGACAAAAAGAAGGCAAAGGGAAAAGCTAAGATAAAACAAGAGAGACATGTTGTAGACTCAATTGCTGCCATAGGTGGAAAAGTAGACGAACAAGAAGCTAAAGAAATCACCACCAAAAAAGAAGCAATGAATATGGTTAAGGGTCTACGCACCATTAACGATTCTCTTACTGAGCACTTGCGTGGTGTAAACATGAAGATTTTGGGAGTATTGGAAAGCGACATAGCCAAATATCGTCAGCAAATTCTTTCTGGTGAACCCGCAAAAGAAGTTGCAGAAACACAGAAGAAACTCCAACTTCTCTCAAAAGGACTGTCTCACATGACTCCTAAGAGCATGATGAGTGCAGGATTTATCCAACTTACCAAAGAAAATACCGAAGCAAAGGGAGAAAGGGTTCCTGGAGATCTTGTAACCGGAGGAGAGTTGGTAGAGCGTTTAAAGGGCATAAAAGGGAATACAAAAAAGGGAAAAGCTCAAATTGCAGACCTAATGCAGGGTGCCTCGACAGTAGATGTTCCTTATTCAAGCCTGAGTTCGGATGCTTCCGTTTCTAAGCTTACAGGAGCTGGAGTAGAAGCTTTTGACGGAGAACAACCAGTAGCATATACTCACAGAATGTTAACCCTTCTTAACAACGCTACAAAAGTTTCGGACGTCACAAAAGAATCAGTAGCATTCGAAAAGCTTCGCACAAAAGCAATACAAGAAACACTTAGGGAATATAGAAAACTTGAAGGATTGGCCAAGAATAAGAAGGTCACTCTTTCTGAAATGCGTGCCAACATGTCTCCAAAGACTGCCCAAGGTCTACAAGAAGGATTGAGAAGTCGTCTGTCTCACATGGCAAGTGCCGGAGAAGGAAAAGCCAGCACCCTACAGACAGCGGACCCATCTGCACTTGCAAGACACGAAAAACAGGTTGGGAAAACAGCTAGAGAAACTCTCGCGGCAGAGTATTCCGTAAACAAGCTGGTAAAGGGTGTTGCCAATAGAGTTGTTCTATACGGAGGAATGTCTTTTGCTCTATACGGAGTAATCCACAGGCTTCGCAATGCAGTTCAAACGATGACTCAATTTGAATCTGCCGTTGTCAACGTTACTAAGGTAATGAACCCTTTGTTCGTAAACATCGAACAGGTTTCACAATCTTCCCAAAGAATGGCTAAAGAATTTGGTACTTCAATTGTAGAAACTGCAAACGCCATGACAATCTTTGCACAACAGGGCAAAAGTGCTGCCGCAGCAACCCAGCTTGCAGAGACAGCTATGATAGCATCAAACACTACCGTACTGAAGGCAGCAGAGGCAACAGAATCTCTTACTGCCGCAATTAGACAGTTTAATATCGAAGACAAAGATTCGATTAGAATTCTTGATGCATGGAATGAAGTTGAGAACAGAACAGCCGTTACATCTGCAACCCTTGCTCAGGCTGTAAAACAGTCTGGTACAGCAGCTCGTATTGCCGGTATCACTTTTGATGAGTTGAATGGTTTTGTAGCTGCCGTAGGATCTTCAACCAGACAGACTGGTAATCAGCTAGGTAGGTCTTTTAGATACATTCTATCCCACTTAAGAACGGACGAGGCAGTAGAAGCCCTACAGAACCTTGGTATTGCAGTATATAACGCTGACGGTCAATTCAGGGATGCATTTAGTATTCTACAACAACTTGGCGGAAGATGGAAAACTCTTACCAACGTCCAAAGACAGAATGCTGCGATTACGATTGCGGGAACTCGTCGTTATAACAGTATCCTTGTTCTTATGGATAAGTGGGACGACGTAATCAAATCTACAAAACTCAGTCTTGATTCTCAAGGTTCAACCTTCCGAGAGAATCAGAAGGTTATGGATACTACGGAGAAACAGTTAGCATCCATGAGAGCAGGGTTTCAAAGTCTATATGCTCAGATTGGAGACTCTGGCGCTTTAAGCATTTTGAAATCAATAGCATCTCTCACTAAGGATGTTACTGGTATTTTTGAAAAAATGCCTGGCAAGTCATTATTCGCAACAGCAGGTGTTCTTGGAGGTATTGGAGCAGTTGGAGCTAGAGCATTTAGATTTTCTGGCCTAGATCAATTTGTTGCACATGGAGGAGAAAGACAGGGTGTAAATAAGGCTATGAATAGCCGAATGTCTAAGTGGAGAAAAGAGCAAGGAATTACAGGTTTTGCAAGAACAGGTTTTGGAGGTAAAGGTACGGGGTTTGGAAAGTTTCTCGGCCAAAACGAGACTAGCGAAACGATGACCAATGATATTCTTCAAGCCAGACTTGCCGCAAGATCTGCAAGAGGAGAAGGTACATCACCAGAACAAGAGCAAGAACTTAAAAGAGGTGCTGGAGAAACAGCCAAAGCTAGACTCGAAAAAGAACAGATTTACTTCTCTGGAATGGGCAAAGCCTGGGACAAACAAAAGAACAAGATTGCAGAAGTTGGAGAACAGACACACATGTTTTTCAATAGGTATCGTTTACAATTAACGATGACCGGTATAGCGATGAAAACGTTTGCTCAAACGCAAAAGGATATGTTTAGCCCAAGTGGAAGAACCATGATGGGAGATGTTGCTAACGCGACAGGTTCTATTGTAATGAATCAAGCTATTTTTGGAACCATGGTAGGAAACATGGTGGGCAGTAGCGAAAAAGTTGGAAGTGCAATTGGTGGCATCAATAAGATGCTTGTAAAATCAACCAAAACAGCCTTCCAGTTCAAGCAAGGATGGGTTGCCGCCGGTTTGGCAATCTTGGCAACGTTAACTCTTTCAAGAAGAGCTATTGGTGATATTGGGAAAAGAATCACTGGCAGCGAAGCTCTTACCCGTAGGATTATTGGACTAGAACAGGAACGTCTTAAAACTCTTGATGCATCATTAAGTGTATATATGCGCATTAGCGATTTGATGAAAAATTCTCAGCCTATCACTCCAATTGATATGCAAAATTTTAAGGATGCAGAAGATGCTCTAAGTAGACTTCTTCCCGGTGCAAGAAAGATTGGTGCCCCAGCACTGTATAATGGAATCAATGCAGATGCAGCAGAATCTGCATTTGGGAACAGTGAGAAAAGGGATAAAACTCGCAAGCAATTGAGATCAAAAGCCTCTACGTCTGCATTCTTCCAGAGCACAGGAATGTTTGGAGGAACCCTATTCGACAGTCTTGTTGGGCAAATGAAAGGATACAACAAGGGACTTGACAAGCTTGAATTGGAAAGACGCAGTATTGATGCAAAGATTGCGAAGGTTGGTCCCGAGAAAGCTCTTAAAGATGGACCCCTTGGTATGGGAAGAAGTTTGTTAGAGAAGCGTGCACGCATAGACCAAAGCATCATCAAGATGAGCGATGCTCAATCTACAATTAGAACCCAGGTAGACAAACAATCAGAACACGTTTATAGGGCAATAGAAGACCAGGGAACTGCTGTTTATATGGCAATGAGAGGTATTAAATCTGCCAGTACCATGATGAACACCCTTACTAAAGAAGAGAAGATTGCCCTCAGCACGCTTGCCAAACACTCTAGTGAACAGCAAGTTGTTAGCGAATTGGCTAGAAAGAAAATATCACAATCTTTCAAGGGATTATCCTTTAGGATGTCTCCTGGTGTGAAAAAGGTTCTTGAGGAAAGAGCTGAACAATTCATCCTGTTTGAAGATATGACTCGCAAAGCTTCTGAAGGAATGAGAGCATTTACTGTACAGAGAACAAAATTCCTTGGTAAAAATGGAAAGTTTACAGGAGAAGGTGCTGGAGATACTAGCAATATTAACTTCGAGGTAAACAAGGATAGCGATACTACTACGGTTAGAAAAGGTGCGTTGAAAGCCTTGTCGGTTCAAGCACCAGATATTGACCTCAAAAAGTATGAAGATGTGATTATATCCCTAGATACGCTTGGTTCTGGACTTCTCAGAACACCTCTTAAAGCTCTGAAAAGATTCGGGACAACATCGAAGACTTTGTTCCAAAGTATAATAGACAATTACAGCATAATGAAGATGCAGATGGAGCACCCTCTTAAACTTCAACAGTTCACACTTTTTCAAACAGACACGCTTCCAGAGTTGCGTCGTCAGATTCAGTTAACATCAAAAAGTATGGAAAGTCTGCCAAAATTGATTGGTGCTATTGGTCCAGAGTTTCAGACTGCAATCAATAATATTGAAAATGCAAAACTAAACGTTGAAAGCCTTGGTAGTACAATTGCCATGATGGGAAAAATGGCACAGAAACCAGAAGGAAGCATTTCGGACATGTTCTCTGCTGGAATGGCCAGTATGGCAATGAACGAAAAGCAACGTCAATTGATCCTTGAACTTCCCACTCTGTATGCTCGCGCAGTATCTCAAAGCGCGAAACAAACAGCAAAGGGATTTTATGACATGGGAGAGGGTGCAGATGGCGCACTAAAAACATTCCAGTCGTATGCAGACTGGATGAATCAGATTTTCCAAATGGCAAACCTCGACTACTCTACGGAGAAATTGGTTGCCGAATTTAATGACGTATCAGACGCACAGGAAAGAGCAAGGCTTGGTAGCAACAAATTAACAGAGGCATTACTGCTTGCACAATCAATACTTGAGAAGCAGGCGTACACACAGCTTAGATCGAGCATTAAAGAAGTAACTGATCTCTCTGTAAAGGCCAGTGAAGGGCTTAAGAAGGTTCATGGTCAAGCTGGGAAGCTTTCTCGTATCCAAGTTGGAAAAGCTCTTGTTAAAGATTTCCAGTTAACAACAGATGCTGCTCGTCGCATAAATTCTGAAGTAAACTCTCTGTTCAGTAATACTCGTCAGCAACTCAATGCTCTTCAGGCACCCATGGATGCCGTTGCAACATCTCTGTTGAGACAAATCCAGAGAAGGAAAAGAAATGCCCAAGAACTGAAAGAAGAAATTCAAGGTCTTACAAAGTCTATTACAGAATATAGAAATATGGCCAACAAGTCTGATGGTGCAAAAGATGAGATGGGAAATCTTGAACAGAAGATTAAGGCTGCAAGAACTCAGCTTAATGCGTTGAATAAATCCATCAAAGAATTCTCTAATATGAGACAGGTTCTTGTACAGAGTGCAGATGCCCAAGAAAGATATAAGGACAGCATCATTGCATCAAGAGTTGAGCTTGATAACTTCTTCAAAAACTATAAGGAATTTACCCAATACCTAAACAGTTATCAAAAGATAATCAAGGGTGTTGCCTCTAGCGAAATCTCAAATATGAGGGCGCTGAACATCACAATCAGTACAGTTGCCAATCAACTTGCAAGTATTAGAAAGCAAGAGGGAGACCTAAAGGCTTTAAGAGACAGATATCAACTTCACGAAAACATCTCAGCCGCACAGGCTGAAGTAAACAAACTTTCTCAAATGGGAGCAAAGTTTGAAGCAGAACTTGCCAAGCTCGCAGAGCAAAAAGCTAATGCTCAATTGAAAATGCTTAGTGCAATGGCTAAACAGGTACAGCTACAGAAGCGTTCTCGTGCAGAATACAGTGCAGCAAAAATGCTTGGTTCAGGAGTTTTTCAGGCACAAGTAAATATGACTAAGACTGTGACTGGTGAAATGAAAGAAATCGCGGTTGTTGCAGCTCAGGTGATGAATCAATTTGAAGGACGTCTGCCAGAAGCTGTCACTGCAACCATGAGAGGTGCAATAGCACAGGCTGGAAAGGCAATTAAGAATGTTAATAGAGAAAGTGATCCTGCAATGCGAAAGAATTTCGCAATGGCGTCCGGTCAAGAAAAGGCAGCATATGGTTACATTCAAGCACTTAAGTCTTCTGGAAAATCTCTTGAGGGAATCTTTTCAGATCCAGGACTAAAGCAACTTGCCAAGACAAGTACTCTGATAGGTGCTCTCGTAGACAAAATGGCAAGAAATGAGGAAAGCATTGCTCTTGCAGAGGCAAGTAAGCTACAAATGAATGCCGCTGAAATCATCTTTGCAGCAGCAACTACAATGTTGGTTGCAGCGAGAGCAAAAGCTGCACCTGTAGAGATTTCAGAAATTGAAGCTCTGGGTCAAAAGCTTGCGGCTGGTATAGGAGGCTCTGGAGGAATGAGTCCAGACTCCTTTCGTCAATGGGATGCGCTTACCAAAAAACAGATAGCCGGTGCGGGAAATGATGAAAAAAGCGGAATGGTAGAACTTGTCAAAATGATGTCAATGATGCTTCGTGCATCAATGGGAGACAGGGGAACTGTAAGAGATGTTATCACGGGGCAAAACGTTGGAAACATGGGACTTCCTCATGAAGCAAGAGGGACAGGAAGATCTTACAAATCTACTAACGGAAGAATTCCACTGGGAAGATCTCAACCATTACTGTCTGTATTACATGGACAGGAAAGAGTTCTTTCAGCAAACGAAGTTGACTCTTATGAAAGACTTGGTGTTCCAGGATTTGAAACTGGAAGCAAAATACCGTTTGGAGTGGGCTGGAGAGAAAAGTTCAAATTGTCAGAAGGAATGGCCGAATCTATTGGTGCTAATAAGTTTGGGCTTGGAGGAGTAGTTGCTGTTGGAGGAGCATTTGAGGCTGGAAAACACGCATACGAACTTCATGAAAACATTAGTACAGCAATGGACTTAAAAAACCTTAGAGAAGGTGAAAGTTTTGACAAAAATAATCTATACGCACAAATGGTTGGGAATCTAAGTGGAATTGGTTCTACTGGAGCAATGGGAATTAGTGGTCTTAAAAAGGTTATTGGCAAAAATTCCAGTGTAGGACTTGGGACGGCTGGAATAGGAATGTCCGCTGTCAACCATGCTAGTAATATTGGTGCAGCATGGATGGATGACGACAAATCCACTTTTGGAAAACTTAGATCTACTGCTTGGGAATCTGGAATGTTTGGACTAGACTCTTCCATTCTCAACAAACTTAATCCTGGCTCTTTCAAAAAGGCTACCGAACTTGCAGGCTCTACCCTAAGAGCTTCAACCGGCAAGGTCGGCCCTATGGCGAAAGGAATCGGTGATGCTCTTGGATCTGCTCGTGGAGGAATTGGAAAGGCATTAACAGCTGCCAAGGGTCAAATAGGAAACGCCCTCGTTAATGGGAAGGCTGCAATGCCAACAATGGGCAGACATGCTGGTAACGTAGGACGTGGAGCTGGAAAGGTTCTTGGATCTGCCGGAAAACTTGCAGGCAAGGCTCTTGGATCTGCTGCTGCAACCACAGCGTTTACAACATCTGCAATTGGATCTCTTATTAACGTTGGTGGAGTTGGAATGGAAGCTCTTGCTGGTGGAGACAAAGGTGGAAACGCAAGTCTTCTAAGCGCCCGTGGTGCAACCCATGGAACAGGACAGTTGATGAGAGGTGTTGGAACCACGGTAGCCAATCTTGGTCTTCCCCTAGCTCTAAAAACTTTAAAAGAAAGTGGGCGTGGTGTTGGAAATCTATTTAAGAGTGACAAGGAAGATTCCGTTGGAACTATTTCAACTGCCGACAGAATGATTGCCGCTACTGCCGAAGACGGAAACAGCTCATTTCTCAACAGGGGCGGTATGACGATCTTTGGATCTGCCGGTGTTGACTTTGGTATTGGGGAAGGCTTAGCTCGTGGAGATTCAAAAGATTCCATGAGGGCTAATTATGGACATCGTCTTGGCCAACTTATGAAGGCTAATCTTACAAGCTCAACCCTTACAAAACGTGGAACAGACACAAGCGCCAACGCTGGAAACGTCTTTGAATTTTTAGAGGAGTTACGAAAGCTTGGAGCCGGTAATAGAAAAACAAGATATGACTCTGGAATGAGCAAGTTTCTCTCTAATCAATTGGGGAATAACGCCATTCCTACGAACTATAAGAGTGCATTTGCCGCCACTGATATATATCCACAATTTGACTGGCCCAATGTTGGACAACATCTTTCTAAGATTTCCAGAAAAGGAACAGCAGGCTCTCTTATTTCCAAACTTATGGATACGGAAAAGTATACAGATGGTGATCGTTTTGCAATGTACGAAAGTTGGATGAGTCGTCTTGTTACTGGAAGTATGCCTCTTCCTGATGAGAAGAAAAGGTTTGTAGAAAAACTTAAAGAGCTTGAACCCCTATCTCTCAAAAGGGCAACAACAGTTGGAAATTTAGAAGGAGACGACGACAGAAATAAAAGAGTCTATGGAGACTGGCGTCATCACGTTCAGGCTATCAAAGATAAAATTGCAGAACATGTCAAAAGGCGTGAGCCTACTCGTGCCGTCAAACTAATGAGCGACTTGGAATTCAAGAATGAAGAACTTTTCAAGGCTATGAAGGCCGATCCAGGATTTACCAAGTTCTACAACAATCAACTCTACAATGAAGCTCCCACTCAAGTCGCAAAATGGCTCAAAGAAGCATCTGCGTTCCATCAAAACAGATCGCAAGAGGTTGGCCCAGGAGGCAGACCTACAAAACAAGCCAGACAATCTGAAAACCGCATCAAAGAGCTTAAAGAGATGAAAGACTCTCTGAAAAAGTCTGGTGCTCTTAGAACGTTGGAGTCTTTCCAAAAAACATATCCAGATGCAACCCTTGAAGACTTTCACAAAGGGGGAAATAGCTTTCTGTCGTATGAAAAATCTCGCTATTCAGACCTTAATAGGGGAGAGAAAATTTCCTCTCTTGAACAAAGAATTAAAGCGTTAAATAGAAGTATTCTTCTGAAGACTGATGGAGAGGGAAGAGAGTATAATATTGCCACTGGTGAATTTGTTCAAACCATGCAGAGTCGTGCACGTTATGGCGACCCTAAAAATAGAAAGCAGGGAGATGTTTGGCTAAAAGAAGAGCTTCAAAAGCAGAAACAGCTAGAATTGTTGAAGCAAGAAAAGTCAGAACTTGAAACTTCAAAAACTACCTCTAGTAGCAAATCTTTAATGGCGATCTCTACAAGGCCAAAGCAGAGAGAAATAAACATAGCCAACCCTCAAGTTATGAGTGGGTCAAAAGCTAAAGTTATACGTCCTAAACGCAAGGTTCATGTCGAAAAGGCAATGCTTGATGCCATGTCTTGGAAAGATCAGGCTAAATATATTCAAGATTTAAGAGATAGAGGTTATCATATAGTAATTAAAAAGTCTAAAATTGGTGATCCGGGAATAAAATCAGACCCATATGCAAAAGTACCTAAAAAACCAAATGTTCTACATGGCAGACCAAGCAATGAAGGACTTGGAGTTTTAGCCAAGTTTAGAAGTGGAGAATTAACTGTTGATGAAGCTAAAAAAATGGCTGGTGGCAGACAATTCAAAAATGGTAGTCGCGGAAGACTTCCTGGTAGTAGAAATATGGCACAACTGGCACTACTTCATGGGCAAGAAAGAGTTTTGTCTGCTGGAGACGTAGACACCTTTGAAAAGATGGGTGTCCCAGGGTTTGCAAATGGTTCTGGTAGAAATGTCAGTACTAGTGATTTTGCTCGCGCAAATGATGCTCAATTTGCTCCAGTAGTAAATCAATTCAGGCAAGTTGCAGAAGAATTTAAGCTTGCCGTAGAAAATATGAAAACAATAAGCGGTTCTGAGGGTAATATAAGTAGTGCTCATGTTGAACACGAAGGAAACGTTGAGGTTTCTATTGATGACAGCGTCACTGAGATGCTAACGGAACTAAGAGCGTTGATCATTCAGGCTCAGGACACCAGGGATCAGTTGCAGACTGGTCAGATTGTACAAGATCAGTCTATAGGATAAGGAACAGGTTATGGCACTTAGCAACATGTCCTTTACAAATGATAGTGGTACGTGCACGTTGTCTCGTATCATGTATTACATACAGCACAAGTTTGCATGGGAAGGCTCTGGCTCCGCCAGAAATACTATGTCAATTTCTGTAACAGGAACCCTACAAACGTCAGAAATGACCGCCGCAGATCTTGATGCGATGAAGGGATCAAACGTTGGAGTCGGAACCCTAACTCTTCCACACGCAGTTTTAAACAATATGATCCTGAAGGGAATCTCTTATGACGGAGGTGTGTGGAGAGATTGGGGAAAAGTAACTCTCGAATTTGACAACGACAACTCGGGAAGTACAGCTGCATCAATAGGATGGTGGGGATACACCCTGTGGAACCCAAAGATTTCTATAACTCCATCTAAAATCAGAAGGGCACAAGACGCGGCATTCTCCGTAGACGGATGGCAAAGGCAACAACTGGGACACGACATGCTTAAGGTTACTGTTACAGGAGACTATGTGGTCAATAGTAATGATGCTTATCCTAGTGGATTGGTTTCAACGTTGGAACAAAGACTTTCTTCTGATAGCGCCACATCTCCTTCTGGGTATCCTTTAACGTTTGACCTTTCAGAGGCAATACCAGAAGCCTTGGAGCCTACAGAAACTGATATTCACGAGTGTATGATAACCAAAGGTTCTGTGAGATGGGATGTTGAAAATAAAATTGCACACATGACAGCGGAAATGATTGCACCTCCACAGATACTATAAGGATAAAACATGTCTTTACCAATACATTATGGACACATACGATCTCTGGACATAAACCCAACGCCTCCTGTTACTCCAGATGTGAGAAGCGAGGTTTATGATCCATTGTGGGGATATTATCTTGCAAGTATGCAGGTTGGGTTTGTTTATAACGAAGCCAATGTTGGAAGATCTAAGGCTGTCTATACTATCAATGGAACGTTTACAATCAACGCTGAGATTCTTCCATCAGGAGGAACTGGAACAGATGAATCTAAATACAACTCTTTAAAATCTGCATATGAAGCCCTATATAGTGCCCTTTCAACAGCATCAGAAGGTGTAGCTCCCACTGCAATGTCAAGTTGGGGAACCCTTGAGGACAACAGGTGTGTTCCTCTTCCAAGTGGTTTATTGAATAATGGCGGCGGAAGAGTTTATGCGAGACCTCAATCTCTTACAATAGAAGAGACTCTTTGGCCTAATCTTATTAAGTATAGTGCAACTTTAATAGAAGCAGAAGTACCATCTAAAAAGGTTAAAATCAGCAGCAATGCAAATGACTACATTCTTGATGGAGGAGTTGTTACAATCACAGCAGAGATACCAAGGATAGCAGAACAAACATATACGTTTGCAAATGGTTCTGAGCTTTACTTTTCAGGGTGGAACAGAAGAAGTTTCGCCGTACAGGGAACGGCTGGGCCAGGAGCGGGTTGTGTATCTCCTCCCTCTGGGAGCTTGGGCAACGCAGCATTGGTGGATATATCCAATGGATTTACGGACGGAAAGGTTGATATAAAAGTTGTAGATAGTTTAGATTCTGGGGATGAATTATTTTTAGACCTGTTCATTGATGGATCGAGCGTAGGTGTGTCTCCCGGAAGAAACGGAAAAGGAACGGCAGTATCGTTTACTGCCCAATATTAAGAGGAAAAGGTTATGACAGTTGATGCAAATACGGAAGTACAATCACCGCTAACACCATACTTGATTAGAGTTCAAAGCTTTGTCTCTGGAACTCTTGTTCTTGGAGCTTCCCCAGCTGGAGGAGAAGAATTAGACTGTAACGTTAGTTCTATAACGGTCACATCAGATGCAGTCCCAGGAACTATGACATTTACCATTACAGACAGTAATACTACTACGTATGAAGCCAAAGGAAGTCTTACTGTTCCAAGTATTGGGCAAGAAGTTGTTGCAAAAGCCACAAGTGCCGGAGGCGTCGCAAGCTCATGGGGAGATGTTGACATGAGCATAATCTTTCAGGGGATTGTATCTAATGTTGCACATCAAAAAGGTGGGAAGGGTTCTCAGTACACAGTTACATGTAAATGCATGAAATCAAGACTTAACGATGAAACTGTAACTAAAATTTATAACGAATCTTATGATGATCCAAGAGAAATGAACTGGGACGAAAAGAACTTGGTCGTAAAAGAGGAAAACATGACAGTTGCAGAAATTATTGAGGATATTTTTGCCAGTGCAGCAAAGCAAATCTTCGAATTTGATGCCGAATATACTCCTCTTACTTGGTTTACATATTCCTCTATTGACTTTTCTAACACCTCAGATTTGGCAAGCTTTGTTCCAAAAATGCTAAGGTTTGAAAACACCTCTGTAGCCGAAGCTATTTATCAGACAATATCTTCTGCCGGAACATACAAAATTGTGTATGATCCAGGAATGGACGGTTTGGTAATCACAAAAGTTTCACTATCAAATTCTAATCAAGGAGATTTGAGACCTTTACACTATGCCACGGCGGACTCTGCCAATCCTAACAAAGATTACATTTACGATTTGGTCTTAGATACTACTGGTGAACATTCAGGGTCAGTCAATGTAATTAAGGACAACTCTGTCAAAAAAACAAGCGAGCTTGCAACCGTATTCCGCCTGTTTGGATCTCCGATTGAATGGTATAGTGGACACTCATACATACATCCAGACCATAAAGATATGACAATGACTCCAACAGCCAGTAGTGTTTACTATTTAAACAACTACAATTGGGATGGGTACAGATACTCCATGCCTACATATGCATTGGCGAATGCTAGTGGAAGATATTGTATTGTTGGTTGCCCTCTGTATCCAGGATGGGACGTTACGAGTGGTTACGATGCTGCAACCGTCAATATTAAACACACAATGACATATCCAAGCACTACAGAGTGGGGAGGGATGGCAGAGCTGATAGCAACAGCAACAGATTCATACAAAGGAGAATCTGAAAAACAGGGATACACAAAGCTGGACGACATCTTTCCATATGATCCGTTTCTTGCGAATTCCAGAGAAAAAAAATATGCTAGTATTTTAGGATTGAGATATGAGGCTTGGATGCCATGGCCTGGAGCATGTTCTCATTGTGGAGGAACTGGTGCTGTAGCATCTGCTTCTGGATGGGCAGGAAAAGAAGACGAATGGTTCGGACAATCTCGTGATAGTGATGGAACGGCAGCTTCCGGCGTTTCACAACTTTCACCATTTGATTATGTCTTTGAATGGAACACTACGGCCAAAGAATATGAACCATCAACACATCCAGTTCCTTGGATAAATATGTGCCCTGCATGTAGAGGAGTTGGACAAGAGCCACGTTTTAAGATTCGAAATATTCTTTCTAATCTGATTGACTTACCTCCGTCTAAAGTAAAGATAGAAGGAGCGTCAGCAAAGAGCATAGGAAATAGAACGTGGGAAGAAATGGTTAGAGAGTTAACATATTCATATCCTGCACAAGTCCAGATAGAAGTTAGCCAAGCTGCAAGCGAATCGGATTCCGGCAGTACATGGAAGGCTGTTGGAGTAATTCCGCATCCATTAGCTGGAGAATTGAGCAGTACCGGTGGAGGAACGGATGACCAAAAGAGAATTTTCCCAGACAACTTAAAGATTAGATATTTAACCAGCTCTTCTGTACAGCCAGGGGTACAGGCTTCTATTGACCACGTCAAAGGAGATGTTGTATTTAGCCATCGTCAGGCGATTGTATGTAGCAAGGCTATGAAGGTTATAAAAACTCAGGATCTCAAAATTAGTAATGAAAAAATTAGTCACATATGTAAACATAATGACAGGGGATTCTCAACTGTTTATGATACATCTTCTGACAGTGGAACCCTGTCGTACTGGAGACCTCCAAGAGCTTGGATAACATGCTATTTCCACAGAAAAAAATACTACGACAGATTTCCAGTTAACCTTTCTGGATATGATTCTGGCCAAAGGCTAGGAACCAATCCAAAAGAAATTGTAGTTGAAGGAATCACATACAAGGCACAATCAAGTATTTGGGACGGAAGACCAGTTTTTGAGGTATATAAGAAGTATGCAACCGGAACCGAATTTAATGTTTCGACTAGACCTGTAATAAAAAGTGGCATAATGAATGAATATAAGTGGCAAATACACCCTTGGGACAGTAGAAATTTACCCATACCAGAGCGTGATACTTATAAATGGGCAGATCCATCTGGATTATTGGCAGAATATCAGGCAAATGGATACTATTATTCTCTTGGGGCAATACAAACAATTGAACAGCTAAAATATAGAGAGCAGGAGGGGTCAGGACTAGACACTACTGATATTGGTAAGGCAGATGCATTTCCAAAGAAGATTCAATGGGTTCAGCGAGACGACAGATATCGCCTAATCAAACATGCCGTTCGTGAACTGGAAAAAAGGAACGACATTCAGGTTACTGGAAACATTACCGTTAGAGGATCAAACTATGACCTTGGTAATGGGCTTGGGTATATCGCATTGGCAAGTGGAGTATACTCTTCAATTGTTAGGATGGTTCACAATTTTTCTGGACCATTTACTACAACTCTTGAGTTGAGTACAGAAGAATTTCGTCTTGGACAAAAGAAGGAAAGTGACAAGGATAGCGAACGCTATATTCACACATTGTTGAACCAATGGGTATTTGGAACTCATAAAACTGCATATTCTACAAGTTTGCAGGGTAATATCTATAACGATCCAGACATGAATAAGCGAGGCGACGGAGCATCCATCATTGGATAAGGAGAATACCCATGGCTAGAAGCGTAAAATATACACCATCTCAGCTTGCTGCTAAACTCACAAAGATGAGGCAGATTATGAATATGATGACAGATCAAGAAGCTGAAGATCGTTTTTGGTGGGATTCTGCCGCAATTCACTTTCATGATGGGTCTCAAACTCCAATTGCATGGAACGATGTGCAGGCAGTTTTGTATTATAATCAGTATCAGGCGAGAGTTCACGAAGCAGGGTTAAGGATTAAGGCACCAGAGGTTGCTACGGAAGGATACAATATACATAGACATACAAGTGATTATGATGGAGGAGTTATTCCTGGTGCAATGGGATTGCACGATCACAGAGATAATGCACACGGAGGGTTTGCATTTGCAGTATATCATCCTGGTACAGCAGTACCACAGCAACCTTGGGAAGCATAGGAATAAAGGCAATGCCAAACGATTTTTTTAGCAATTACCCAGATCGTACGGGTTTTCAATTTGATCTTCCGCCTGCGGATAGGTCTTATATGGTTCGTGGTCAATATGGTCAGGCCAGAGAAAACTTTTATGGTGGAAAGTACATCAACATGACTAGAGACGGCGCAAGCCCCTCTGGATATCAAAAGTGGACAAACTGGATGGACAAGTTTCAACCAGACGTTCGCTTTGCAGCAGTCTCTGATAAAAATGCACACCTGTATGCGTTTCCAGAGGTTGATTCTCCATGGCTGTTTACAACATACACCTATAAGGGAACCAGAGAAAGTGATGATCAAACGGTAGAGCCAGAATTATTTCATCCATCAAGCCTAACTGTAATCCAACCATCTGGAAAGTTCGATCTGAAAAAAATTGGTGGAACAACGCACTCTTGGAACGAAACTCTGTGGAATTATCAGAACATAGAAACTGGTGACATTTTTACACAAGAGTTTTTAGAAGCTAATGACTGGAAAGACAACAGGGCATCAGCCAGTGGATTCAGTACGTTCACTCGCACAAGCGCCTATAAAAAGCGTTTTCAGTTTAAATATCCAGGACGCAATAAAGGAGTAAGACTCTATAGAAATCGCGTAGAGGCTGAGTCTACCAAGGGTGGGGAGCACGCTAACATTCCAACCGACACTGTAAATATGATGGCTCCAAAAGAATATTTCGAACCAGCCAACATTTACAGCACACAAGTTATTCCCACATACATAGCCACAGTTGGGTCTCCGATCTATGCCACCATTGATGGAATCATTGACTATACCCATGGGGCAGCTTGGTCAAAAGGTTTGAACTATATCTTAATCAGTAGAATTAGTGCACTCACAATGGCATCTGCTTCTGGAACGCGTTTTGAACAGTATTCAGCATCAACTGTTGGAACAGCAATAAGACAACCAACCCCTACATACAAGGGGTCTCCTGGAAAGTTAAGACTAAAAATAATAGGAACAAACTTCTCAGACTCCGAAATTGTTCATAAAGGATGTTCGTTTTTTAGAGGGAGTGCTGCCGGAACCATAGGGTGCACGTTGGCTTCTGAACTTGGATCTAATGAACCTGAAAATGTCGTAAACCCAACATACTGTATGCAGGACTCTGGGTATAGTGGAACATGTCCTCACTATCATGCCGCAGGAGCACAAGAAATAGCACTGTATGAGGCAGAGGCACAGACTCCAGATGAGTTCGCGTCAATGTGGACAACTATTGACAACTATGATGCAGCAGGAGGTGGTCGTAATTTAACAAACTCTAAGGCTATATTTTCTGGATCAATGACTCCTCTAGGTGGTGGAAGTTTAATGTGGGGTGGAATGGGACTCGGATCTCTTTATGCCTTAAACAATCCAACAACACTCCCAAGACAGATGGGAGATACAGACATGCGCTGGAGAGTCGAATATACCTATAGAAAAATTCCAGCAATGGGCAGAGAGATATATAACGATGAAGGAAGAAATCTTCTGTACGACGACTACAAGCAAATCAAAAGAGGCACTGGAAGATTTTCATTTGATACCAAGGATACTGAAAATTTTGGTGGAGTTGATAGTCAATTCTTTGGAGACAGAAACTTGATGAGTTCTGCACGCTTCAATAGAAATGTGATGCCATGTTACAAGCCAGAAAAATGTAACCCAGCATATGGAATTCGTATGATAGGAGGGTTAAAAGAAGGAACCTTCTCAGGAGTTGGAGGAGAAGAGTATTGTAGGTACTATACACACAACTGTCCATATTCAGAAATTCCTCGCAGAGCAAAAGAATATGACTTCAACTACAAGCTTCTTTATGATAATGTTCTTACCCCATTCAGACAAGGTGGACTAGAAGCCTGTAGCAGTGCCTTAGAGGAGTATAGGATAGTAGGTGACACTATGACCGCAACGGTGTCCGGGACAAGTCCTAGCGGTATCTTTGCGGCTGTAGCGCCAAGCGGTGCCCTTAACTGCTATGTAAAAACTATTCCAGATGTACCATCTAGCAATTTACACGTCTATTTTTACTATGACAGGTCAAAATGGTCTGCAAGTGGACATTATGATGCAAACCTCTTTGCCCACATTGAACAATATGACAGCGGAAGTGGTGCTATATACATGGCCAATGACGGAACCGTGAATTCTCCATCATGTTATCCAAGTGGAGTTCCTTGGTTGGTCAAACTTTATGATGACTACAAATCTCCCTCAGAATTTATATGTCAGGTTACAAATGATCGTGAATTCTTTGGAGGAAGACATCCAGAATATAAAGATCGCTCAAAGATGGGAGAAGAGGTTTTGGCCGTAAAGGCAGAAGGTGGTGGTATTGAAGACTTTACCAGAGGCAACAAAGGGGGAGAGGAAAAGCACTCCAAATCAGACAAAGGCTTTTACATGGGATATTGGATTGATAAGTCTGGAGAATTTATTGACGACGGAAGGGCTTTGGGAAACTTGGAACAATTTGCTTCTGGAGTGTTCCCAACAGTACCGGAAGGTCCAAGAATGTCAAACAAACCTGACGAATACAATGATGCCACTCCAATTTATGGTATAGTTGGGAATAGCATTATTTCTCCAACTCATTCTAAAGGTGCAACAATACGTAGTGCATATATCTACTCTAGTGATAGTCGTGCAGATTTGGCACTCTTCTCAAACCTTGAAGACGGAGATACCGGAAGAAGTATCGCCCCAAGAAATCCTCCTACCGGACAGCTTCCAACAGAAAGAAGTTTTTTAAGATGTGGAAGCTGCTCCTGGGATGATGTAGGATATGATATGGGTGGGAATCCAAATCCATCTGGACTTATGGATGCATCTGGGTATGTAAATATAACACAAATAGTTACAGATTGGGAGTCTGAAAATTTTCCAACATGTAAATCGTGCGGAGAAGAGCTTGGTTCTGGTGGGAATTGGTCTCACTTTCCAAACGTCAAAGCTAGAGGAAATGTCACAATTTGGGGATTGCCAGGACAGACTATTAACAAGGATGGTATGTATTGGAAAAATCCAACCATAGTAAACAGTTCTACCGTAAGACAGGTGGTTGGGAAGCTTGGGGCATTAAACAGTGGTGGTGGAGGGTATTCTCTCGGTCCTACAAACTCTGCAAACTCTGAGTCAGAATATTCCGTGTTCAAATATGCAGATCCAAGTGGAAATTTACTGAAGGAAGGTTTGCCGGAACCAAGCGGAAGGTTTGAGGGATATTCATTTCCTGGGTTTATTCCAACAGACGAGGATATTGCGGACAAAAATGAAACCATTGCAGACACTACACAAATTTACTCTCGCGACGAGGGTGTTCAATCTTCTGATATGTTGGATCGTGGGCCTGACGAAAACTCAAGTGGAATGACAGGATACTCTAATGAGAGGCTGGATGGTGGTACATATTCAGACGATGTTATAGCCCCATATGGGACTAGTATCCCTGGTCTCGACATGGTTACAATTGATCAGTTGAAAAATTTGCGCAATAAAGTTGAACCCATGTATGGTTATTACGTTGGAAAACATGCACATGGAGATTACTTTCCTTCAAAACAACAAGGACACAAAAATAGATATAATCCATCTGTTGATCGTGACTATCATATGAAGCCTGGATCTTTACCGGTTCAGATTATTGCGGCAAACAGTCTTGGGTGTGATCAATATCAACAATATTGGGACGGTGGCTTTCCTCCTATCATGATTAGAGAGTACGTTCCTACTGGAACATGTTGGTGGCGTATTAATCAGTATATTGGAGGAATTTCTCGTGGAGGAGGTGCTTCAGATGCCCACTTTGATGATTCTTTTCAAGAAGACCACGGTGGAGCTTGGGGATACACTGGAGACAAAATAGAATCTAACGCATTTTTCTTTTTACATGGATATCTTCCACTGGACAAGGAAGTTGTAAAGGCTTACGCAATAATATCTCCAGCAACAGAACCAAGCAAGCCTCCTATAGGAGTAGTTTGGTCTGGGGGAAAAAGAAATAGACATTATCATCCGTTCATGACTGACCATGAGGACATATGGTTACATGGAACTTTTGATTTGACAAAAGATTCAAAGACAAAACCAAAGTGGATTGATGGATATGATAGCGAATACGCAGATGGAGCAGGAGGAAGTGAGGGATATCACCCATACACATCTGCTCGTTCCAGTATGTTTGATGACATCATGGGAACAATTGCTCATCACCACGATTCATCTTTTGGATTTAATGGGCCAACTCAAGAGTGGGCATCTGCCCTTGAATGGGATGGTCTAGGTCAAGATATGGTACAAAAGTATACTGAAGATCAGCTGTGGAAAGATTTTACATTTCAGGAATTCAGCGACAAGATTGACAGAGACAAGATGAAGCTAACATTTAAGTGTGGAGATCTTGATGTTGATGGTGTTGGATATGATTTTACCATGTTTAGTCAAAGATTACTTTCTCTATACCTTAACAATTGGGTACAACCAATTACAAACTTTCAAGACTTGAGTGGTATGAATGGAAAAATGTGGTATCAAAGAACTGGCCCAGTGGTAGAAGAAAAGGTGTCGGACACATCCTGGGCTGAAGGAGGAGAGGTTATTGTTCAGAGTGGTGATGGGTTTAAGCTAAAAACATCAAGCACATCTTCCACTAGTCCTTCTTCCTACTCTTCTGGAGGTTCTGGTAACAACAATGGAGGATGGGCAACAAGAGTCCTTGACATCACAGATGTGGTAAAAGAAAGGTATGACAAAAGAATACCTAGAGCATTTACAACTTCTGCTGGGATATCCTATGATGAACTACATAATCAAAATCGTTCTGACAGAACAAATCCAGCATTTTTTGATGGAGACAGCGACCCTAGTGGAGCTATCAACTATAGATATTGGAACTCTACCCATGGTGCATGGTTAAACGATCCGTGGCATCACCCAAAACTTGCTGCTGACAACAATCTTCCAACATTGGTTTATGGAGATGAATATAATCTCAGTACGGCTGCATCTGGTCGTATTTCGGCTGTAAGTGATTGGTATACTCCTCCATCAGCCTCTGGAGACCCTGAAAATTCAGACTATTATACCTATCATCCAAAGCAAATTATTACAGCCACAGACACTGCTGAAAATTCTGGGACTCCATCTGCGAGTGGATATTGGTATGTACTAAAACAAACTTCTGAAGTTCCAAATTTTCAAATTGATCTAATCCCTCTTCCAATAGAGAATATAAGACGCGATTGGCGTCGTCATCCTGGAAAGTGGAACTGTGCAAATGCTGTGTGTGGAGCTTCAGAATGTTATGTTGGACATCGCAACATGACAGTCTCTGAATTTTCACAATATGTACAGGGAGCTGGAAAGTCTGCCACGGCACCATCTATAACTTCCACAATATGCTCTGTTTGTGGGTCGGATTTGACAACCTTGCCTGCCACTGGGGCAATCTATGAAGGTGGTGATGGAATTGAAACAGTTACCTATGAAGAGCCATTTGATGATGATGTATTTATAAAAGCTATTTCTGTAAATCCCACACCTTCAATTCTTGATGATTATAAGCATGGTTTTGACATAGATGTGCTTGGAGATGAAGAGTCTAGGTGGAAAACCATAGTGAGTACAAGCTGGTCTGAAAGTGGCAACGAGTGGACCTGGACAAAGTATGATACTTCTGGAGTAAAAGTGGCAGAAACTGGTTCAGAATTGCCAACATTCTTCAAGGGATATTGGGTTAATGGTGGAGATTCAACGAGTGCGGGCGCTGCTATTAGCGGATATCACTTCGTATCTCCTCGTGCACGATATGTAAGATATCGTCCAAAACCTCGAAGATTTAAGAGGTATATGGTTGGAAGCTCTGGGTTACCTGTAGGTTCTTTGGTGTCTACAAGTGGACAATATGAAATGCCTTCTGGGTACGAAGTAGAGGATGATGATTGGACAAGTGCAACGTTTGAAATGACCACGGCATCTGGCAATTTTACGTCTCCGGCGTTTACCGATACGGTTGTAGCTAACACTGAAACAACATTTGACCTAGCTGGTGGTCCGACTGACACTTCCGGCTATGTAGAGTGGAGGGTGTGGAAATACTTTTATCTTTCATCTTGTGCAAAACTTGAAGTGTATGGATACGAGTCAAAGCCAAGCTATATGAAGGTTACAGATTCTGCCTCTGTGTTTTCCACTCCATATGTTATAGGAATGGACGCCTTTGCCATGCCAGACTTTCCGTCTAGGATTTTATCTGTTAATGCTGGAGTCTACGATACGGTACACCTTCCGATGACCGAGTCTTCTTCAAGAACATCATCAGACTTTTATTGGAACACAGCCTCCGAAGTAGATCCAAATACAAACTTGACATATTTTGCCGTTACTGGTGGTCGTTACTTTTTTGATCCAGCAAAGAACGAAATAGTGTTACCAAGATATTTTAAGAACCCAGATGGAACCGCAGGGGGAAACATATGGGACTTAAACAACGACCTTGATCCAAATGATTTTAAAGTTATGACCATTCCTGGTTTTGTACAGGTCGAATATTTTACTGGAGTAGGAATGCCAATCAATATAGATGTTACCGCTGTTGGAGGTGGTCCATCTTATCAACTTGAAAAGGATTCTGTCAATTTTATTGCAGGATATGAGCCTGCTGGAACTTCAACTCCAGATGGAATCCCGACATCGTTCGGTCAACTTCCATCCATGGGTCAGTCCGTAAAGCTTCCTACAAATAGCAACAATAAATACAACCTGAATTGGACAGTTACCAACAATGATCCTTTGTATGGAGATTTTGGAATGTCACATATAAAAGGTAATGAACTTCCTGCTGGGGGATGGACAGAGGAAGCAATAACAAATCAATATTTCGGAGGAACATACCAAACTAGTCCTTCTGGATCATATATAACAGGAATGGTGAGTGGAGAGGTGACATTCTACGGATTGCCTCAATCAATTATTTCTGGGAACTTTACTGTGTACGCAGCGGCAAAAACTAAACACGAATATTGGGCCGATGGAGAGCATATTGTGAAATGGGACCGTACTGGAGGACTAAAATATACAGGATTTTCAGTCGGTGTTGAGGTTGGCGCGATTGCGTCAGGCAGACAAGGAATATGCTTTGGGGTTCCTACTGTTGTAGTTTATTTGAAAGAAAGAGATAGTAGTATAGAACCCAACGTTTAAGGAGAAAGGTTATGGCTACACCAAAAATTAAAGTATATCAATTGCCTACTGGCTATTCTGAGGCTGGAGATAATGATATACAACAATCAACAAATGACGAATTAATAGGAGTTGAAGACAAACCTTTGGTTCCTGAAGACTGGCCTCAACTAACAGGGGTAAAGTGGATAGCTTCAGAAGATTTAATTCCAATCAACTATGCTTCTGGAGTGCAAGAGAGCGTTCTCATACCAAACAGTACAGCTGAACAAACCGTTACAAGTGGGCATACTGATATATTGACAAGTCCAAGCGGAACTTCTTTTGTACCTGCAATTTTTAGTGCTAGTGGCGTACAAATAGCTGCGTCGGGATACTCTCTAACTCCAAGTGGTGCAATTTTCAGCTCTGCATACCCATCTGGTGCCTATATGAGATACTGGAGACAGGGAACGGAATCAACCACAACATACGCGGGATATCAAGACGATTGGTACGATGGTGGAAATATGATGTTTAGTGTAATCATCTATGATTCTTCCGATGAAGTGATGGACCAAAGTACATATACTACAACTCCTGCGTCTGGAATGCTCACTCTAAGCAGTCCGGCTTCGGGAGTTTCCGCAGACTACACATATGAGGCAGAAACAACTAAGTATTTTATTGGAGAGAGAGAAAACTGGATTTTTGGACATCTATACTTAAATCCAGATGTCTTTAAGGGAACTTATGATTACCCAGGAGATGACTCTGAAGATCTTAGTGGAAACCCAATTATTCAGGGGGCTGTTCCTCAATTTGTAGAAGATTCAGAGTATCAAATAGATTTTAGAAGAGGTTTGATAACTTTTCCTTCAGAATTTAACAGTACCACATATCCTGTTTATGCAGCGTACTCTCCGCTGGTTAATGTTCGCAACGTTACAGGTCAAACCTTAACACAAGTTAGCGCAGCTAGTGGAGGATATGTTTATCAGGCAATTGGAGACAAGGTTTTTCCAGGTTCATTGTACTCAAAATGGATAAATCGTGACGACTCCTACACTCCTCGCAATTTCTACGTTGACGGAGTACTCAAGCCTCAAATTGTAACAATCACACCATATGATGCGCTATCTGTAAAATTGAGCGCATAAGGATAAGGAGATAAGGCTATGGCAGTACCAGTTATTAACGACATTGCAGGATTAATGACAACATATCTTGAAAGTCCTGTTGCAGAAGTATCGTTCAAACTCCAGCACGATCTACAGTTGGCATGTGATGTGTCAGCAAGTGGTTTTCAGTATGCATTTAGTAGTGCTTCTGGAGTTTGGTACGATGGAACCCTAGACAGCTCTACAACGGGACTGGCTATGCCCTCATACGTGTCTAGTCCAGGAAGAAGTACACTGTTAAGATGGGACGTAAAAACAGACCTTGACGGATATTCTTCTGAAGAAATGTTGTTCAGACTTATGCTTACAGATGCCAGTGGTGTTGCAAGCAGTGGATATTACACAACAGATCCGTTCAATATTTATACGGCAGACCCTTCTGGAGTATCGTTTTCACTTGATCCATATACAAACGTTCAATCGTTATCGTTTGCCGTAACAGCAAGTGGAAATGCCACATATTATAAAACAGCAGAAACAAGCGCGTTTTCAGGTGCAAGTTGGCAAGCTTACACCGCTCCATCTGGAACGGCTGGGATCACACTCACAACCCTGACCGAAGAATCTAAGAGTGTATATGTAAAGTTGAGAGATGCATACTATAACACGAGTACTACGGCTAGTGATACCATTTTGATGCATACAACTGCTCCAGCAAATACTTATCTTAAAATCAACGGCACAGTTTCTGATGAAACTGTCTACACGGGCATAGATATAGCCACAGATGGGTCTTTTTCTCCAGACAGGACTGTTATTCTTGACATCTATGCTGAAGACTATCTTGATCTTGAAATTTATATTGATGGGGATATTGATGACCAATCAGACGTAAGATCTTGGATAACATACAAAACAAGTGCCACTGTAACGTTAACAGGCACAGATTATGACTATGATGCGGACTCTGATATCAGTGTTACATTTAGAGATGCTGCGACCAACACTACGGTTGCGACAAAAACTATTAGATGTAACACTCGTGTTTTTGAATGCGACAACCGTCTATTAAGAGAACCAAGCTCGGAATATGACCACGTAATAATTGAGGTAACACAACAAGGAAGTACAAGTGTTGTTAGTGAAACCCAATCTTTAGCTGGAACGTTCACCCGCAGATGGGATGACATTTTTTATCCAACCACTCACTCTTATCCTGTTGATCAAGACGGAGATCTTGATGAATCTTTGTGTATTGCAATGAATGGAGCGAGTACTACCAGCTATGATGCTGTTCAGATCTCTAGTGGTGCTGTGGTTTATGACTCTGAAGGACGAGCTACCACTGTAGATTGGACCGATGATGCAACAAAGGATTATTCTAATCTTGAAAGTTCATACATTGGGAACTTTAGGTATTGGATAATAGACAATACTGGATACGGAGACGTAGACTTAGAGTTTGAACACTTCTATCTTGATCCTAACAGCTATGGTCCTCCTTACAATAATATGTCTCCATACACAGGAGACCATGTAGCCTTATATGATGCGACTGCTGCCGGTGCAACACAAGCAGTTCTTGGAGCCAGAGGAGAGACTACATATACACTACTAGACTCTTCCAAGTTAACAGAGCTGTATGCATATAGTGGAAAAGGCAACCAAGTAATAGAGCTTTCAACAGGATACTCTGTCAACGCAGACGTAAATGGAGGGTTTGAAATTCCTACAATTCGTGGGATTTCAAGAATTTGTTTAATTCTTTATTCCGATGCCTCTACAGCTGCGTCTGGCTTCAAATTTAAGGCTGGAGAAAAGCACGAAAGAACTTTTTCCAATTACCACGTTGACGAAACAGTTGGAGAGGTGTGGCTACACAAATACCCAACCGGACAGTCCTATAGCGGAGCCTTAAGAATGATTTACGACTACTATGACACAGAAATAGACGTAGATTTAGACGCTGGGCAAGTAACATTTTTGCAAGATCCAAGTGGTGTGGTAACTTCAGACTATACTCATTACGTAAACGAGGCAGATAGGGTTGCTCAGGATTATACTAGACTGTTTACCGCATCTACTGATGATCTTGTTGATTATCTTGACCCAGCTATGTATGTAACCCCATCAGGTGCTGTAGTAAACAAGGTTGCAACATATGTGCATGGGTATCCAACGTCAGCTTCTCCTTCTGGAAAGGTTGCGGCCAACTATACTCTTGATAAAGACAGAGGTTTAGTGGAATTTTCAAACGGAACAACGGCCCATGGAGACGAATATGCGTTTGTTCCTTCTGGACGTCTATCTCTCGACTATTACCATCACACCTACAAAAGGTTAACAAACGATGGTTTTGGTACTTTGATTTTCAGAGACAGTACCATTGTAGCAGATGACACTCCTCTCTTTCCAGACTATACATGGATTGATGTAAAACTTGTTAATGAGGGAGATGCAATTCTTGAAGATGGTAAGCTTAAGTTTTTAGCTAGAGGGTATGACAACGACAACGATGGAACAATAGACCAAGTATTAGATGTTAATAGGCCATGGGATATTCAGGTTGGAACCGCTACTGAAACATATGACAAATCAGCCATGGAAGTAAAGGAAAGTTACACGTTTGATTCGTTTTGCACCAAGACGGCAGCAAGAACAATCTTGTCCACCTGGAAAAATGCATCATTTGGATTTGACGTTAGTGCTAGGACGGTTTTTTATGGTCGTGTTGTATGGGTTATTGGAGGAACTGGAGGCAGCAGTTATCCTGCAACAACCGTGGGTCGCAAAGTTTTCTCAGCAGAGATTGAAGGCAAATACTACAACATTGACACGTAAGAGGAACCAAAATGGCACAGGTATTAGATCTTAACATTGCCGTTGGTCCTTCATTGGAGCTTTCAAAAGCTTGTCCAACGGCTACTTCTAGCTCAACCCCAATCATTTCGTGGACTGTACCGGAAGATGTTACGCAAGCGCGTTTCTCTATCCGTATCACAAGCGAAGAGACTGGGCAAACTGGATTGTATCAGTCTGGAACGAAAGTTTCTTCTGACGAATTCTTTCAATACCCACTTGGTGTTCCAATGGGAACTAATTTCCAGGGTTTATTGTCTGTTGAGATTGCAATTTCAGAAAACGGTAGTTGGTGGGAAACTTTTGAATATTCATCTGGTATTCAATATTTTGTTTATGATCCCATTGCGGAAGAGCTTCACAACGCAGACACTGCATATCTTCAATGGAAAAATGCAGCAGATCCAAACAGTGGTCAGTCTATTATCTATGAAGTTTTGGTTTCAACTGATCCAACATTCGTAGATCCCTTTGATGAAGTATACGATCTTGAAATTCCACAAAATTATTCAAGTCCAAACACAAAAACAAACGTCTTTGTTAATTCTGGGATCTCATACTTTTGGAAGGTGAGAGCATATGATGGTTATGATTATGGAAATTGGACTCGTGTAAATGGTTTTGTTAATTACCAAAACTTTCCGCCATCAATAACTATTGACGAAGTATATGTCACAGGTAATGTGTATGGAGATGTCTACATAACATTTACGGTTACAGACCTTGATGGTGAAGATGTATATATTCACGCAAATTATACTGGTGGAAATACCGGTTCAACAAGTACAAAAATGAGCCTTCTTAACCCCTTGTTGAGGGTTATACAGGGAGAACAAAGGACCATAGTTTGGAGAAGTGGTAGAGACGAACAGCTTGTTGAGTCTGATGATTATTCTATACATTTTACTCCGTACGACTCTATTGGACCCGGCCTTGAAGTCTTTTATGGACCATTCTCGATGGACAACTCTACGATTGGAGGATCTTCTGGAGGAATTGGATCTTTTGATATAGAGTTTCCAATTTATGGATTGGTTGCCAAATATGTAGAGTCACCTCTATCAGAGGAACAGATGCCAGTAGGCTGTGAACTTAGACCTTTTGCTACAGATTATTCTGGAGTATATAAGGTTGATATAAACGAGATTATAGGGTGGAAACATTACAGCGAAGGGCTTCTCACCAGTGCATTGAGAGATAAAGATGGAGCCATAGATAGGGGACCATCTTATGGTCACTCCTCATCTCCTATCCACCTTACATATACATATGGTTTGGAAATGTCCCCTAATAACAATGCAGACGCAATCATCAGTCCTTTAACTCAAGAGTTTGACGAGTGGGGAATCCCTGTAGGATGGGACGCCGGAGACTGGTGGAGTCATTCTCCAGGAGAATTAACGTTTCAAGATTTTGATGCAGAAGATCCTCCTATGGCCAAAAGAATTGACTATTATGGCCCTGATGGATGGCACATCGAGGCTACGGATGTTGATTTTGCAAAAGCTGGAACAAGATTTGGGCATCTTAGGTTCAGATTCAAAGCATTAGCAGACAGAAAACACTGCACCACATGTGATGGACAAGGATGGGAAGTCTCTGGTTTGGTTCAGGTTGCATCTGGATTGTACGAAAGAACTCCATGCGTTGCCTGTAGTGGCAGTCGTTTTTCTAGTGAAAGAACTGACCCTTACCAAATATACACATATGCAACGTCTGATTATAAGCCAATTGAAGATTGGATTTACCCATTAACAAACAACTTCTACGCTGGATTTAGAGCACACACTCCAAGATTTGAGCGTGGATATCAATTTATCTTTGGAAGTCCAGTAAAGGCTGACACGATTTTCCCAAAGCCATTACCGGAATATGAGAATTTTCAAAGAACAACTTTTCAGTTGGATGCTCCAAAAGCATTGTCCAGCGGTGTATATCCTTTTTTGAATGCAGAAGTCAACATGGCTAAGAAATCAACCTCTGATTATAACCCTCCTGCACATGATTTTATTGTAAACTCAAATATTCATGCCAACTTCATAAGATCAAGAGACTATATTCCTGTTGTTGGAACCATGTTTGAAGGTAAAGAAGATTATGTTGTAGGATATTCTCCAGCAGAAAGTAGTGGGCACCTTAAAAGACCAACACCGCTGTTTAGATGGGAAAAAGGAAACTTTGCTCTGTATGGGAACTTTGTTACCATCAATCCTCTTGAGCCTTTGAGAATAATTTACCTACAGTCTGGGTGGGATGCCTATAATACACTACATTGGCAGGCAACGGTCAGTGATACATCAATGATTCACTTGCAGGTGTCAAAATATCTGAGCGACACAGAACACACTGATTATTACGATGTAAATTCTGAAGATTCTGAATATGTATCAGAGGCAGACGCTAAATTAGTGCAACCAAATCGTTGGCACGCATACTGGGACATCATAAACAAACAACTGTTAGAAGAGGGATATGACTACCGACTGCGCATACGTCAATACGATAGCGTTTCTCGAACATTCTCTACGTGGGTATATAGTAACAAGTTTTTTGTGGATAGACATGCGTCAAACCCTGCAAACATAACTTCCACATCTTATGAGCCATGGAGCAAGACTCTGGTTATCAATTTTAGGCTTGATGATTCTCAAGGAGACGACTATCATGTCACAAATTTATGGTATTCGACCGATGGAGAAACGTTTACACAAATTAACGATGGGAATGTTACCGGGGAAAGATACAGCCTGTCCTCTGTTGAAGGGTCAAACGAGCACACTGTGAATTGGCTTATTGCAACAGAAGATTTGACGCCGGGAGATAAATATCGTATTCGCATGGAGGTGTGTCCATCTAAACTTTTGAATGGTTTGACTGCTCCAATTTTTAACTGGAACAAGCGTCATAATCCAGTGCTTAACAAGGCGGAACTGGAACTGAGAAGGATGACCGGACACATACAAGAATATGTTTATGATGAAGAAACAGACTCTCTTGAAAAAATGGACCCACCTCTTCACCTTTCTGGAGAGATCGACAGACTTGAAAAAGAAATTGATGAAATGATGATTAAACCATCTCCTTCCGGTATCTATAATTTCTATGATCCTCCAAATGCAAGCGGTGTTCCAGATGATTTTGTAGGAATAACCGCATGGTGGGAAAAGGAAATAGTTCCAGGAGTTAGTAGGGATGAAGTTGTTGCAGAGAAGCGTGAACTAATAGATGGAATGCGCAATGTTGAAATTCCTTATTGGAGGAATGTAAGAGATGAGGCAGAAAAGGATATAAGAAAAGACCTTATTGATCAGGGATACTATAACAATGGATACATAGGGAACCTTACTGCCAATGGAATATTTAGATTTAGGGTGGAAAGTATGCCTTATGGAGACGATGCTTTTGACGCCAACGATGACTATCAAGTCTCGTACGATGAAAGATATGAAGTTTATCATCAATTTCAATTAGATTTTACCTCTGCGTTCAGTTCCCAGAGTGGGTTGCCATTGAGAGATTATTTATTTACCAGCGATGGTGACAGAATTGTTGGCGGACCAAATAGGGAAAGCATGAATCCTCCAGACGGAGAAGTTGATTTGTCTATGCAAGACTTTGACAAACAGTGGGAAGGCTTTGGAGACGGAGAAGGACAGCCATGGGATGAAGGGTTTACAGCAAATAACGACGAGAGTTTTTTGGGATCTACAGAAACAACAATACAGGCTCAAGAGTCAGTTATGTGTACGTATATCCTTGACAAGGATGATATGCCAGGGGATAGAGAGGACTTTTTTATCAACAACACATACCCTACAATGACAGATACATTACCTTCTGGAGTTGCAGAGTTCAATACCACCTATCAATGGAGAACCAGGGCTTATAACACATGGAGTATTGCTCCACTAGAAGAGCCTAGGCCATTAATTACCTCCATTGATGTCTACCCATCATTGTCTGAAATAGATATTGATTACACCATGTATGCAGACGAGTCGTTACAAGAGGCTTCTCTTTATAACATATGGTACTCTCTCAATGATAAGACTCCAGTTTGGGCAACATCTGAAAGTGTGACATTCCCAACAGATAGACCTGTTACCCACAGTGATCACGAGATAGAAAACCCAACCATTTGGGTTCCATATGGAATAGATAGATCGCGTCCTGTTGTTGCAATCACAGAAGAACACCAATATTACATGTGGTATTCAAAACCTAATACTTTTAATGAAAACGTTATACTACACGCAAGAGGAAAAACTCCTGAGAATTTTGGGGAATATGAACAGGCGTTTCCAAAAGATGCAGTAACAACACTGGAAAGCGAAACTGGATATGCCTCTGCATATACACCTTTTGTGATGTATTCCGGTGGTATTTTCAAAATGTGGCTTACCGTATACAATGGATCTCAAAACCGTATTGCATACACACAATCATTAGATGGAGATGCTTGGTCTGACATACTTGAGACAAACATTGGAAACGGAGTGTACAGTCCTTCTGTAGTATATGATGGAAGTTCATATCACATGTGGTATTGTAACTCTACTAGTCCAAGCGGAATTTTCTATTCCACCTCTGAGGATGGGACATATTTCACAGCAGAGAATGGAGGAAGTCCCGTCATAGAATCTTCTGACGTATTAAACACTCCATATGCTATAATGACCCCAAGTGGTTATCAAATGTACTATACAAGATATGTTGCTGGTGGTAGTAAAATCTACAGTCAAACGTCCATAGATGGAGAAATCTGGACAGATGAACAGGTTGAAATAGATACTGCAAATACTATGAATCCATGCGTAGTTGAGGATTTGTATTATGGTACATATGTAAAAAGAATGTACTACAATGATAGTAATAGTGGAAATGTTCTGGTGAAAACAGCAACACTTGAGGATAGGACGTGGGTAAACGTGTGGGATCGCAATTCTTCTTGGTGGAATCCCTCTGGAGACATAAACAATGTGGAATCAAGCAAATTTGGGAATGCAAAATCAATAGAACTTCCACTTACATATGTTCCAAGTGAACTTCAAAATGTATCGGCAGAAGCAGACGTACAAATTATGATAGAGTTTCGCAACGATGATACCTCTAAGAATATATTTGTAAGAGGGTCGTGGATGACACCTAGTGAATCAGAAACTTACGATGGAGAGATGAGTCCATCAAACTTTTTGTATCACGAGGAAATAAAGTACTTAAAGTTCGGAGATGGATACGAGGAGCTGTAAAATGGCACAAGGAGACATTACATATACCGGAAGGATTATGGGAGTATCTCCATATGCAAGCATTAGTGGAGAAGATATGCAGTTTGTGAGATTTCACAAGGTAGTAGCTATAGATGTTGATGCCGGAAGTCCAAGCCCACCACTCCTTGCAGATGGAAATGCATCTAGTTCTGCAATGACAATGTGGATACAACCACATCCATTCTGGAATTTCAGCAAGGTCGTAGAACCAAGATACGAAGGAATATCCTCATATCTTGGTGCCCCGAGTAATGAGCCTGACCACATTAAAGAGTTTCACCTCATTGGATTAATGAGGAACGTTGATCACCTGCTAAAACCAAACTATGTATCGCACTTATACGTATCTACAAATTTGCCAGCACCAATCCCTCCACCAACAACATAGGAGATTATTATGATAGGACAAGGATTAAGGTTTTTCCCGCTGTATTATATTTTTCACGATCAGTGGATTTTTAGAACGTATACATACTCTTCTGGATGGCAAAGTAATCCCTATAAACACAGAGGACATGTTCATTTCTTTATGCTTGGACATGATCCTACTAGTTCAAGTGGTGGACAGGCGTACAAGGGTGTCCAAAACTACAGGTTCAAACTTGAAGACACATGGTCTGAAAGAGTCAAAGAATTTGATTCAAATATTCCTGACAACATGAAAATTATAGGAACACCAAAATGGTTTTTCTACATCCGTGAATTTTGGAGACGTATATATATACAGCCGTGGGATAGTTCAGAAAATAATGACGATCAAATCAGTGTTATTGGAAAAACTGGGATAAAATATGATGCAAGTAGAGAAATGCACACACATGGACCGTACAGAGAAACAAAGGACAACTTCTTCTATTGGGTAAATCTTGGGAGAACCCTTCCAATAGAATATTGGCAAGATGATATTGAGATGATAAGAGATCACGCCTTAAGGGCTGCTAATGACCCAAGCGGAGTCAGTACTTGGAACTGGTCTCCTGATGCGTTTCCTCCCAATTGTGAATGGACAATACCACGTAAGTATGCAGCGGGAAGAGAGGATTATCATTATGAATCAAGTGATGGTCCAGTTGAAGACAACATCGCAAGAAGATATGGATATGCAGATAAATATTACATCTATCCAACAATTGAATATCAAACTGTGATACATTCGGACTGGGAAAGATGGCAATATCACGAAGACAGAGACGTAGATGATGAAGATTTTGGAGATGGGTTTGAAGTCAATGTACAAATTCCATACAGAGATCTTTATAGTAGCGTAATTCAATCACCATTCAGTGATGATGATGGAAATGTTGGTTCTCCTGGAAATTATTATCACGAATTTCTAACCAAAAATCCTAGTGGAGAGCTTAGATATAACACTGTAGATCCAAGCGGAGAGTTTTATGACGATTCTGAAATGTCTGGCGGAGGAGGAGACATTCCATACCTTAATGACCCAGCATCTGCAAATTGTTATTCCACTACTGATGAATGGGATCTACCAACAGGACTACATGGACAACCAGTAAGCTTTAATATTGCAGCAGGCTTGTCTGAGGACGGCAATTGGGTAGAACAGTGTCTAGGGGCAGAAGTGTTAGGAAAGGCTCTAGTAATCCTTGAGGATAACTTTGGAGGAAGACATGAGGTGTGGGTTACTGATGCTCAATTTGTGGTGGAGGATAATTTTGAAGGATCAGATCAAAATGCACCAGGAGTATAGTTTAAAGTCGGTTCCAATAGAATGGATAGATTCCAAAGGGAGAGACTCTTCTGTTCTAATATGTGACTCCGCAATAGATACCGCACATCCCATGATAAGACAAAACGTTGGAATCGTTAAGAGGTTTGTTCCTGGAAGAGAGTTTTATGCAGAGAGTCACTGTACTCACGTTGCTGGAACCATATGTCAGTTGGCACAGGAGTGTACTCTTAATATTGCACACGTTTCTCAGACTAGTAGCGGAAGGGTTGAATGGTTACGTAATGGAATAGAGTGGGCGTTAAAATTACAACCAGACGTTATAAACTTAAGCTTAGCCTACACTATTGAAGATCCAGAGATTAAAGAAATGCTAGAGAGATTGGATCATAACGGGACCATAGTTGTTAGTGCGTCTTCTAATGGAACATATCCATCCATATATCCATTCGTGATAGCAGTTGCATCGTTTGAGCAAACCGATATATATTACAACCTAGTGGCACCACACACTCTCACTTCTGCATGGCCGTTTGGGAATGAAAAAGAAATGAGTGGTCACAGTGTTTCTGCTGCATTTGTGTCTGGAATTGCCGCTCTGGCAAAAAGCTATGACAGGTCTGTAACCAGAAAGGACTTCCTAAACCAGTTACAGCCTGTCAATAGATCAAGTGTTAAAAACACAATTTATAAGATACTCAAACAGAGAGCTTAGCTTGACATTTCCTCTTCTTCGTCTTCTCCTTCTCCTTCTTCACATCCAACCCTGGTAAACAAATTTTGTAGAACTGTACCTGCTAAATCATTCAAGGCACCTGTTTCCATGTTGGATTTTTCTTCATTCAAGAATACGTAATCTCCGTTTGGAGTCACTCCATAAATTCTAAAACATCCAAAGAATTCTTTTAAATTTCCCATCAATCCTTGCAGATGTTTAGGGTTTACCTTAATGCCTCCAGCACTTTCGCCTGTTTGATAAAATGCCATGTTAACTTCCTATACTACTACTTGAAAGACTGTGTTGTGATCAACAATCTTGTTTTCGCTTTTGGGGTTATATGATTCAAGACTTTCTTCTATGTCATAACGATCGTTTTCGTCATACGTTTGAAGGTCAATTTTCATCCCATCAAGAGATCCGTCCTCATTAACAACGTAGAGATTTTGACTCGCCCTGCTGCTAAGGTTAAGACCCATTTCGCTATAGGCATTTCCTCCTACAACCGAACCTGCTCTTGCAAACACGTCTCCTATACACGCAGAGTGTTTATGTCCAAAGATAACATAGTCGATATTAGTGCCATGAGAAGCATATCTTCCCTTAATTTGTTCAACGCTTTTTTCAACATCACCCTTTATTACATTGCCATGGCCATGTATCATGAGGATATTTTTGCCAGCAACATTCACTACGAGTTCCCTTGGATCTCCGTCTATAAAGTCAATTCCATCTGAGTTGTTGAAATAATACTTGAGGATGTTAAAAATGGTTGTGTCGTAATTGTCCGTAGCAACCATTTTGCTCCACCCTATATCTTTTTGTATACGTGACTCGTTACCTGTAACATAGGCAACTGTAACATTACACTTAGAGTTTAGGTGAACGATAAACTGTTGAAGAATATCTACAGCAAGAAACGTTGCATTAGTTCTGTTGGTAGTCATGGACAGGAGTTCATCAAGCCTTCGGTCTGAATTCATCATATCACCAGTCATTGCCAACAGAAGGTTTGTAATCCCAAACGCTTCAGCACACTGAAGAACCTTTGTTGCAAGTTTCTTAAAACGTGCCGACGCAACTCTAAAGTTGTATTTATTGCTACACATATCCACAAGTTCATTAAAATGAGCATCAGACACATGAACAATCCCTACTGCCGAAGAGTTTTCACTCTGGAATTCTGTGGTTGTATGAATCTGATTTGCGGTAATCACATCAATCAACTGTTTAGTATAAGCCTCTATAGAGTTTCCTATTCTTGCACTTTCCCTAAAAACCTTACCTTGAATGCGATTTTTATCTTGTAGTTTTTGTTTACTTTGTGCAAGCTGTACGACTTCCAGCATAACTTCTGTGTCGCTACCGTTTTGTAGACTTGCAACCTTAATCATCCATCTCTGTGCTCTGCTTGGATGTATACCCAGTTCGCGAGCTAAGAGGATACGTCCCAAACCCTTGCCTCCTTCTTCGACCGGTCTCATAAGGAATTCAACCTCTTCGATGTAGTCTTCAAACCTTTTTTCATCAGTTTGCATATTGAACACTCCTCTGTTTACATTATTAAGCTTTTTTCTGTTGTCTATCCACTGCCTTCTCAAACATGTACGGAGACATATGGGAATTTTCTGTTCGGTCATCTATTAACCATTTTTTTCCAACAAGTTCAGCCGTACCTTCTGTAGCCATCCTTATACCTTTGAGTAGCCCCCATTGTTTTAGGGTTAGGGTTAACCAAGACAATAATCCAAGTACAAAAAAGGAGACTATTCCTACTATAATCAGCTTGCCCCACCATGTTAACTGCACTTGTCCGTCATTTATGGAGATAATATGCCTGCTTGACTTAATGTTGTCAAGACCTTTATTTTCGATTTGTTTTGCTTCCCCCTCTATGAATTGTAATCTACTGGCAGTTCTTTCATAGGTTTCTGGAGCTACTTTACCTATACTTTCATCAATTTTCAAGTCTTTTCTTGTTTTTTTTGAGGTTGACTGTATAGTTTGGGAATGATGAACGACCGACGCTGACCGTTCTTTTACGGCAGCAGCTTCTCTTGAGCTAGAAAGTTCAGTTTTTGTGATTCTACGTTGTGCAAATGGTGAGCTGATGCATCCAGAAAATCCCAAGGTAAAAGACAGAAGATAGACATAAAACAGGTTTTTTACAATAGCATTGTTCATTATTGAGTCCTCCATGTTATATATTATGCCTTTGGCATGGGGATTTTTTCACTTAAAACATGATCGCATCACTTGAACACACGATAAAATATGATATCTTGCCACCAACTCAACCTGTATTCATAAGGAGATAAAAAAAAATGAATAGGATAAATCCACACAGGAAGTTTGTTGGAATCTTTATTCCGAACTGTCTTGTTGAAAGCAAAATCATATCTGCCGGTGCTAAGATTACATATGGTAGACTCGCCCAATATGCAGGAAGAGATGGATTTTGTTTCCCCAAACAAAATACTCTTGCAGAAGCACTAGGAGTTTCAAAACCTACTATTCTCAAATATTTAGTAGAGCTAGAAAACGTGGCACTAGTAGAAGTTACAAAACCAAAAGGTGTTGACAGAAGAAATAACAGGTCTTGTGTATACTTCTTTTTAGACCATCCTCTCTTCCACGAAGGAGATTCTGAACTGGATAATATAGACGCATCTGCTCTTGCAGACGAAGAGTTGGAATCAGGAAGTAAACCCGTGTTAACTTCGGGAAGTAAACCCATATTAACCTCGGGAAGTAAACCCGTGTTAACCTCGGGAAGTAAACAGGGGTTAACCTCCCTTAAAGAGACTCATATTGAAGAGACTCATATTGAAGAGAAGGAAGCGAGCGTTGTCGCTTCTCCTTTAGAATCTAAAAAATCTTCTTCTAATGGAAAGGATAAGAGAGTTAAGGTTGATCCAGACGAAGCTCTTAAGTCTTACCCTGTGTATCGAGAATACATGTTACTAGAAGAGACTCTTGAAAAGAACATCTCAGACTGGACCAGTAGAGATTTTGTGATATTCTATTTCTGTGGTATTGCACACAGTCAAGACACAACAAGTGTCCTCAGTTTTCCTGTATGGGGTAAAGATTGTAAATTGATGGGTCGGTATATGAAAAAGTATGGGAACAAAATCCTCTATAGGCTACTAAAAACAATATTCCTTCATACTGACAAGATTTCGGAGAAGATTAACAGACCTATCAAGCCTAGTATGGCCGTCATAGGTACACAATGGATAATGGACATAGTAGAGCAAATCTTTGAAGATATTACAGAGCAGGAAAGGCTGCACAACTTGCGTAATTCTGACACAGCAAAGAAGGCTCACGAATTGATGTCCAAAAGAACAGAAGAGTATAGGAAAAAAGTAAGAAATAAAAATAACTAACTTGAATTTTTATACAGTAGTAGTACATTGTATCAAATATTATATAGGAGATAAATTATGGGTAGACGAAAGAAAGTTGCCACAGTTGAAGACGTAGGTAAAGAGTTAAAGCTTAAGCAGAAAACTTTTTCTCCACTTATTACAAATACTCTCAATACTATCTGTAAAGATTCTGATACAACCTATCAAATAGGTATAGAAGATGGAGCCATGGGAGTTTACGACCAGATCTCAACAGGTTCTTTAGCTTTGGACTTCGCTATCGGTCCTGTTTCAAAAAGAGCCGATGGAACATATTCAATGGGAGTTCCTCGTGGACGTCTTACTGAAGTGTTCGGTCCTGAGAGTTGTGGTAAAACTACATTATGTAGTCACCTTATAGCATCTGCACAGATGCAGGGTTTGAAGTGTGCATTTATTGACGCCGAACATGCGTACGACTTTAAGTATGCAAGTGCACAAGGGGTTTCAACTAATGACCTGTTGGTTGTTCGGCCTGATACAGGAGAGAATGCTGTTAAGGCAGTTTTAAATCTCATTAGCACCGGAGAGATAGGTCTTCTGATATTAGACTCTATTGCGGCATTGATTCCAGAGGCTGTGATGAAGGGAGAAATTGGAGATAGACATGTTGCCACACTGGCAAGGCTTGTTACTGATATGGTAAACAAGCTGCCCCTACAGCTAGAGAGATCAAACACCGCATGTGTTGTGACCAATCAGATTCGAGAGAAAATTGGAGTTACGTTTGGAAGTCCAGAGACTACTCCAGGAGGCAGGGCTTTGAAACATGCACTTTCTGTGCGTCTTGACTTGCGTAGAACGGGGTCAATTAAAACTCCAACAGGGGATGTTACTGGACATACTGTTAAAGGTAAGGTTGCCAAAAGCAAGATTGACAACCCATTTAGAACAGCAGAGTTTAACATCGAGTATGGTCTTGGAATTGATTCCGTAGCAGACTGTATGAAACTCGCCACAGAGTACAGCCTTGTACAAAAGGATAGTAGTTGGATTACTATCGGAGATCATAAGGTTCAGGGATTAAGACAGCTAAAGAATCTCTTTATGGAAGAGATGGATTTATTTGATAATTTGCGCACACAGGTCATAGAACATTATATAATGAAACGCAAAGGTAGAGAATATGGCGAAGCACAGAACATTACTGACAAAGAATGCATCCAGGATGCAGAAAATCCTACTGATAATGCTGAAAAAGATTCTACCCCTACAGAAGGTGTGGCAGGAGCATAAAATTGAAGTAGTAGACGACTTCAACAATAAGCACTCATTTTTCTTAGACTTTTTTCTTCCGCAACTGGATATAGCCATTGAGTGTCATGGAATTCAGCACTTTGAGCGCGTTGGACATTTTCACCAAGACATACTTGCCTTTCAAAAACAACAAGGCTATGATGTTATGAAGAGAGAGTGGTGTAAAGAAAACCACGCGAGGCTGATAACCTTTGCCTACAACGAAGAGATTACAGAAAAATTGGTTTACAAGCGAATTATGGAGGCTATCTAAAATGGTAGAAAAAATCAAAAACATCGAAGCTGAGACTCCAGAATCTGATGTGGAGGCACATGAAGAGATAGAGATCGAGGAACTTTTGAGACATGCTGTTGCCGGAGAGGAACACAGGCTCAGAGTAAAGAGGTTGGCAAATGTTGCAACTAAGAAACTTGGAACAGCTGCTCTGGAAAGTCCAGACTCCTATGAAGAGGGAAATGCTCTCGAAGAAATTATTCATTATATGAGGTGGAATCAAGCATATCTATTTGATTGCCCACTGATTAAACTACACGAATACGAAATGTGTTTGGCTGCTCATATCGTATTTGTAAAGGGAAAGGAGAATCACTGGGGAGTGATGTGTGATATGTCAAAGGTGGAGTTTAAGAGAATGTTAAAGCTGTATTCTACTAGATGTAGTGGTAAAACAGTTGGAGAAAGAGAAGCTGAGGCTGTGGCTACATATCCCAAGTTGAGAGAAAGAGAGATGCGACATAACGCATTTCAGGTATTTCGTGCTAAGTGTGATGGGATGGCTAGCGTGTTAGAACAATTAGATAACAGTCTTAAAAAGACTTTGCAAATGCGTCAACATGAAGTACAGTATGGAAGTTTGGCACCAAAGCATACAAACGATAACAAATAAGGTAACAACACATGGCTAAAACGATAATACAAGAAGAACAATTCTTCGATGAAGAATCATCAATGTATGATACCGGAGCAGAAAGGGCACTCTTGTCGGCAATTATGAAAGATCCTGTACTTATGGCACAGGCGAGACTGTCTATTAAGCCCGAAGATATCTTTAATCTGTACAACAGAACCATTTATCAAACGATGGTATACTTACACAACAGACAACTCAGAGATGGAAAAGACGCCTTCTACGACTCGATGTCTATGTTGTCGGCGGCAAAGGAACTTGGAAGAGGAGATGCATTCCTAAAGAAGGTTGGAGATATGGAGCATCTTGAGTTGATAGAGAAGTCTCCTGCAAAAACAGAATCGTTTGATCAGTATGTCGAAACCCTAAGACAAAGAAGTGATAGGGTACACACATATCGTAAGGCTCGCGAAATTCAGAGAGAAGCTCTCGACGCATCTCGCGTACCAAGGAGAGAGTTTTTAGCAGACGTAGAAAAAATGATTCTAAACATCTCCTCAGACAGAGGGAACCAGGATATTGTTAAGCTGGGAGAGATGGCTGAAAAGTTTGTTGAGGGATGTATTCTTGCGCGAGGAACAAACAGTGCAGGTATTGATGTTGGACTTTTTCCTCAGTTGATGGAGGTATTAAACAGAGTTAGAAGGAAGCAGTTGATCATTGTTTTTGCACGTCCGAAGACAGGGAAGTCTGCATTCTTTCTCAACATGGCTATAGATGTAGCTTGTCATCAAAACATACCAGTTCTTTATTTGGATACAGAAATGTCAGAAGAGGAGCAGTTGTCAAGGGCAATTGCAAGGTGGGCAGACGTAGAGGAGTGGGATATTCTTGACGGAAAGTTTGCAGACGACGTCGATAAAACCAAGAAAGTTAATGACGTTGTTAGTCTGTTTAATAATGCACCGTTCTTTTATTCCGCAGTTAAAGGCTTATCGAAAGAGGAGTTAATCAGTAGGTGTCGCCAGTTTAAGACTCAGCACGTTGGAGAGGAAGAGATTAACGGAGAGATGAAAACTAAACCTTGTCTCATTGTTTATGATTGGCTCAAGGTTGTAGATGGTGGTGGGTTTGGAAATAATGTCAAAGAATACCAAGAACTTGGATACATAGCTACTGCAATTAAAAACATAGCCCGTGAACTTGATGTTCCTGTGGTTGCAGGGGCACAGGCTAACAGGTCTGGCAAAGGAAAGGATGTTGATGGTACGTCTGCCGAATATGCTGACAAGTTTCTCGCAGACTCAGACAGACTACTTCGTTTTTGCACATGTTTGATTTGGCTTAGGAAGCTTACGGAATCAGAACTTGCTGTTGTTAACCGTTATGATCCAGAATTTTACTTTAATCAGATGTTACATGTTGTAGATCAAAGACAGGGTCCAACATGTTTTGAGGGAATACCCCTAATGTATAGTGGTCCAAAAATATCCTATCAAGAATGCAATGTCCCAGAAGACATTCTAAAGGAAGTTAGGAGCGCAAACGGTGCAGACAGTAAAAGGGAAAGAAAATATGGAGTAGAAGACACTAGCACTAATGTTATTGCGCAGTCAGAAAAAGGGTCATTGGAGTGATAAAATGAGCACTAGACTAACAAAAGACCAGCTTGATGACCTTGCGAAGCGTGTAGACGCATACAAACTTGCAGATAAGGTTGGATTGATGATTGCAAAGGATAGATATGGCCAGATTAGAGGAACATGTCCTATTCATAAAGGAGATAATACAACAGCTTTCTCTATAGACTATGATGTGACAGGACAAAGACCTCTGAGATGGATGTGTAGAACTAAGTGCAGTGATGCCGGAGATGTATACTCTCTGGTAATGAAGCTGTATGATGTGTCATTTCCAAAGTCGATAGCCTGGGTTGCCTCTTTTGTAGGGGTGAGCCTTGATGACTACGAAGAGGTCTACGTCTCTAGGAATAGAGACATGGAAGATGTTGCGGCATTTCGAAAAGAAATGCTAAGGGACAGAAAAAGAATAGGAGACTACGTGTGTCCTGATATTAATGAGGCTTTTATAGAAGAGTGTACTAGGAGAAAGTGCGCCTACTTCCTTGAAAGAGGTTTTTCTAAGGACGTATTGTCCTCATATCAGGTTGGGTTTTGTCCAAGATATAGGAGCGAATGGAAAGAGGATAGGGTAACTGTTCCGTTTAGAAATGTAGACAGAGAAATTGTTGGCGTGTCTGGAAGGGTGCTTGATCCATACTATGTTGGAGACAAGTATAAAATATTGAGCGGAAGTCAAAAAAGAGATAACTTATATAATCTTTCCAACGCTTTGCCCTACATAGAAGAACAAGGGTTTGTTGTTGTGGCAGAAGGTTTTTCCGACGTGTGGAAGTGTTGGATGATGGGAGTCTATAATGTTGTGGCATTAATGGGAAAGGTAATCACGCTTGAACAGCGAAGACTGTTGCTTGAACACTCTCATAGTGTTTTGATGGCACTAGACGGAGACTCTGAAGGAATTATGGCATCTCACAATAATGTAAAACAGATTGTGAATTTTTGTACAGTGTATCAATATCTTCCGCCGGAAGATAAGGATTTGGGAGATTTGGATCGTGGTACGTTGCAAAATTTAATGTCTTTTTCTAACAAAATCACTTGCAATATGATCACAAGCGAGTAAAGTATAGATACAAAGCCTGGAATACATAAGGAGACTAAAAAATGGCTGATGAAAAGAACATTTGTAGATTTGAAGGCACCGTTTGTCCTAGCAAAAGGTATGAAACGGGAGTTGAAACGAAGACTTTTGATAGTGGTAACATTTTAACCAAGGTTAATTTAAAGATTACAGAGAGCTGGCTCGAACAGACTTCTGGAGAGAAGAAGTTTAGAAGTACTTATGTCCCTATAATTGCATGGGGAGAAATTGCAGAAAGGATGGCCGAAGAGCTTACTCCGAATGTTCCTATCGGAATAGTGTCGTCTTATCGTACGCGTTCGTGGGAAGACAAGGATGGCAATCGTAGGTATGAACACGAGTTCTTTGTAATAGACTACAAGATTCTTGGAGAGGCAGATCCTAATATGGATGTTCCTCCAGAAAAAGAAGAGGCAAAGGCACCCGCTAAGCCTGCTCCAGAGAGCGATGAAGATGACCTTGCAGATGACATCCCGTTTTAAGGAGATGAGTAATGGCTAAGAAAAATTATACAGCATTAGTTCTTGATAGTAGTGGTTCAATGGCGAGTATTCTCGAAGAGGCACTTAGTGGCTTCAATGAGCACTTGCAAAAGGCCAAGGTTGCATCGTTGAATCTTGATACTAGGCTTGTTATGACAATGTTTAGTGAGAAGGTTAACGTTGTGCATTTTAATGTTGATCCAAAGACCGTTAAGCCTCTTGATAAGGGAACATATATTCCAGATACAACCACCGCCATGTACGATGCGGTTGGAGAAACTATCACAAGAATGTCAGCAAATATTCCTGACATCAATGACGAAGGAGTGTCAGTGCTGGTTGTGATAGTCAGTGATGGAATGGAAAATGCTTCTAAAAGGTTCAATAGTGAACAACTATCTGAACTTATCAAGGCAAAACAGGCTACTGGCCGTTGGACCTTTGCATATGTTGGTGCAAACCAGGATCTAACAAAGGTTCAAAAAAATCTTGGGATTGCTGTTGGAAACATGCTTAGCTTTACAGCTACACGCAAAGGTACAAAGTCAATGAAAGATGTTTCTTCGCGTGGCATCTCTACATACTATGAAACAATGGTGACTACTGGAGACACTGGAGTGATAGATATGTACGGAAGTGGAGTAACAAAGGTAGAGGAAGATGGCTCCGTTAGTCAAGTAGGAGCTAATGCATAATGATTATAGTTGGCATAGATCAATCATTGACAGCAACTGGTGTCTGCATTCGCAAGGGTGAATTTTCTTACGAGGTTCTTGTCCTCGAAACGAAAAAGATGCGAGGTATAGGTAGGGTTGATTGGATTGTCAAAGCTTTTGAACAACTGTTTGACAGCTGCTTAACCGCTGAAGACATGAAAGGTATTGTAGGAGTTAGGGAGGGGTATTCATACAACTCAAAAGGAAGAAGTTCTTCGATGTGCGAAAATGGTGAACTGGTTGGCTGTCTTGACCTGCTTTTTCATCGAAGATCTTTGCCGTTGTATGTTATCCCTCCTGCAAATCATAAGAAGTTCTTTTTTGGCAATGGTGCCGTAAATAAGAAGGATAAGAAGTTGTACCTCAGTATGGTATATCAACAGTGTGGAATAGCTTTTAAGGATGACAATGAAGCGGATTCATATATCTTGACCGAGACAATGCAAACTATTATTGCGATTGTAAACGGAGAGAAGAGTGCATCTTCACTTTCAAATCCACAGAGAGAAGCTCTGATCCCAAAGAGTATCAGAAAAAAAGCTGGAATCACAGACAAGGGTTTACAAAGCTTAGCTGATGAGGGATATGCTTCCCTACTTGAAGATGCTATGCTTAAATTTTATAAAAGGCATTAACTATGAAATGTGAAAAAATTAGCCCATCAAGGGCTTCTCTATACGAACAGTGTGCCTTGAGGTACAAAGTAAAATACGAAGACGGAATTAGACAGCCTGGAAGTGTAGCTATGGATGCAGGAAATTTTGCACACAAAGTGCTTGAGCTTTACTATCGCCCTCCGTTTGATTTTGATGTAGAAGAGTCTTTTGACATGGCAAAAAGAGAGGAAAATTGTGCAGACTTTGATGAATTTGAAGAGGCAATGAGGATGGTTGTTGATACTATTTCTTCATTTCCAAGAGATGATGCTCTTGTTATAGACACAGAGGTTGAAATGGAGCACACGTTTGATTCTGGTATAACCATTTTGGGAAAGATAGACATGTTAAGACTCAAAGATGCAACCACAATGGAGGTCATCGACTATAAGAGCGGAAGATTTGTTCCTACAATTGGAGAGATGCGTGCCAGTCATCAGACCAATATGTATCCGTTGTGGGTGTATGAGTCTGGCAAGTTTCCAGAGATAGAGAGAATTGTATTCTCTTATTATTACATACGTACTGGATTGAGGAAGAGTATTGAAGTTCCATACAACAGGGTCCAGGAGTATAGGGTTTACCTTGAGTTTTTAGTTGAACAGATTTTGCGTAACGACACTCCTAGTGCAACACTGAATACTTTTTGTTGGAACTGTCCGTTTCGCAAAGAGTGTCCAGAGTTTCAGAGGGTTCAAAATGGAGAAGAATTTTACTCATTTGAAAATGAAGACGGGTCCGTATCTCTTGAGGCAATCATAGAAGCTTCGTTAAAAATCTCATATGCTTTAACGTCTCTAAAGAGAGAGAAAAAGAGAATTGATGATTGGGTTGCAGGAATTCTAAAGGATCGTGGTATCAAATCCATTAAGGCTGGAGGAAAGACCGCTCATTTATCTTCAAAAAAATCTATTAAGTATGATGCAAACCTTGTACAGAAGCTTGCTGACGAGAGAGGTGTTTCAGAACACCTGATTAATGTTAGCAGTGGTGCTGTAAGAAATGCATTTAAAGGTGACAAACACGCATTAGACATTCTGGAAAGCAGTGCTATTAGAGAAGAAGGCACTCCATATCTAACAATAAAGTAGGAAACATACAATGAAACAATGGAAAAGAAAACCAAGAATATTACTCGTTGGAGATAGTAGCTGTATTCACACTGGGTTTGCCAGAATTATCAAGAATGTAGCTCTTCATTTGTACAACACTGGAGAGTATGAAGTCAAGACAATAGGATGGTTTCACAAGGAGACGGAGGAGATTGTTCCGTACGAAATCTTTACCACCGACCAGACTGACAGAATGAGGATGGAGATGGACAAATATGCAGCTCACACCTTCCCCAAGGTGGTAGAGAAATACAAGCCTGACTTGGTTCTTTGTGTTGGAGATTCTTGGATGGTAGAGCACACAGCTATTGGTCCAGCTAGGAATGAATTCAAGTATAAGCTCATCTTGTATGTTCCTATTGATGGAATGCCAATTCCTAAGAAGTGGACTGATACTTTTGCAAAAGCAGACGTAACGGTTTTGTATGGTGATTTTGGCAAGAAAGTTGTTACACAACGAAACCCAGGATTAACAAACTTAACAACCATTAATCATGCAGTTGACCTGGATATCTTCAAACCCATAGAGGAAGATGCAAGAAAGGAAATGAAGAAGCAATTTGGAGGTGAAAACAAGTTCATTGTAGGGTGTGTAGCTCGTAATCAGCCAAGGAAGTATCTTCCAAGGTTGTTTAAGACGGCACGTCTATTCCTTAATGGGTATACAGTATGCTCTGACTGTGGAGAGCTTAGGTTTGAGATTTCAAAACAATGTCAAGCATGTGAGAGTGTAAATGTAGTTAATGGAGAACCAAAAGAAGATGTTCGTTTTTACATGCACATGGCACTCAACGATTGTGGATGGAATATTTATGAATTGATTCAACGTTTCGGATTATCAGGTAAGATTGCATACCCAAGAGGATTACAGGTTGGGCATGGTGTTGAAATTCATAGACTGGCAGAGATTATGGCGTCGTTTGACGTGTTTACACTGCCAACCTCTGGAGAAGGATGGGGTCTTCCAATCCTAGAAGCTATGGCTTGTGGAACTCCGGTAGTTGTCACGGACTATTCTGCACATGTAGATTTTGTAAAGGGTGCTGGAGAGCTGATTAAGGTTTCTGAGTTTATGACTGAACCATTAACCAATATTGAGCGTGCGGTTGTTGATCTTTTTGACTACTGTATGCGTCTTGACAGGTTATATTATAACGACAGCGATGTATTTTGGACCAAGTGGGGAAAATATATCAATGAAAACTATGGTTGGCCAAAAGAGTCTGTGATTGTAGGAGATGAGTATCGTGAAGTCCTGTCTGGCCTCTCAAGGGCGAGAGCAAAGGGTTATTCTTGGGAGAGAGTTAACTCAGAATGGCAGGATCTAATCAATCTAACACTGGACTACACTCCCAAAACAGGAATATCCGAGGATGTATCTGGTCCAAGTTCTTATGGAACGGAGGAACTCTAATGTCAGAAGAAAAGAAACCATTTCTAATTTGGATGGGTGCGGCAACAGACCCAAGCGGGTATGGAGAGGCCACCAGAAACTACGTCCTTGGACTTGACGATCTAAATGAGTTCAACATTAAGCTGATGAACAAGAGTTTTTGGCATGGAGAAAAGCTCGATTTGCGTAGAGTTATTTCAAGGCTTGAAGGTATGGCGCACAACCCCATTCCTATTGACCAAAAAGATATTACTGTTGCGTACAATCTTACTCCAGAAAACTATATGATTCAGCGCAATGTGGACAACTTTATTGGTGTTACAACGTTTGAGACTGATCGTTTGCCTATTTTGTGGGTTCTTCCAATGAGGGCAATGAATGCAGTTGTAACGTATTCTCAGTTTAACAAGAGAACCTTCCAAGAGTCTGGTATTGATAGGCCAATCTATGTTGTTCCTCACGGAGTGGATGTTGACAGATACAATCCAGATGTTTTGCCCCTTGAAGAGGCTGTTGAGGCAATTGCAGGAAGGTATGCGTTTGGTTCTAATTTTGAATGGACAGAACGTAAGAATCCTCGTGCCCTTATTAAGGCATACTATAGTGCGTTTCAAGGAAAGAAGGATGTAGTTCTAGTTCTCAAAGTATATTATCAGCATCCAATCAATGAGAGCGTGAGCAAGGTTAAGAATGAAATTGCAGAAATCAAAGCTTCGTTTGGACAAGGCGCAGACCTTCCTCCAATAATTTTGTTCACAGACATGCTAAAAGAAGAAGATATGTCATCGTTCTATACCGCACTGGACGCTTATGTGCTTCCAAGCCGTGGAGAAGGATGGTCTCTTACGCATTCTGAAGCTATGTCTTCTGGACTGCCAACCATAGGTGTAAACTGGAGCGGTAATACAGAGTACATGACTGACGAAAACAGTCTTCTTATTGATTATGAATTAAAAGGAATCAACCATGAAGACATGCCTCACAACAAGGCTTATGTTGGACACAAATGGGCAGAGGTTGATGAGGATCATCTTGTCGCTACAATGAGAGGGTTGTATAGCGATCCTCAGAACGGTTGTCGTATTGGCAGGAATGCCAGACAGGATATGTGTAACAAGTGGACGTGGACACACGCCTGTCGGAAAATGGCAGACGTAATAAAGGAAGTAAGAGGTGTGTAGTATGAACATTCTTAACACAAGACTTGCTGTTGCAATCATATCATTCGACAGGCCAAAATATCTAAGGCAGGTGTTAAAATCTCTTGAGGGACAGACAGACCTTGAAGATGTCGATTTTTTCTTTGTACAAGATGGTTCTAAGAACGTTGTTGATGGTTCCGTTTCTGGAAATCAAGAGTCCATAGATCTTTGTATTAACTTGTGGAGAGAATGTACTCTCCCAAACAAAAATGATATGATTCGTGATGGGAATTATGGGATAGCTATGAACCAATGTAAGGCTCATAATGATATTCTTTTGCACGGAGGTTATGATGCGTGTGCGGTTGTAGAAGACGATGTTGTAGTGTCAAAGAATTGGATTTACCTTACCAAAATTTTGTTGAGACAATTTAAGGATCATCCACAAATAGCAACTGTTCAATCAAGCGTTGCGGGAGGATGGTTTATTGAAGAGGATGACAAGATTGGAGCACTAGATAGTGTTCGTATTGGCAGACCTCATTGGTATGGTTTTGCAATGTGGAAGGATAAGTGGGAAAGAATTTGGGACGTCTATCAGGAATATTATGAGATGATCCAACAGTTCAACTATCAAAAAAGAGATCACAATGCCATTCGTAAATGGTACAAGGATACTTGGAATCTTCCAGAGGGTACAACCTCTCAGGATAGAGCCAAAGAGTGGGCTTGTGTAATGGCTGGTATGACGCGCTTGTTTACCACTGTTAACAGGGCAATCTATATAGGTGAACGTGGGCTGCATTCAACACCCGCAACGTTTAAAAATGCACAGTTTGATAAGATGGTACTTACAGACTTTCCAGAGGACGAAGTTCGTGAAAAGTTTAATGATCCAGACCTAGACAAAATCAAGGATCAAATTCAAGGGTCGTTAGACGATAAGGATTTACGCAATGGCTCGTAAACTATTATATTTGGTTGGAGAAGGGGTTGGGAATCAGGTAGAGGCAATGCCTGGAGTTGCACTGTTAAAAAAACTCAACCCAGACAAAGAAGTGTGTGTCATGAATGTAATTAGGACGCGTTATGATTATACCAACTTTTTGTTTAAGCGCATTGCTACTGTTGTCCACAGTATTGACCCGGCTGAATATGATGGGTACTATAGGTCTTACTGTTGTGACGCTGCGGAAAAACAAATCAATGGATTGACACTTCTTAATCGTGATGTTAAAAGAGGAGACTTTTCTGAGGTGTCATTCAACATGCAGATAGTAACAGACGAGATTTCAGAAGATGACTTTGTATTGCCAGGTCTGTTTGATGATATAGATCCCAGGACTGATGCTAAAATTGTAATTCATAACGGATACAACAAAGCTTCAGGAGACATGTGGGAGGCAAAAAGTTATCCATATTTTGAAGAGCTTGCCTCATGTTTTGACAAGGCTGGCCTGTCAGTAGCAAGCATAGGTTCTAAAGATGAATATGTTAAAGGTACAATAGACCTTACCGAAATGTCATTAACCAATACAATAGCACTCTTAAAGGGTTGCAAGATGTTTGTGTCTACAGACACTGGCACTTACCATTTGGCAAGTCTGCTTGGAATTCATCAAGTTGTTTTGTTTACGTTCACTGATAGAAAAAAGAATTATGACAAAAGGTTCCATAAGAGTTGTAATGTAGTCTATAAAGAGTTAGATTGTAGCCCATGTCAACATACTAAACCATCCAAGTTTTGGCTGTACAATAGAGAGGTGTGTCAATGGGATTGTAGAGTAATTGATCCGCTTTATGTTTTTGATTGTACTGTTGAATGGATAGGTCTAAATGAATTCCTAGAAAGGGCTGGATATGGCTAACATAATGTTCGTTGGAGTATTTTCTTCTCAATCCACAAATGTTTCTCAAGTTTCTGCATTTAGAAGGCTTGGCCATGATGTTATTGAGTACGACTATCGAGCAGTAGGAGCTAAGTTTGGGAATAATACAAGAGACTTGGATCTTATTGAACAGTGTAGATTGTACAAACCAGACATTGTTCTGTTCAGCAAGTGCACTCATCATGACAAGAGTCATGTTGCACATATAAATTCAGCAACCTTTGAGAAGTGTAAAGAGTTTTCCAAGGTTGTATTGTGGTACATGGACCCAATGGATAACTATGACAGTGGTCTTATCACCAAGATTGCTCTTGCAGACCACTCCTTCTTTGCATTGGAAGAACCATACCAGAGAGCACAACACATTTCGAGCAAGGTGTCTTTTTTGCAAGAAGGGTATGATGAAGATTCGAACCTTTGGCTTTCAAATGTGGGTTATGAGCACGACGTTTCTTTCATTGGAAACGTAAGGGACTCTCAAAGAAGATCCTATCTTGCACAGGTTCCGTTCCGTGTGATTGATAACGCCTATGGGATTGACCATTCCATTGCAGTTGCAAAAAGCATAATCAATCTTAACTTTGTACTTCACAATGCTGGTACGTCAGATAGAACTTACAAAATTTTGGCAAGCAAGGGTTTTCTGTTGACTCAACCGTGGGCAAATATGGAGAGAGATTTTACCCCTGGGAAAGACTTTGAAGTGTTTGATAGTCCTAAAGAGTTGTCTTCTAAGGTTGATTATTACCTGTGTAATGAGAGAGAAAGAAACATCATCAGGGCACATGGGTATGATACTGTTCAGAAGTTTAACAGGCAGAATTGGGCAAAGGTTATTGTTGAGACAACAATGCTTGGAGCGTAAGAATGAGTTACGAAGTAAAATATTCAGACTTGGTTAATCTTCGCCCGTTTATACGACAGGGTTCAGGTTCAAGTAGAATGTTTGAGGCAGTTCTCGATGGAGAAGACGTCCTTGTTAAGGTTCAAGTAATGAATGAAGGATTGCGCTTTCCCCAAGAGAAGGAGGTTTTAGAGCTTCAACTTGACGGTGTCGTAGGTTTGATTGCTTACGGTTCAGATATCCAGGGCCATCCGTTTTTGGTAATTGAAAAGCTCGATCCATTGCCAGAAAAAATATCCCTTGATCAATTGAAACATGTAGTTTACACATATCTCTGTACAGTTAGAGAGTTGTATGTGAACGGTGTTCTTTGGCCAGCATTGTCAAAACATTGCATGATAGATACGAATGGACACCCAAAGATAATAGACTTCAACGATGACAGAGTTGATGGATGGCTTCCGTTTATTGGAGAAAAGATGGCCGTTGTAAACAATGGATTTTTCAATTGTAAAAGTTTTACAGAGCACGATCTCAAATGGTACACTGGATTTTCACACACAATGATGGAAATCTGCAATCAAAGAGGTTATAACTGGAGAAAAATAATGGATGAATCAATAGCAAAAATGATAACCGAAGAGTATCAATCCCTAGAGAACGTACATCAGCCCATCTTTTTTGATCCACTACAAAATACATTAAGAACAGAGACTGAGAAAAATGATCCAGACTTTGGTAAACTTGTTTCAACTAGTAGAAAATGTTCAGACAGAGCAAATCTCATGCTTCAACACATGAAGTTTGATTTGAACGGTGCAACCTATCTTGACATTGGATGTAATGTTGGATGGTTTCCATTCTACTTTAATAGGGAGTGGGGAATGGACACCACAGGAATGGATGCATCTGTCCCTATGATCAATTTTGCAAACACATTGGCAGAAATTCATGAAGTGCCTGTTAGTTTTGATGCTTCAAATTTTAATATGGAATATGTTAAATCAATGGAGTCTTATGATGTAGTTTCTGCCCTGAGTATGTTACACTGGCTCGTTAGCTCTCCTCCTCCAGGTTCTGTTCAAATTTCAGACACCAGAAGTAAAGATGAAGTAGAAGAAACGTTGAGAGTGTTGGGGAGTAAGGTTAATAAGATGTTTTTTGTAGAAACTTCTCCAACAATTTTTTCAAAGCTTGACGTTGTTGGGTTTGATGGACTGGCAGAATTTATTGCAGACGTTGGAAGGTTTAGCAGCTGGGAAATTATAGGCAAGTCTGATACTGGCAGGCCGCTCATAAAATTGGAGAAATAGATATGGAACATCAATACAGCGTCCCTCACATTGACTTAGTAGACGAAGATTATGACAAGATTCGTGCCATCATAGAGAGTGGATGGGTTAGCATAGGGGAGAGGATGGAAGAGTTGGAATCAACGTTTTGTCTTATGTATGGTGTCAAACATGCTATCGCATGTTCAAGTGCAACTACCGGACTAACTATTGCAATCAACTCTGCTGGATGGAAGGGAAAGAGAATAGCTGTACCCTCGTTTACATGGCCTAGCACAATATATGCTATTGAATCCACCCAGGATAACGTTCCTGTTTTTTGTGATATAAATAAGGACACCTGGCTGATGGAGCCTATTGTTGACGATATTAAAACAAGAGGAATAGACGCGGCTATAGCTGTAGATACATTTGGCAGTGAATGTCATGAGATTACTGATGTACCAGTCATCTACGATGCCGCACATGGTTTTGATCTCCCAAATCTTGGACACAGAGGGTTGGCAGAGGTTGTTTCATTCTCATTTACTAAATTGGTAACGGCAATGGAAGGTGGAATGATATTAACAAACCATGATTCTATAGCAGAAACTGCCGTTGAGTTGAGAAGGCTGTCTGGCAGGATGGGAGAGATTAATGCACTGGTTGCACTCAAATCAATGAAAAACTACGACAGGTACAGAGAGGAAACTCAACAGGTAGTGGACAAGTATATGAATGGATTCACATTCCCGTTTAAGATACAACATGCTCCTATTGCAAGAAACAACAGCGTGTTTGCTATCATGCTTAAGTCTCCAGCTGTAAGAGATTCTATCGTAAATACCCTTGAATCTAATGGAGTAGAGGTTAAAGTATACTATGATCCAATTGTATGGGGTCTTCCAAATACAGACTATGTTTTCTCAAGAATCGTAGCATTGCCAATAAGGAAGAATATTGTTGAAGATCAAGACAAGGTGATTGAGTTAATAAACAGAGCTGCACACTCCGTCAAAGATACTCCTGGCAAGGGGTACATGGAAAGGTCTGGATACGTCAGATGAAAGTAACATTTATACAACCATATTATCATAATGTTTGGGAAGCTCTCGGCATAGGATACATAGCCTCATATTGCAAGATGAGTTACTATAGCAAGCCTTTTACAATGAACTTCTTTCAAGAGACGTTCGATGATGCAGACTATATAGTGCAAGAAGCGGCAAAGTCTGACATAGTAGGGTTCAGTACAACTTCTCCTACGTTTGATCGCGCAGTTGCAATGTCTCTAAGGATAAAGGCTATCAATCCTAAGGTTCACTGCGTATTTGGAGGTTGGCACACAACTGCCATGGGAAAGAAGTGTTTACAGGATGGGGTTGACCAGATTGTAATAGGAGAGGGAGAGGATGCGTTTCTGCATATATTATATGGAAATCGCAGCAAGGTAATGTATGGAAGCAAGCTTCCTATGGAAGACCTGTATGCTCCAGATAGAGATTTAATTCAAAATGATAGAACTATTTCTTTGTGTGAGTCAATGAATGGTCAACGCACCGCAAGCTTTCAGGCTAATAGAGGGTGTCCAATACAGTGTGCATTTTGTTCAGAGTGCAAGATGTCTGGTAGATACAACTCTAAATCAAATCCCATTAGAAGGGTCGGAATCCACGATTTGTGTAATGAAATCAGAATCGCTATTGAAAAGTATGATTTAACATACTTCAAGTTTGTCGATGCAACATTTGATTCTTCCGCACAGTATGTAATAGACCTTTGTAAATACAAGATTAATATGGGCATAGATACTGAGTGGGAGGCTATGATTCATGCTAATTTTGCAACCAAAGAAATGTTTGAATGGCTAAGAAAGGCTAATTGTAATCAGGTAAACATAGGATGTGAAAGTGGTAGCGATAAGATATTGAAAGATATAGGAAAGGGTGTGTCCACAGACAAGATAGCCCAGGTATTTGAATGGGCAAAAGAGGAGGGTGTTAAACGTAGAGCCTTCTTTCTTCTTGGTATGCCAAATGAGACACAGGAAGATGTAGACATGACAGAAGCCTTTGTTGAACGAATTGATCCAGACGTTGTTGGATTTACAATCTTATGTCCCTATCCAGGATGTAAGTTATATAATAGTAGTCTTTCTGACACTGACTGGGCAAACACCGACGAGTATTCAAATGACTTTTGGAGTACAGAGCATTTTACTAACGAACAATTGAAGGCAACTCAGAAACGATTGACTGACAAGTTTGACGAGTTGCTTTGTGAAAGGCAAACAAAGTGAAACTTTTAATAGCCACTCGTTGTGATTCTAATATAGAAGAGATGTCTTCCGTCACCATGCCTACCCTGAAGGCTTATGCTTACAAGTGTGGTGCAGACTTGTGTTGTCTTGATAGCCCTCCTCCTGTGTGGACTAATGAGAGACCTCCACGGGCACACTACAGAATAATGGACCTGTACAAACTGTATGATGACTATGATAGAATTCTATCACTAGATTGTGATCTATTGGTCAGTCCTGCATGTCCAGATATTTTCAAAGAGGTTCCAGAAGATACTATAGGTTCCATCTTTGAGGATGTTGGATCAAGAGCTTCTCATCGTAGAGATGTAATTCACAAGGTTCAGCGCAGATATACTGACGTTGGATGGAAACAAGGGTATATAAACAGCGGTGTTTTCTTGACATCCAAGTGTCATCGTGATATATTTACGCCAATTGATGGGACTTACTGGATGGATTTTGGTTACGACGATATTCATTTTGGGTATCAAATACACAGTAAGGGTTTTACCGTACACGAATTAGACTTTAAATGGAATCACATGACCATGTTTTCAGAAGAGTGGAATGGTTGTGCAGACAGGTTTGATTCTTACATAATCCACTACGCCGGAGCGGGACTGTTTAATAGTGGACATAGAAATAGAGTAGCACAGATAATTTCTGACGCTAAACATTTGGAGAGGTTACATGAATAATATAACTGAGTACATGAAATACATAACGACATTTGATTCTGACAACGAAGTTTCTGTTGACCTGTGTCACAGTGTCTTCCTTTTTGGAACCATCCTGTCTGCAAAACCAGAGAGTGTTTTAGAGTTAGGCATTGGGAATGGGTATCTTACAAAGTGTATTTTGTATGCACTAAAGTATAACGTGAGTGGAACTCTTACTACTGTTGATAACTTTCATGATAATAATCCTGCAATGTCTAAGATTATTGACGAGGTCTCCCTTCTTGGAGCAAGAGTTATTGCTCCTGTTACCGAGAAAGAATTCGTTTATGCTGCAATAGAGAATGCGTACGACGTCGTCGTTTCAGACGCAGACCACCACCATTCTGGAGAGTGGACAGATGAGATCTTTAGGATAACTAAACCTGATGGTTTGATTTTTGTACACGACCTTGGATATTATGACTCTCCAAAAAGATATATTGAGGAGGCTCATCGTCTTAACAAACCATACGTATTTTTTAACAACAAGACAAGACCAGAAGAGACTTGTGAAAATGGTTGGCTCATGATAAGGAATACAAAGTAATGACATGTTTAGATAAACTACAAGAAGATTATCCTGAAGTTTTTGATTCTGATACACTGTTATATATCGGAGCAGTTCCTTCTAAGTGGACTGAATTCCTAGACTTGTTTGCAATGGCAAGGTGGAAACCTACGGTGCTGGAGCTTGATCCTAAGAATGCACAAGACCTTAGACATTTGGAGATAGATGTTGTAGAGGGTGACGTTAGGAACATAGAGGAGTTGTGTGGTCAAAAATCATATGACGTAATCATATGGGAAGATGGACCAGAGCATATCCCAGAGTCAGATTTTGATTCTACCATTCCTCAACTAACGAGGGTTGCTCGTAAGTTCGTTATCATGGAAGCCCCAGAAGGTATACGTGGACACAGAACTGACGTCCCAATATTAGAGCAACAACTCTCAGGGGTATACAAGGATACGTTTGGAAACTACGGGTTTGAAACTTTTCTGCTTCCGCAACCAACCAAACCAGAAGCTTTGCGTATTTTTTCTATATGGGAAGCCACCTCTGTCTCTGCGTAGTGCATTTTTTTTTCACACTGACTTGATATACTTGAACACACGACGTACATTACTTGCATACAAAAGGAGTACTAAGCATGGCAGATCTCAATCTAAATACAATTGATGCGTATGTGTCACACACTCTTCCCCTCGTTTTCGGTTCAGATATTGGATCGTTCAAACCTACTGGCCGTATGGGATTGATAGGTAACAGACTTATTTCGGTTGGTAAAAGTATTCACTTTGAGGTTATCGTAGATTATAATCTTGGAGACGAGGATGAACACAGAAGGATTCCCGTTGTACTTAAGAGGGGTGGTAAGAAGGGATACTTTTTTTATTTGGCCGATCGGATTGCCGTAGAAGGTTTAATGCCGAAGACGTTTGTGTTTTTTAATCCCAAGAACTCTGTAATACAATTGGTTTCTGCCGAACAGTTCGGAAGAACTGTGGCTCGCACGTTGGGAGCTAAGTATTCTCAGAGTAAGCATTCAACACATCTTCCTAATAACTTTGTTGAGTTAATCAAAAAAACGGAACTCGTTTATGAATTTAATAAATCCACAGATACAGAAACAGTATACGTTCCATCCTCAATGTTCGAAGACGATGTTGCAACGCGACCGATTGTAATAGAAGACTATGATCACGTTTCATTTGATGAGTTTTCTAAAAAGCTCGAAGAAGAAGACAAACAGGCTGAGGTTTCGCTAGTAGAAGCCGCCAAGGTAGTGGCACAAGAACTTTCCAGACCAGACCCAGAAGCTTTTAAGGTCGTAGATGATGGGGGCGAGGTAAAACATGTGTGGATAGAAGAGGATAGTCCTGAAAAGCCAGAAGATAACGGAGAGTTTGTTCATCTTCATGTTCACTCACAATACTCGTTTCTTGACGGGGTTCCGTCACCAGAGGCTATTGCTCAACACGTTCACGACATAGGACAGCCAGCATTTGCGTTGACTGACCACGGATATATGTTTGGATGCTATAAACAACAGCAGGCATGTAAGGATGTAGGAGTGAAGCCAATACATGGGTTCGAGGCTTACTACGTTGATGACGCATCAAGTCGGGAGAACCGTGGTAATTACCACCTTGTATTGCTTGCTCAGACAGAGAAGGGTTGGCAGAATTTGGTGAAGCTCTGTTCTATTGCCGGGAGAGATGGGTTCTACTATCGTCCCAGGATTGACAAGAAGATGCTTGCGGATCATTCTGAAGGTGTGATTGTACTGTCTGGTTGCTACAAAAGTCCAGTTTCATATCACTTTTCAGAAGAAGCTCGTGATATTGATAAGGCCAGAGCTAACATGCAGATGTTGAAAGGAATGTTTGGAGACAGGTTTTACAACGAAGTAATGCATATTGATTGGCCCTTGTACGACGACTTAGTCCCAGAGATACTTAACATGGCAGAAGACGAAGGCGTTAAGAGTGTGATGACTAATGACTGTCACTACTTAAAGCAAGAAGACCACGCTATTCAAAACACTTTGCTGAAGGTTGCTACTGGCAACAGTGGTGGGCTTGAGTTCTCATCAAGTGACTTCTTCTTTAAGAATAGAGGTCAAATGATAACAGGTAGCTTGACCGCTGAAATGGCAGACGCTACATTAGAGATAACAGATAGGGTTGACTTTGCACTCGACTTTCAAGGGTACAAGTTTCCCAGTTTTGACATAACACAATCCTCTGACTATGACAAATTTATAGGGTGGAAAAATGACCAAAAAAAGATTCAAAAATAAGGCTGGAAACGTTTACCCGGAATATTTGGCTGAACGCTTTCACTATTTGTACGAGTCTCTTGCCCCATCGTTTGGTTATTCAACAAGAGACGAATCTTCTGTGCCGTGGGATGATGTTCCGTCTCAGAATAAAGCACTGATGATAGAGGTGTGTTACAGATTAACTAGAGAATTTTCTATATGTGGAGTTGGCAATGTCTAACAATCTAAATTTTGACTATCTAAGATTCAGGGTTGAAGAGGGATGGATTGCCAAGGGCATCCCTACAACAGAAGAGTACTTAAAGCGTAAAGAATATGAGCTTGGGGTTGTAGAGTCGATGAACTTCTGTGATTACTTTTTGATCGTTGAAGACATCATTTCGTGGGCTAAGCAGAGAGGTATCCCAGTTGGTCCTGGTCGTGGTAGTGGTGCTGGCTGTATTTTGTGCTATGCACTGGACATTACGACACTTGATCCAATCTACTTCGGCCTACTGTTCGAGAGGTTCCTCAATCCAGAGCGTATATCTATGCCAGATTTAGATATGGATTTCTGTAAAGAGCAAAGAAAACGCGTTATCGAATACGTTCGCGACCGCTACGGTGCTGATAGAGTCGCACACATCATCACATTTGGCTCCATGGGGCCGAAAGCGTCCATCAGAGACGTCTCAAGGGCACAACAGATAGACAACTACGTTCAGGTTGGTGACACCATCTCTAAGGCTATCCCTGCGTCCTGTAGGACACTTGAAGATGCGGTGGAAGGCTCTGAATTCCTTCAGAAACAGCAAGCCTTGTATCCTGAACTCTTTCAGATGGCAGGCTTCCTCTCTGGAAAGGTTCGTCAACCGGGCAAACATCCGGCTGGAGTTCTGATTACACCAAAGGATGTGGTTGAATACATGCCTCTGTTCTTCAAAGCTGGAACAAAGAAGGAAGACGTATACATAACCCAATGGGACATGTATGACATTGAGGACACAGGGTTCCTCAAGATGGATTTCCTCGGCTTGAACACCTTGACTGTAATTGATAAGGCAGTGCAGAGGATCAACAGAGACCTTGCTTTCGATGGTAAACCCAAGATAGATATAGAGAAGATCAATCTCAACGATCCTCTCACTCTAAAGCTGTTTGCCGATGGACATACCACAGGCATCTTTCAGCTTGAGCGTAAGTATGTGCAGGACTTTTGCAGGACCATGGGCATGGAAGACTTCATGGATGTGGTTGTGATGAATGCAATCATTCGTCCCGGAACCATGGATGCAGGCACCACCCAGACCTTCATTGCCAGAAGAAGAGGTGATGAACCGGTCGAATATATGCACGAGTCTCTTGAGGGTGCGCTTAAGGAAACCTATGGCATCATGGTGTATCAGGAGCAGGCAATGAGAGCGGCTCAGGACTTTGCAGGGTTCACACTCGCAGAGGCGGACAACTTGAGGAAAGCTATCGGTAAGAAGATTGCATCGAAGATGGCAGAGATCAAAGAACCGTTCATCGAGCGTGCAATGGAACGTAAGGGAAGAACAAGAGAAGATGCGGAGATGGTGTTTGGATACATTGAGAAGGGACAGAGGTACAGCTTTAACAAAAGTCATGCCGCTTCTTATGGTAAGATCACTTTCCAGGCCGCTTATCTGAAAGCTCATTACAAAATCGAGTTCCTGTGTGAACTTCTCAACGGAGAGTATGGTGGTTCACAGGTTTCTAAGGTCGGCATGTATGTGGAAGAGGCAAGGTTCTTCGGGATTGATGTGATAAGACCTTCCATCATGACGAGTGAAGCGTTCTTCGAGATTCGTGATGGCGAGAAGATTGAGTTCGGTTTGGCATTCATTAAGAACGTCAGTCCGTACGCGGCTCGTGAAGTTGTCAAGGCCAGAGGTAAGTATACCAACATGGCTGAGTTCCTCATAGAAACTGACTTCAACACGTTGAACAGTCAAGCTGTTGACTCAATGATTCGTGCCGGTGCCCTGGATTGCTTCGGCAGTGACAGAGAGGTGTTGATTGCCAAGCATCATTACCTCAGACCCATCGTAGACAAGATGAAGAAACAGCAGAAGCGTAAGGCTGAAGGCACAAAGCTACGTAAAGAACTCACGAGAGAAGAGGTTACACAGTGTGACCTGGATGAGATAGAGAGTGAAGAGCATCAGACTTTCGAAGAGATGCTTGACGACGAGAAGACTATGACGGATGCATATCTTACCGCCTCTCCTATGACGCCGTTCGAGAAAATCATTCGCAGTGAGACCACTACTGATATTGCAGATGTAGTTGATGGTCTGGGGTTCAATAGAAAAAGTGAAGATTTATGTCTCGCGGGCATTGTAAATGACTTTAGAGAGCATATAGTAAAGAAAGGTAAGACCCAAGGTCAGGAAATGGCATTCCTTTCCATATCGAAAGATCAAAGAGACATGGATGCAATAATATTTCCATCAAAATACCCGACGTTGAAAGAACAGATTGAGATCGGTAAGGTTTACCTGCTGTACGGTTCAATAGGACGCGGGTCGTCGTTCATAGTAAATGATCTGCAACTGTTGAGCACAATATAGGAGAAAAGAAATGCCATTGTATGATTTCAAATGTAAAGATTGCGGCAAAGTAAGCGGTGCATTCTTGAAGATGGATGACATTAAGGGACGTAATGATTTTGCGTGCCCGGAATGTGGAGGTAAGACAAGGCGTCTTTGGACTAAGCCTTCTGCCATTGTAAAGTCTGGAATTGGTGATGTTCTCAATAGTTTACATCCACATCAGACATTGGTAGATGTTGATGGACGACCTGTAAAGGTTAACTTCGTTGACCATGGAGATCGTTCAGGTCTGGAAGGCGTTGCAGCTGCCGCAGGTATTCGCGGTGCACGTATGGACGAAAAGACAGGGAAACCTGTTGTAGATGTCGTATCGGACAAGCCTGATCCGCTTGGACTACACAAAAAGGGTCAAACAGAAACAAGTCAGATAAATGTAAACCAAAAGGTTAGGATGCCTGGACAAAAAGGAAAGTAACATGGAAAGTAATGACACACAATCGGCTCAGCCAATTGAAACCATTGAGGTTGAAGACAGAGAGAGGAGTGCAGAAGAGCGTATCGCAGGTGGAGAGCAGAAGTTTGGAGAAGAGTTCTGGAAGGCCAACGTTGACCAGTTCATTAGTCAGACCCATTACATGCTGACCCAGACACATCTGCAACTCGCCGCGCTTAGTACTGTACTTTTGCGTCGTAACATTGTTACGTTGCAGGAATTGCAGGATGCTCTCAAAGAGGTACAGGTTCAATATAATACGTCTGCAAAAGAGCAAGAGGAAGGTAGTGCTGAAGAGGGGAAGCCTCAACAGCAACAGAATGCAAATCCAACCATTGATCTTAACGATATTGAAGCCATTGATGCTCAATGTGCCGTTGAGATAGAAGACAGTCCTGATGGGCGAAAACCTCCAACAGGACATGGTGGATAATATGAACAGGAAAGACGAGTCAAAACGTATTGCCATAGCTCTTCGAAGGAAGGGTAATAGCTATTCGGAGATTATTCAGAAGATGCGTGCGATGGGTATCAAAATATCGCGAGGAAGTCTTTCTGGATGGCTTCGTGAAATTACATTGACTCGTGCTCAGCTCGCACGTCTTGAAGAACTTGAAGAGGAAGGAAAGTCTAAAGGCAGAAAGAAGATTGTGAGTATGAGAAGGAGTTGCGATGACGACAGTTAGATGTCCAAAATGCAAGGCTCATTACGAGATTCCTTTCAAGGAGTATGAGGGTGTGAGATACCCTCTTCTCCCTGACAAGGAGTCTTTGTATTTTTTAACCAAGCGTTGTATTCGTTGTAACTCTCGTATCGAATCGTTTGCAGAAGATGTAGACACAGTATATTCCTGGTTGGCTGAGGACGAAGTCATAAAGGAAGAGATAACACACCATACTGCGGGACTATTGACCCCTATAAAATCCCGCAGAAGAGCATCTGTCTTTTATCTTTTCTCCAACGCTTTGGCTGATAGAGAATCCATTGTTAATCATTTGGAGAAGATAGAGTGGGAAGACCCTGAGATCAAAAAGCTTTTGGGGGCAGTCGTGATAGTGGATTGGTTGCACGGGAATGACTTGTATCCTATACCTGAAGTTGTAAAACAGCAGGCCCATTTGTACGTGACCCTTCCTGAGGAGACCTATGGATACTCAATCGGGAAAGTGTATCCGTCCCTCTTTGCGGAGAACATAGTGGCATCTGTCAGGAACAAGTTTTCTGAAGTGCGATTTTATTCCTACTATCCCACTATCCGACTGCCCTCATCTCCTTTAACTTACTGGTTGGAAAATAAAATGTGCGAAACGACTTGGAATTTTGAAATGTACAACTATATTATGAGTAAGATAGAATCCGCCAAAGAGCGGAGTCAAATAGTAATAGGAGTTAGAACGAATGAATAGTACATTGATGAAAGCATTGAATGCTCCGTTTCCAGAACCTCTAATCAAACACAGAGATGTTGGAGGCAGTGGAGAGTATGCAAGGAAGGTGAGTTACGTTGCAGGAAGTAATGTGATTCGCCGTCTTAATGAAGTTTTCGGTCACGAATGGACGTATGTCGTGAAGGACCGGGAAATTGACTACACCGCTGATCATATTGCTGTTCTCGGACAGCTGACGATCAAGGTTCCTGAGACTTCGGTCCAGGTTATAGAGGAAAAGGTAGGCGATGTAGTCACAACGAGAACCATATCCACGACTCATGAGGTAGAAATTATCAAGGAGCAGTGGGGAGGTTCTCAGATCATGAGGAAAAGGTCTACGAGCAACATAATCTCACTTGGAGATGATCTGAAGAAGGCATCCACAGACGCTATGAAGAAGTGCGCCACACTTTTTGGCGTCGCACTGGATCTCTACGACAGTGACGATTCTCCTGAGACTACGTTTGTAGATGAGCCTGTGGAACTAACACAGGAGGAAAAGGACAGACTTGCTGCCAACGTACAGAAGGTTGCGACATTGGCACAGGTCAACACAATAAAAAACACCCTTAAGTCTAAAGGAAGAACTCAAAAAGACTTGATCAAATTCCTAGAGGTGGAGAAATGGTCTGAAGTACCATTTTCTGATGCTCAGAGGATTATCAACGGTGAGCATCTATTCTGGAGGACTAAGATGTAGTAGAGTTTTCATGTTATTCGTTGTCTATGGAGGGGTCACATTTAAGTGGCCCCTTCTTTTTGGGAAAGATTCTTGGGGAAAACTAGCACGCGGTGTATATATTTAACGCGATAATGGATATAGACAAATAAAAAAAAAGATATAAACACACGCGCCTAAGCACATGTATTCATATCTCTTTTGGTCTTCATCTGTGTGTGTATAGCACGAGCCAACTCTCCTGTAACAGTACTGCCGTCTAAGAATTGCACGTATGCATCATCTTCTACGCCATATCCACAACAAGCATTCTTAACACCGGGCAATGTACCAAGACATGCATCATGTCCTTCTGGCGTTCGATGTTTGCCACAACGTCCACATGCTCGTGTTTTACAATTGTCTCCTACACTACTGTTGTTATCAACGTACAGCCATTCTTGCTTGAGTATGCTGAAAAATATTTCATTCCCACGGTTTTCTGATTTCATTAGGAATTTTCCAATTCATGTCTGCTCACTTCATTACCACCTTCGTCTGTGAACTCTGTAACAGTAAACATTTGTTGAGTCACTGTCTCAGTTACCGGCGTCGGTTCGTATGTCCCGTGAATGTAACCACGCCCTACCGTAAATACAGGAGAAGTGTGTCCGTTACAAAACTGGAGAGAGAATAGTTCTCCATCTACTTCATAGATTCGTGTGTCTATGATATTGTATCCTCTTCCCTGTTTCTTATGAGAGTGCTTCAGGGTAGCTCTTCCGAGCCACTCTTTCAATTCTTCCCTATTCATTCTCATTTTCCACCTCTTCATTTAGTATTGATAGCATGGATTTGTAGAATAAACGAATGTTACTAGGCTTCCATGAATAAAATAATCCCCCGCTGTCTCTGGTTGGAATCCACATGAGAGCTATGGCGGTAACGAGTCCAAAGATTGTGAAGTAGGTTTTAAAGTCGGGAGTTGCATATCCAGAGATGTATCCCAGACAACATCCTGCGGCAATCAGAACTATATCTGAAGCCATAACTAATATTTGGACAAACACTACCGTTATTATTGCCATACCTTTTTGCATTATCATTGTTTCGTTTGATTTCATGAGTCCATCCAGTCCCAATCTTCTTCGTCGTTTAGGTTATCATCTTCTACGGAGTAGATCCCATAGTCGTAGTCAAGAGCTGCTTCAAGGGTTTCGAAGTCATATCCGCCTTGATCATTGATGGCTTTTAATGCCTCTTCTTCAGTAAGATCTCTTTCTATCCAACACTTGTCTCCAAAACCATAGTCAGAGACGATTCTATACCTTCTATCTTTTTCCATGTCACACACATTCATCTTCTGGAGGCTTGTTGTCAAGATCAAGAGCTGTATGACTAGGTGCGAACTGTCTAAATGGGAACGGCAATCCATTAACCTGTGTAAACATACAGGCATGTATGGCAGTCTTGATTTCGTGTGAAAGTTCGTCCAGAGCTGCGAACTCTTGTGCCATATCTATTTGTTCTTGAATCTTTCCAAGATTATTAGATTGAAACCAGTCCAGCTTACCATCTACACAAATCAGTAAGAGGTAATAGTCTGCCTTTGGCAGTTCTTCTTGTTCTTTGGTTTTGTCTTGTTCGTTACTCATTTTACTATTATCCCCGTCTTCTTCATGGTTTCCAGTTTGACTAGCATTATTTCAAATGCATCAAGAATTTCATCTATTGATTTACGTTTTGACCATGGTTGTGGTTCCGTGGTTTCATATCTATGAATACAATTGATCCATCCATAACATCCACACTTGAGACCTATAACACGATGTATTAAGTCTCCCTTTCCGGCCATGTCAAAATGTTTAATTACGCTTTTAAGCCTAGACTTTAACTGTTCCAGTCTTATTTTCTGCTCTTCGTTCATTATGGTGTGTTTCATTCTACACCTCGTTAGGATAGAGACATGTTCTTCTTATTGAGTCTATATCCTCTTCTTCTATCACATCACCAGTACCGTTGAGGAGGTTGAACTTACCAGCGTTAGGCCAGCACGGTCCCCAAACTACTCCAGTCTTGAGTCTAACGAAGTAACTGGTCTTTTCATACTCCCCATTGTATGGAATGAACGGTTGCATTTCTACAAAGCAACCACACGTTCCCAATGCGGCACATACATATCTGCTTTCCAGGTGACAGTATGCTCCAAGCTTGCCTTCGTGATCCAAACCGAACATGTTTGCACATTGGAAACATCTTCTTTCTGTGGTTGGAACAGAAGCTTCTTTGTAATCATAAATATCAGTGTTTTTATGTTTCATCTGGTTGTATTTCCCATGTTGACCAACGGACTGTTGTGTATAAGAAAATGCATGGAATGGAAACTATAACTGCAAGAGTGGCAACAATAGGAGATAAAAACAAGGCAACTACTCTGAATCTTACAACGGGATGGTCCAATTGTTTTCTTCGTGCAAAGTTGTTACACGTTCTCCTTTTGTCGTTATTGTATCTGTCAAAGCGACAGTGTTCTATAAAGCGCCTCCAATAGGTACAGTACATACAATATGTACAAGGTTTGTCTCCAGATCTATAGTTTGGAGTGTTCATCGTTTCTCTCAGTGATATAGTCTCCTGGTGTAGACAATCCTCTAGCTACGCTCAAGAGTATACGTTTTATAACGTCTCCGTGGCATAGTTCAGGAGCACACCAGCATACCAATCCCAGCTTTCCATGTTTTTGGAATGTTTCAAGTAGCTTACAGAGTTCTAAAGTCATTGCTTCATCACTCTCCAGGTTTACACTCAACCATTCAGCATACTTGGTAACGACTTCCTCTCTCGTCCCATCTTTTCCTATAACAAATGGGTTCCCGAGAGGTGATGGTCTTCCAATGTATACGTACCACAAGGGCCAGTGGAATGGTTCTGGAATATCTTTTCTATTTAACACTTCTACCATGATGGAATCCTCTCAAGAAGGAGAACTATAAGAAAGAAGAATGCGGTTAATGCTGCCGCCACTAGAAGAGAACCCCTCTTAAAGTCTTTAGTTAAACGTTCCTTCATTTTGGACGAGAGGGAGTGTATCCTTCCTCCTCTCATGGTAATTTTGCCACAATAGAATTTGGCCATAGGTTCTGCAAGCCACACTCCACGGAGCAGGGTTCCTACTATACATAGTGCCATAGATAGTAATCCTATTAGTTCTGCTAAAAATTGTAACATCTTATTGGTTTCTCCATCTTTTGAGAAATTTGAGGTTGCGTTCGCTCAGAACAAGTCTTTTCTTGCGCATAACTTCTCTTTTTGTTTCAGAATCATCAATCACTGGACTGTTTAAGGTTCTCTCTTGTACCATACTTACTACAGCGTCAAGCCTGATGGGTGCTAAGCCCCATACATCGACTCCGACATCAATAGAGTGGGTATGAGTCCAATCTTCCAGTGTTCCGTGGCTGTGGGCATATAAGTGTACGGCTGGAGGTATGACAACACCACTGCCTGTTACTCTTCCGTACATTCCTGGCCACACTCTTTGTGCATAGTGATGAAAGTAGCACGAGGTTCCAGAGTATCTACGGCACAACGTGTCGTGTACCTCTGAGAATTGTTCTAGTGACAGCAATGGCATCTTGTCGTGGTTTCCTCGCACGAGAATCTTACTCCCGTTCAGGACGTTGCACCACTTTCTGTGTCGCTTCCACGCAAGGTCACCAACTACAATCATCAGGTCACCTTTATTTACTCTGCTGTTCCAATTGTGAACGAGAGCATCATTCATATCGTCAACGTTGTCGAATCCTCTGTTGCAATGGAAATTGATTGGCCAGTGATCAAAGTGGAAGTCTCCACCAACCCACACGGTTTGTCTTCTATGTTTTTGTTTACTCATGATTGTTCTCGTCCAATTTTTTATTTGAATTTGTTCCTCTAAAATGAACTCACGGGTTCAATCCGTAGTGTTCTACACATATTTCGTAGCTTGATTGTGGACATCTTGTTTCCCACTCTGGACTATATCTATCAATGCCACATAATGAACACTTCCTGCGTGCGTCCAAAATGTGACACCAATTAAATTTTTTCAAAGCTTCTTCTATTTTATCCCTTTTGTCAGCCCTATCGAAGGAAGCCATGATTTGTTCAGCCTCTTTGGTTGAATTAGCATGAAAGGTGTGATTTCCATATCCATAAGAGGTAGCTTTTGAGACAATTCTTGGAGGAGGCTCAGAGTAGTGTGGCATCCTGGTTTTGCAGTACACAAACCTTAGTGTTAGTATTCCTATTAAAATTATAAAGATTGCCATTACTTCACAAATCCTATCATTTTCGGTGTGCCATCCTCGCTGGTAACAGCTGTCAATTCCTCAAAGAAGAAATAGACTTCCTTTGCAGATTTTTCATGGAAATATCTTACTTTGTATAATACTCCATCTCTGTCCCAAAGGACGGCTACTACTATTCCACTTAAGCCAAGTTCTGTTATCAGGACGCAAGATTTGAATGGGAACTCACATTCTATTGTGGTTGACATGGTTCTAGCTTAACCGTTGTAACATTGTCACGTTGAGAGACTATGATTTTAACGGCAGTTTCTTTTTGATCTCCAAAAGGCAAGGTGGTATTTCTGATTGTGTTGTCCACGGAAACGATTCCTTCAAGAATAGAGTCCGCTAGATAAATAGGAATCTCTTCACAAATTTCCCACTCATCGTCAATTAGAAATTCTACCGACAATTTGACATCACTGATGTCGATGAATCTTATTTGTGATGCTCTTTCAATCAATGCTTCGGCAAGAATGACGTCGAGCATTCTGAGTATAATTTCTTTGCTATCCATCATGACTGTTACTCCGTTTTTTATTTTGAGAATTGTCGTTAACTTGAACAGACGAAAGGAAATGTGGTGTGCTATTACGCCAAAGAGAAGGATTTGCCTTACCAGTTACGGGGTGCTTTTCCACTAGCTGTATTTGTCCCAGAAGTCATCTCTGGCTCTGTGACCAAGCCGAGTCTCACTTGGCTGGGTACTTGTCCCACTCCTTAGATGCACCAAATCAGCCATTATTAGAATTTTCAAGTGACAAATTACACTTATTAGTTGTAATATAGTAATGAGTAGTCATATTGCAATAGGAGGATATCATGAAAGCAATTGAAGCCTTAGAAAAGACTTGCAAAGCTTGCAAGCGCACAAAACAAATTTCAGAATTCTACAAGCAACAACAACATGGTAAGAATGGTCAAATTTGGAAATATTACGATCAGCTGTGTATTGATTGTCGCAAAGCTTACAGTTTAGTCAGAAGACGTAATATTAAGAGGATGGCCGTATTATACAAAGGTGGAAAATGTGCATCATGTGGATATAATAACATAAACCATCTTGAAGTATTTGACTTTCACCATGTAGACTCAAATGTTAAAGAACTTGCAATTGGAAGCAATACTCGATCATTTGAGAGAATTAAAGGAGAGCTTGACAAGTGTAATTTGCTATGTGCTAATTGTCATCGTATTGAACACTCTAATAATGACTGATTTGGCGGAACTTTCGTTCTGGCTGCTTCTAAGCCAACATTCCACATTTCAGAAATGTATTATTCAGGCTCAAACGCTCTGAATGTTGAAATCCTATTCTTTGCGTCGCCTTCACCAAGGTAAAGTTCGTCCATTATGGTTGCCACTTCTTCTTCTAAGGCTTTCGAGTAATCCTTTGCCTGAACTTCACAAGCATCTCTAGCCGTTTGTTCGGCAAGGGTTGCCTGCATGGCAATTGGATGGGCACTAACAGCATTTCTGTGAGTGTAAGAACTCATCAAGGCTCCTTTAGTCTCAAGAATGGCATCTGCCAACTCTTCCTTGTGATTTTCGAAATATGCTCTGATTACATCTTCGGCAGACTGAATTCCCTGTTGTGCTTTAAAAGCTTTCACTTTTGCATCAACAATACTATTCAGTCTCGAATTTACTCTATTCAGCTGTGTTTTATTTAGCATTACATTTTTTTCCTTATGTCTCGTGGATGCTCAATTTCGAACATAAAGTCTTTGAATTCACCTTGCAGACATTTTACAGTACAGCAATGTTTGTTTATTTCTACAATTCTAGCTTTAAGTTTTCCGTCAAACCATCCGTGTCTTGTTCTTATTACGAAGACATCTTCTCCTTTACAGAATTCGTCTGTAAAAAGTCTTTACCTCGGAAGATCAGCAGACATTGTGATAATCTATGGTTGTATCGTAGTAGAGAGGAGGTTCTGTTTTGCATCTGGACCGTGCACACGAAACAAATGTTGAAAGCAGAGCAACTATTGCAATTGTTTTGATGTATTTCATTTGCTTTCATCTCTCGTACAACGAAAACACACCAACTCTTCGTCTGGAACGCCTTCTTTGACATATGTCATATTTTCACATTTGGAACATTTGCGTTTTCGAGATTCGAGCCATTCTCTCTCCTTACGCTTTGTTTCTTCTCTTTCCGTATTGCAAGAATCACACATTGTGAGAATCCATCCACCTTTACGTCTTTTTCCAGGTTTCCCACATGACTCACAAATTGTTGCAGATTCGGTTTCTGCTTCGCTTGTGATTTTATAAGCCTCTTCGTCTGAATTGTCAAGGTAAATTCTCAAACAGCCGAATTTTTCCTTGATTTGTGAAAATTCGATATTTGTGCCATTTGCTTCGTTTTGTGCTTTTAGCTTTTCGCACGTTTTTCGCAAAAGTGGCAACCAACCTTCTGAAATTGCAGCCTTATATGACATGCAACTTTCAGTTGAAGGTAAAGAATTCTGTCTGAACAGATTTGGAAAATCTGCATAAAGTTTGCGATATTGAACTTTTTCTCCATCTACCGCATCTCTTATCTCGCAGTCATAGCACCATTTGGCCGCTTCTGCCGGATGGTCGCAAATATGACCTTCTTTGTATTCACACTTTTTTGCATCTTCATATATTCTTGCTGAGTTATTCATCATTATCTTCATCCACGCTGTATTTTGTCTTTTCCTTGCGTGCATTGCGTCGTGTAATGCTTCGATCTTTTTCCTTTTGCCTTCTGTCGTAACGGTCGCTACGCTTTTCAGCTTCTCTGCTCGAAGTCTTTTTTGTATTTCTCTTCTTCATTTTCTACCTGCTGTTAGTTTGTGGTTTGCCAGAAAGGCAATAAGTCTGCCTTCCGCTTCTTCGTACGTGGTGCAGTATGCATCCCAACGCTCTCCGTCACTATAGATCCACTTGTCTATAATTGTACGGTCTTTTGAGGTAAGAGCTGTCCAGGTGTGGTCGGCCATCAACCACTTGTTAGTATTGCGCGAACAACGAAAAACAAGAAAGTAGTGAGTTGTACCTTTTGGATGCTCCTGATTGATTCTTAGGCTATTGTTATCTGCCCAGTTTTTTAAGTCTATCCTTGTTTTTTTCCGAACACAAGGAAAACACGTCTTCAATGATTTCGTGTGTATGTCGTATTTTTATCATAATAAAAGGAGGGTGGTGTGAGCATTAAGAGGAAAGTCGTCTTGATAAGTTTTGATATATGACGAAAGAATCTTGAACATTGAAGTCATGAGATTTGAGTCTTGACAAGCACTAGGCTCTATGTTTAAGGTTTTCATTCATCTCTATCAATACAATTCTATTCCCCATTAAGGAGTATGGATTTTCAGTCCATTTGCATCTGCCTAAGCAGAATTTGTGCTTTCAAACATTCCGAAGAGTGTCTGTCGGCCAACTTTTCTTTCAACACTACACACCACCCAAATTGGTTAGGGATTATACTTATAATCTTCGATTTCGATGATTGTGGTCGCGTTATGCTTTTCCAGAGCTTCTTGCGTGCATTCGATTGCGTCTGCAATAGACTCCTGCATTCCTTCAACCTCTTCTTCTTTAATTTGAGCTTCGAAGATGTCAAACATTTGCACCTCTCCCATACCGTACCGCGAAGGGAACTTTCCTTCTCTGGTTGCCATTTGAGCTAACATTGTAGCTCCGCTTTTTAACTCGGAAAGTTTGAAAATACTTGACTGAATTGGAGCGTTGGCAATCGCAATTGCCGTCTTCAACTCTATAAGGTGTGCAGTGAGAGCTTCGTGCTCTTTCAGTAAATCGTCAATGTTTACTTTTGGACTTTCGTCACCTTCAACAATTTGTCTTGAATTGTGTATCTTGATTTTTGTTGACACCTTTGTCATCCAACCAAGTACACGCTTTTTTCGTTTCAGCGCCGTGTTGAGAGTAATTTGCATTACCTTGACCTTTCTTTTTTTACCAGTCTTCTTTCTTGTCTGATTCCTAAAATATCTTCTAATCTGCGATTTTGAGAACTGAAATGTACACCTAGATCCTTTGCCATCCATTTGAGAAGATTCTCAATATCCTGTGGGTTCGTATTCCAGTCACCATCTTTACCGGTGTCTATCTTTACAACTAGAACGGGTGGCTTTGGAGGATTCTTCTTTTCCGTTCTTCTTAGAGGGACCACCGGAAGAGGTAGTGGAGGAATCCCCTCTGCCGAAGAGTGCTGTGCAGGAGGTTTTGGTGCGGGCTTAGGATCACATGTAAAGTTTTTCTCCTCTTTAGAGGTTGGAGAATCCAATCCAAAACCGTCTAACAGTCCCTTCTTTTCCTGTCCCAAAACATTACACGATGTAATGATCAAGGACAGAAGAAGAGCTATAAAGAGTGTTCGTTGTTTCTTCATAGTCCAGCCCAACCTTTTGCGATTTGAGCATTTTCTGCATCACGAGTGGGGCTTAATCCAGCCCTTATTCCATGCAGAATTGGATCTCTTTGCTGTATCACATATGGAAACATGGGGTTTTCAATCCTGTGCTCTTCAATCTTACTTGAGTTCGCACTTGTCACCAGAGCAAGCATATGTTTTTGCACCATCGGTGTTGTCATCATTTTCGTAAGTTCCTAATTGCGAATAGTCAATTGGTATTTGCTGTTCATTTTGCTCCACAAACTGTTCTTCTGAAATCTCTTCAAATGGAGCTAATTGGTATCTACCATTATCATACGGCAGAAAACTCAATCCATTCACTATATCCCAATGTTTGTAAACCCAATTACCAACTTCAAACCACTCATCATCTTTGATGTACACCGTACATGAAGCGTTGTGTTCGCACCAGTTTTCTTTGATGGTTTGGTATATTTCCAGTTGGTCTATTGCATCTAAGTCTGATCTTTTCAACGATTCGGATGGAGCCTTTACGGGGAAGCTACAAACCCATGTTGATGCAGTTTCCGGTTCTTGGTTTACTTCTGGAACGAAGTCAAAACCTTGATCCCTCATCATGTGAAACAGAGAGTCCATTTTAGAGATGCGAAAGCGTCTCATATAGAATTGTGAATATCTGGAATGCAACCCTGATGAAGCGTTTACCAGTTGAGAAACAGTACCTGATGGCTTTATACACGTTAATGCTTTAGGATATGAAACGTTGAGTGATTTGGCGGCACGTCTGGCAACTTTCCTCACTCTATTTTTCAGTGCCTTAAGAACCATCGGTTCGATTATCTTCGGGTTGTCACATAGTCCTGTGAGAGAAACTCCAAGCAATCTTTCCTCTTCACAATTCTTCTTCCACTCTGGACTGATGAATGGGAAATGTGTGAATGTAGACTGTATTGTACCTAGCCAGGTTGCAGTTTCAACTTTATCAAGCAATGTATCGAGATCGTCATCTGGTTTTACCACAACCTCTGTAAGATTGCAAAACTGTTTATTACGAAGAGAGATTTCTCCACAAGGATTGCACCCTTCGATTAGTTTTTCATCACGTCTGGATGGAGCGGTATTACGTACACCCTCAAGATTGAATATTCCTCTTTCTCCAGTGCCAGAAGATGCCAGTGCAGACCATTCTGCCAGAAACTCTGTTGCAGACGGTTTTTCTCTGTAGATTGCAGAGTTGTTTGCCATCATTCTTTTTGCAGGAAATGGCCAATCTTTAGCATGTCTCATATCCATATCGTCTAAGTCGGACAATGAGATTTCAGAAGAGCGTCTTACTCCACCAACAACCACTGCTTCTGCTATTTGAGTACAGATGTCGTGACATTCAACAGAGGTGAGTTGTCTACCTTGTGCTTCCAAAAGTGTTTCCGTAACAAAGGTATGAAGATTGATAAGTGGTGCTGGACCAGAAGCTTTTCCACCCATAGTTTGAAGACGTGCACCTTCGGGTCTCACTTCACTGTAATCAAAATGAACAAATCGCCCTTCGTACAGTTCGGTAAGTAAAACTTTTAGTGAGTTGGACCATCCTTCACGAGAATCGTCAACGGTATGATATACAACGTTCATAACATCAATGTTTGGAACGATAGGAAGTTTAGAGATAGCTTCTCTGCTAACGGAGAATCCAAACCCAGATCCACACATTAAGATGTATAGGTTTTCTGCAAAAGATTCGATACTATCTATGTTGGAAAACGCACAGTTGTAAATGCACGTATTGTCTTTTCTTGCCGGAGCACCTGCTGTCCAAACCAACCTCATGGATGGCATCACGTTGAAAGTCAACATGTATTCTCTAATTTTGCGTACAGTTTTCTCTGGAATGTGTTCACCTCTCTCCTCCAACAAGAAAGTTAGAACACGATCCACAACCTCTTCCCACGTCTCTCTGCGTCCAAGTTCGGGTTGCCAACGTGCATATGAACGCACGAAGACAAACTTAGACAATTCGTTTGCAAAATCAACCATTATAAATCTCCTTGAGTCTTTGTACTGGATAAGAAATTCTACCCGACAGCATTTTTGGCCGGGACTCCTATATAGTACTAGAATATACCACACTTTGTCATGGGTTCAAGGAGCTAAAATCAACAAACTCTAAAGTTGGAGTAACAGGGATAGTCCTGCATCTCTGGGTATTGCTACCACAGTATCCTATTTCGTTAGACGATACTCCTAAAATACGATTCATTCTTAAGGTTCCTGAGAGCTGAACTCTGCTGAGCGTAGAGCAGCAGAAAGTGCAGCGCGTGATTGTGCTGTATTAAAATCAATTGCCAATTCATTTTAATTCAGTACCATCCAGGAGCCATAAGCATCCTCGCAGCAAAAACCCTGTGGGTTCTTTGCTGAGAAAGGATACTTATTTTCTATGTTAATGTTAAAGTGTGATGAAACATCACACATGCAACTAGTATGCAATCCAATGAATCATAGAATTCCCATTCTTGAAATATATCATTAATATACTAATGAGCCTGTGAATTTGCAGAACCAGGTGGCTCGAAGATATTCCCAGACCAGGTGTAGCCTGGTCCAGCCTGCCTTTCCCTGGGCGTCCCCCAGGGAACTGCTGGCTCTTACTGGGTTTCCCAGTAAGTCTTCGAGGAGGAACCTGGTGTGATTAGAACTCTGAGTCCAGGTGTCCGGCAGAGTGCCGCCTTGTGGCGGCACAGCATCTCATTAACAGATGAGATGTACGCCGGATTCCAGGTTCTCAGTAGTTATCATCCTGTGAATTCAAATGCGGAATTAGTATAATAAAGTATATTTCATGGAATCAATTCTCGCTTTGATGAGAATTGAGACCTCAATATGTTAGCGGCTTGATGATTCATCAAGCTGTCCGAGGACCAAGCCAATGAGAAATTGTCAGGTCTGTCTGATTATGCTCCGCGTCCGGGAATTTTCATGCTTCCGGGACAGTTGCCGGTATGAGAAGATACAACGTTGGAGGGTACACCACCAATGACGGAGTTGTGTCCCTTTACGCGTCTCTTGAGATTTGCTGCTGCTTTTTTGTTTGGACGATTCCACTCTGGACGACGTGCTTCGCCGTTTGGATCTCTAAATTCTTTCAGTCCCATAATACTTCTCCTGACTTTATTGAATTTTGTTTAACATGTCGCTGATCTTTTTGCTCACGGCCCGCTTTTCATTCTCAAGTTCGAGAATAGTAGCGGCTATTTTGCGTATTTGTCTTTGTAGGTTACGCAGTACACGCTCTTCTCGCTTGCGCTCCTTCTCTAAGTATGAACCCATATTCTTTTTACACGACCTGCATGTTATTTCGTGCACATTTGCTGTAGTCAAGGGTTCGTATCCCCAAGCATTACCGCATATTCCATACTCTGGTTGTCATGATATACCTTTCTTGTTTGGATTGGAAAAAAAATGTAGGGGGCAGGTTGGGCATTAATGTGACCCATTTTTCACATTAAAGTACACCTCAGTGCAAACGTATCTGACGACTGCACCTGCCAAAACAGACCGGAGAAACAGCCTCCTAGCTTCCGCTACCTATAAACAGGCGTCCCACAGCTAGTAAGACCAAGCACGTTCCCTTTACTCCACCATGAGCAGTGGGACTTTTGGACAACATAAAGATGTACAGGAGAGGACTCGAACCTCCGCCATACCCAATTACAGGACGCTCTCGCCATCATGAGCTAACGCTGTACATCAAAATAGGTGGCCGAGACTTTCACTCGGTTCCTTAGTGGTATGCATCCCACCAAGGATGTTCTTCCGAAGAGATATTCCTCCGTCCGTAGCGAAGTTTTACCATACCCTTTCAAGAGGGCACATCACACTTCTCTCAGCGTAGACTCTTCGTTCACTCCATTAGAAAGTTATTTAGAACTTCCCCAACGTTTGTGGAAAAACAAACCTTCTACGTAGAAAACAACATCTTCTTCTTCTAGCCACATTGTGTGGACTTTTCTTGATCCAGGAAGTTTGAATGTAATATTGTAAGAGATGAGACAGATTCTCTTAGCAGCAGGAGGGGCACTTGTTGGAAGCCCTCTTTTTCTGTTGACGGCAACTTTGATGTCTAAAATACTTCCTTTAATGATTCTGTTTTGATGGACAAGGAAGACTTCATCATCAATGTTGTATTTTGAGCTAAAGTGCATTGTAACACCTCATTTTACATTACCCATACTTCAATTTTCTTGGATGAATGAATCATCCCCCTAACGCTTTCAATGTGTTCTTTTACGCCTGCGTTAGCACTTCGTAATTCCTCTTCTGATTCCCACACTCCATTAAGAGAGTATCTTATCCACTGTAAGTAAATTTCAAGAGCATGTTTTGCCTTTTTACCAGTGAGAATACCGGGAATAGCACCGTCTGGTTGAACAATACACATGTATGAGATTTGGCTTGAGGTTTGTCTTAGGCTTCCAGGCAGGCCATCAAATGTGACATTAAGATTCATAGACATGGAGTCACCTCATTTAGCCTTAGCTCTGGCAATTCGTGACCAGTGTGGATGCTTTATCAATCCTTCTACCTTGAAGACTAAGTCTGTATCTTGTACAGTTAAGGATTTTCGCTCTCCACGACTACCTGTCTCCACCATTACTGAATACTTCTCAACGGTATAGGTTTCAGCAGTAATGATTTTGATATCTAAAATTTTACACTTCTGTATATCGTTGTCAAAAATGACAAAGATTTCATCTCCAACATTTGCTTTTGTGTCAATGGTCATATCGTATACCTTCCAAGCATGTAAAGTTCGTGAAGAATCATCGCCTCATGTTCAACATCATCAATGGCACGATGTTGTTCAACATAATCATTGTTTGGAAAGAGATATTCCCACGCCTCTTCTACCTTAGGCCATTTAGGTGTTGAACGACCACGATTTGGAGGAAGGTTAACAACAGGACAGGCTTCAAGCATAATGCACGGAAGCTCTCTGAAGTGCAACCCCCGTGCTTTCAAGAACCCGAAGTCAAACTGTTTATTGAATGCCGTTGCACCGAGTGGATGATTGTCAAAGATCGTCTGAAGTTGATACATATGACATTTGAGGTTTTCTGAGGCTACAACGTCTTCATATGTTAAGTTTGAATTTTGGAAGATCCATCCGAATGGTGATTGTGCGTGTTGACGGCCAAATCCACCTTCCTTAACGACGGAGTCAAACAGTACGGAAATTCCACCTGTGTCCAGATCAAGACTGACAATTCCAATTTCGACAATCAGTCCACCTTGTTTCAGGAATCCTGTGGTTTCTATATCTACGACAAGTATTTCTTTCATAGTGTTCCTTTATATTTAAGAGTAGTCTCGTTTGAGAATTTTACAGTCATCATTCGGCTCAACAAGAATCATCACATCCTCTATACCCACAGGTTGTACAGGTAAATGGAGACCAGTTGCATCCATATGCAGCTTCTCCATCGACTGTTGGCGTTTCACACTCTGGACACTCCCCATTCACCTCTTTGAGCATAGAGGACCATCCGTCACAACAGCCAGACTCACACAACTCTATGTTTTCAACGTCTGCTTTTGCCATAGTGTTTACCCTATATGTCTTGAGAGTCTGCAAACTTACCAGTAAGATACCTGTCGGTTCTGTACTTGAAGCAAACTCTGTTACCCTTTTCTGCGCGACGTTCCACAACGGGTCTGATTACTCCACCCTCTCTCACATGATCTCCACCAAGAGATGTGTTGCCATCGCAAATGGTTTTGATGTGGGCAAGGTCTATGAACGGACCTCTGTAAAGGATGGTTGGAGTACCAACCCCGAAGGTTGTGCACAGTTCGTGGAACTCTTCCCAGCCAAGGTAGTGTCCTTGTACCAAAATGTCGAATGACAGGAACCCTTGCTTGTCTTGGTCTAGGCCATACATGAATCCCTTCTGAATGCCAGATCCGTACACCTCTCCATACAAGAGAATCTGTGCCGGTTGTTTGCAGGATTCGTAAATGGAGTAGATGAGATCCTTGATTCCAGGGGCAAACCATGGTCCCCAGTAGCGATTGGCCTTGACAAGTTCGTCGGGAGACTCACCCTCGTGCTCAGGTTTTGCCCTTTGAACCTTCATGGAGGATGCAACCTCTTCACCATTGACGAGACCAATTTTAACATTGGAGCCGTGAATTTTCTCTGTGATTACCACCTCTTCTCCAACCTCCAGAATGAACGGGAAGTTTCTGATGGACTCGATGTTGGTGTATTTCTGCACCAACGGATGTGTTCTCACACCCTTGCCTTGATTCGGTCCACCATTACACTTCGGAGGAGGAGGGTAGTACTTGCCAAGACCAAGCTCGTCAGAGAGATTGTCTCCAATGGTAACAGACATGTCGTCTGGAATCTGCTGGATAAATCCGTAAGACGCTTCTCCTCTAAGGTTGATACGTCGTACTCTGTTGTTCTTGGCCAAGAATTTTGTCACTCCCCAGTGCTCTGCCCACTTGGATGGAAGTAGACAGTCTGGAGGAACGAAGACGCAGATGTCTCCCTCTTTCCATGAACTGTCAATTGGAATGACGGTCTGCCAACCTAGTACGGTTGCAAGCTTGAGTCTGTCGGCGTTTGGGTGTGGCTCGATTTTGTCGATTGTTGCCACTGGTGCTATAACTGAACTCATCTTCCTCTTCCTTCCGCAGTTTTTGACTGTTGTAGTGCCATATGTTGGTCAAAAAGTTGAGCGGCATTTACCGAAGGCTTATGTCCTACGGCTTGATTCAGCGTTTCTTTAACGATTGCGTGCAATTGCTCGGTATCTTCTTCTTTCGAGGTGTTGCGTCTTACTCCAACCTTTGAGGTTCGTTTAATGTCTGCTCTGCGTGCTTTGCGCTCTGCTTTGGTGCGATTACGTTTTTCGTCTCTGCGTCTTTTTTGACGTTCACGTTTCGCGTTTGCCTGTTTGCTATTCTTACCCTTGCTCATCCTTCATTCCTCCGTTACTAATGGTTTGTTCCATCCTAGAAATTCTTCGAGAATTCTGTCTTTTCTGTCACAAAATCCGTTTGGCCACCAATCAGTTCTCGCAGTATCGTCAAACGTAATTAGGTTATTATTCCAGATTACTTGAACGTCTTCAGCTGGAAATTCTTTACGAAAAATAAGGAGTCTTATCATTTCGATTCCAAGACACGTTCTTATTCTATAGGTGTGAGTTCGAACCCCATCCTTAACTGCGCGTGCATACCTACGTATTGACTTTTCATACTCCTGTTCAAAGTTGAATTCGTCAATGCAAATTCCGTTTGGTACATAGTTTATGATTATGTCCATTTTATTCCTCTTCTAAATATAAACTTGTTGATCAATTCTTTTTGACCATCTTAGGCTGCCTGGTAAGTTATACAATAAGTTACCAGGCCGCCAGAGTGAGTCAACATAAAATATACTCTTGCACATTGTCACATTGTGATGATACATCACAAACGATTCACAATATACCACTCAAGTAATCTAACCAAAGCCATTCTGTTTACGAATCCTGCAAACAACCGGCACATGGAACTAGAAAACTAACGTGACACTTGATGAATCAAGCCAATTGATCAATTAAAAATTAGTAAATACCTGCTGCATCTTCGAGTTCTTTTGGATCTACAGGAAGACCGTCTGAGTCCATGGATTGGGTCAGATCTTCCAAATCTCCATAATGACGTACTTCAACTTCTTCGTCAACCTCTCTCTCTGGAGGAGTTTCATCCGTTCCTATTGGTCCTGAAAAAGCAGTCTCTGGATCTGAGATTGCGAAAAAATCTCGCATTTCTGTTTCACATTCGGCTGTCAGACCTGAGCTGGCACTGATGTCGGCGAGAAATTCGGCTACGGTTGTATTTTCATCTCTTAATGAGGATGCAATTGTAGACTGTAGTGCAGTCTGGAATTCCATACGAGTTTTGATTTGTTTGATTTCTTCCAGTGCTTCTATCATAACTCCTGTCATCACTTTGACAGAATCAATAAGCACAGTCGCTTCTTCACTTGTCATTTTTCCAGTCTCCTGTTTATGATTGTACTAATCTTCTGAGTCCAAACGTATCCAAATCTTCTACTTGATCTCCAATATGTCTTTGACCAAGTGTTGTAACGATGCGACCACGGCTGGTTTTGGCTATCAACTTCTGTTTCACAAGCCATGGTTCAACAAAGAATTCAATTGTTTTGACATCTTCGTCAACGCCCTGAGCTACCGACTTCAGTCCAACAGGACGTTTCATGGTCGCAAGATATTGAAGAACTCTCCTGTCTAATCTTGACAATCCAAGATCATCAATCTCTTGAATGCGAAGCATTTCTTCAACGTGTTGTATTGTAATGCTGTTGTCAAACTCTACACTTCCGTCGAGCATCGCAATCGCAACATCTCTGCAAAGTAGCAAGAACCTGTTTGCAATTCGTGGAGTTCCTCTACTTTTATTTGCAATAACAGCGATACTGTCTGAATCAATGTTAAAACCTAGTTGTTTGCTTGAAAAAGAGATCACAGATGATAAATCTTCATCGGAGTATGTTTCGAAAATGAACTGTAGAGGGAATCTGTCTACGAAAGGTCTTGGTAACGTACCAAGATAGTTTGTTGCGCCAATAAATGTGAAGCGAGGAAGCCAGTAAAGTTCCGCATTGTTTTGTCCGGTTACTGGATTTTTCTTTTTAAGAGTAACTCTAAAGTCTTCTAGTGCGGTGTGCAGAGTTTCTGTTACAGATCTCTTGAGTCTGTGAACTTCGTCAACGAACACTACTGCCTGTATTACAGAATCCTCGTCTACCACCTTTCCAGTTCGGACGTCGTATCCATCAATTGGAAGCTTGCCAAAAATGGCGTCTAACTCTTCGTCTGATGATATTGATGATGCCATCGCAGAAATAAATGGAACTCCGCGTTCACGAGCCACAATTTCTGCCAACGTTGTCTTGCCAAGTCCAGGTGGACCTGCAAGCAATAGGTGTGGAAATGGAGCCTTTCTTCGAAGTGCTGAAATCAATGACACTTGTATTTGTTCGAGAATGCTCTCTTGCCCAACAAAAGATTCGAGAGTTGTTGGTCTAAGTGCTCCCTCTTCACTAATTGTCACTGATTCAGTCATTGAGAAGTTCTCCTACTCCTTTGAGCATATTGTTTTCGATTTGCGCTAATGGCATGTCTTTTTCTTCCATTTGGGAGCGCCACAGTCTAACTCTTTTCTCAAGCAACCTCACTTCTCCATCTTCTGTGTTGGAGGAGTATTGAGGATTGCGAATCAACATTCTAACGTATGACATAATTGCATTCTTGTCACACATTCCTTCGACTTGTTTCCTGTTCTCTACTACGTACGGAATTTTATGAAGACTGAACAGTATGAAGTGCCACATTTCGTGAAACACTACCATTTCTGGAGAAAGATCTGGAGTCAAGTGTGTACGATGATTGGCTATTACTATTCTTTGGAACTCTTCTTCTGGAATGTTCTCATTGCGTATTTCAGGATCTTGTAAGAACGCATATGACCACACTTTGTCCTGTGCGAACTGATCCATCATCTTTTCCATCATATGTAAATGTGCATTAAAGGTGTGATACAGAGAACTCACCATTGTACAGTACACATAAAACGGGGGAATTACACTCTTTTCCTCTTTGGATAGAGAGGAATATGCTACGTTGATAACTCTTCGCCAAGCTATTACTTCTGCTTTGGAAAGTTTTTCACAGAAGAAGATTGGCACCAAGTTACCTTCTTGTTGTTCCATATGTATATATCACTTTTATTTGTTTTGTAGATTCTTTAAGCCCCGAGAGTGAGCCGGTACGACTAAAGTCGTCTTTGGACGACTGCCGAGTCGTGATAGGCTCTCTCTGGGGCTTTAATGTGAATACTTGTAGTATTCACTATGATGCCCACGTAATAATCTCCCAGATGAAACATCTGGCTAAAACCAATCTACAGCGTTATGTTATCCCTCTATCTGAAGGATCGTATCTTTGGCGTCTGCCTCTGTAACCGTAACTCCTTCTGGAGAAATCAATTTTACAGAAACACCTTCTGGTTTTTGTACAACCTCAGAGCTTGAGTCTGACGTCATTATAACCACTTCTTCTTCGGGTATTAAAAATACCTTTTCTGTCGTTTTGTGTTCTTTATCTGACATTTGCTTTCCTTTTCGTGTTTTCAACAGTAGACGGTCGTTCTAACAGCAGGAGGCGACCCCGTGTCGCTCTACGCTGTGAATGTAAACTACACTCAGATGAAACATCAGAGCTGATAGCATATGCATGAGAGGAATTAATATAAAAGAACGAGAAAAAGTCTTTTAAATAAGACTCCTTTTTGATCTCGTCCGTGACGGTTTTTACCTCATTCCCACCGTCAAGAGCACGTCTATGCAGTCAAAGTCAACGAAAGTCTATATTTACGGAATTGGTCTGGCTAGAACAATATGTTCCTCTTCTTTACTGTCGAAGTGGGTTGTGAGTGCTAGCGTGATTCCATATTTTTCTTCCAGAAGCAGAGAAGCTTCGTCTAATTGTTCCAGTGTGATTCCTGCTTGGTTGAAGCATTCTTCAATTTCGTCTGGGATTTTGTCTACTGTAATGTTGTCAACTGTCATTGTTTTCCGCACCTTCCGTTGATTGTACGGCACCAGCCTTTGCTGCTGTCATCAAACTATCAAAACGTGCTCCCTGTTGCGGATTCGCCATATTGATGAACGCCACCTTTCCGGCGAGACGCTGAAGATCCTCTTCGCTTGCAGGTTTTCTTCCAGTTGCAATGTTATGAAGCTCCGCACGTACTTTATAACGCTCCTTACGAGGAACGTTTGTATGTTTATTGATTACCAGTCCGGTTACCGGCATTCTTCCACCGTCGCGAAAGACTCCGGTTTTTCTCATGTTGATTCGGAACCCATTCGAGTTGACAACGTTCATTACCAAAGGGATGATTGATGGTAATGCACGATTATCTTTCGAGGAAAATACCAAATCATCAGCATATCTCGTGTAGACTGCGTGATGTTTTCTGGCTAAACCCATGAGGGCAAAGTCCATGTTTCTTACCACGAGATTTGATAGTGCGGGACTCGTTGGTGCTCCTTGTGGGGTGACCCCGTTGAGAGTACACAACGATGAGATAAAATTGATTGTGAAAAGCTCTTCTGCTTTCAGCAGAGGAACAAAGGCTGTATTAAGTTTGTCAATTCCTATGTTGTCAAAGAATTTGGATATGTCCATTTTGACGACAACCTTGGCTCCAACATGACGTTCTGCGTTTGTCTTAATACTTTTTCCATGAATGAATCCGTGAGCACATGGAGTTGCCCATCCACGATAAAGCATTCTGTTCATTATGCGTCTCTGAACCCCTTTCAGATCATCGTCTGGAGCGTTAATCCATCTTTGCGAACCATCCCTTTTTGTCAATGGAAAGCGATTGTAGTGAGACGAAATATCTGCCATAAGACTTGTAAGGAGTTCTCCCTCCACTCCAAGAACAGAAGCAATTATATCAACAGGATTTACTAATTCATCAAGTCCCATATAGTATTCGCTTGATGCGTTAAACCTGAATTTGTAAACTTCACCTCTATTATGTTCCCAAATATCCGTAGCAGATACCATGAGAACATTTTTAGATGCAAGTTTTCTCAGATGCTCCATCTCTTGAGCAAAAGCATCTATATTACATCTAACTCTGACAATCTTGCCTTCGAGCAGAAGTTCAAGTAGTTGGCCAAATGCCTTCTCGTTTATATTTCGACCAGGCAATACCGGCCCATGCCTAGCTTGAATAAACGACACTATCGGAATGTCGCTTTGATCTTTAGCAACAAGTTCTACTGGCAGCTCTCCAAACTGTCGTGACAATTGATTCAGCATACGTACTCCTTAACACTTTTTGGCAACCATCACCCCATTATCCTGTTCTAAGCAAGAAAGTGAGATGAAGAAACCTCTTTTATTGACTCCTTCTATCGGCTCACCAGTCACCATCTCAAACGAGTGACAGAAGGGGAATTCTTTTTCCAGCAAGATAGGTACAAAACCTTCCATGCCTTCGAGTTTTCCTGCCCCTTTTGGAAGTGGCCAGATAAAGCCTCTTGTACCCTCGGGTATCTTGTCGAAAGAACGTGAAAGTTTAACTGCGAAAGGCAGAAGACCTTCTGCTCTGCCCATGTTGGCAACCAATTGGACAAATGTGTCGTCAACCTTGCCATGGAAGCAAAGAAACATTTCGCTGAGAGTTGGGTCAATTGACTTCAACCAATCAACAATGTCATCAAGTTTTACTGTCCCATTCAAGATGTTGGTGTTGATCAAGTTGTCGGAACACCACGAGAAATCCATAACCGGAATCGTTGACCCAGTGCTGCTTACCCACGAATTAAGTAGGTCAATAACTCCAAATCCACGATTGGTGATGACAAGATACGTGTTTACGGCATATAGAATTGCCATTTTTTCACGTTCTTCAGACAGAACATTGTCTGCCGTCATCATTTCTGGGACTTGAGCCGTAACACGTTCCGATATGTTTTCTTCGTTTTGCGCGGTTTGTTGTAGCATAGCCTCCGCTTCTGCTTGAAGTGTTGCATTCTGCGCTTCAAGTTGGCGCTGTGCCTCTGCTACGAACGATGGTGTTTCTTCCATTTTCCTGTTCCTTCTTGAATACTAAATGTTGTTATTCTGACGGCGTTATGCTATCAAAGGTTTCTCGATTTTCAACAGCTGTCACAAAATACCTGTTAGCGTCAGTCTTTCCGGCACATCCATCAACAAGATCGTACAGCCTATCGTAACAGCTTGAACACATGTTTCCTTCGTTACATCCTGCTCTACCGCAAGGATTCATGTCTGACATGGTGTCAGAGACCCATTCAATCTCGTTGAATATTGCGTTCGTGTTATCCATGACGCCGTTCATAATGTTAGTGAACTGATGACATGCATCAACCACATTTTTATTGTCACTGTTTGGAAGTACGAACTGATCTCCCTCTTCTGTCACATACGGGTATGGAGTACAACTTCTTAGCACGTTGAGGATTGAATGTGACGTTCTGCCACGGTTTACATTGTTAATAAAGTTTCCGAAAGAGCGAGCAATTTGAGTAGTCCAACCTTGTCCTCTAACACGAATACTTTCAGGCATTCTCCATCCAATAGAAGAGAATGATGAGAGTGCAAAGTTTTCTGCCGACTTTAAGGCAAAACCCTCTTCCAAAAACTGATCAAAGAGGCTTCTCATAAAAACTCGTCTTTTACTACCACTTCCGAACCCTCTTGGAGAATGCTCTCTTGCCTTCTTCATGAAGGTCGGCAGTCCCCATATAACAAACCCTTTGATCATTTCGTGCATGATTGGCGTGAAGGCTTCATTTAACCATTTCTGGTCAATGCGAGAACTTTCACATTCATGACCGGCGGACAACAGACAATCTTTCATAATACTGAGCGTCTCAGGATTCCGAAAGGTCGTTTTGAATTGAAGAATGATTTTTCCTTCATTGGCATTCTTCGGAACAATGGGTTTGAAATCGGAAGTGTCTGGCAATTTAACGTATTGGTCAATCATAACAATCATGACAAATCTTCCCTTGCGAATTCAATGGCAACATACACCAGTTCCTGATCTGGGAACATGTCGTCACACAGAGACTCAATATCACCGTTATAGTTGGCAATAACATTCTTCAGTCCACGCTTTGTCAGGAATTTTTCCATAGCCGCGAACAAAGTCTTTTCATCCATTGCCTGGTACGTTTCGGTGACGCACTCACGAGCTTTTCTTACTTCCTCAGAAGCTCTTTCAAGATATTTTTCCCACGTTTCCTTGCTTTTTGGTTCACATGTCCCAACAGTCAGAGTTCCTTCGAAACCATTGGTTGAGGACCATTGGAAACCGGCAAGAAACAGTTTGCAGATTGCACCTGAAACTTTTGTTACAACTTGTGATTTTGAGTGGATCACAAACTTCGTTTCAAGAACCTTGCCATCACGATTGCTTCTTTCTGTCTTCACAATAGGAGTGTCAACGATGATGTTCGTCACACTGCTGTTGGCAGAGTTGGTAAGTTTTACCTGTACTGCGCTATCCTTGATCACCAAACTCTTCTTGAGGGCTTCAAGGGTCATAAACACACTGCAATTGGTTCCACATGGAATCTGATTGTCAATGTCCCAAAGTTTTGCTCCATTTGTAGATTGAAGATTGGCAAGTTTGCCGCACGTTCCAACACAATTGAAACAGCACTTTTCTGGGTATTTTGACGGATCAATGAGACTTTGTGCAAACTCCATCCACCAGCCGATAATCAGTCGGTCTACAGCATCCTTCAGAGAACAGCCTGTTGCCAGACGAAACTTCTGAACCGCTTCAACCTTCTTATTGCCAAGAAGAAGTACTCTAAGCTCTTCAACGAGAGCTTCGTTTGCTCCTTCCAGCTGTGGTAAAGTTACATCCGTCTCTGCCGTCATATAAACGGTATGAGAGACTACTTGTTGAGCCATTACTCAACCTCCTTTTCGTTTTGAAACACCGGTTTCATTCTTCCTGTTGTCGCAATCTGAGTAACTATTTCTCCAGTTAGGCTTTTTATTGCCAAGAGACGACACCTTGTACACAGACTATCAAGGTAGGCGTTGGCCGACAAGAACGACCATAAATCGTGGTTGCCTTCAATCACACGAGTTGCCAACAGATTGTGAAACGCAACTTTACTCTCTGCCATGGTTACAGCTTTAGCTATAACCTCTGAATACGGAGAGCATCCAGGAGCGTAAACTCCATTTGTCACAGAAATTTTACACTGTGCACAGAGATACATCGAAGTACTGCGCTCCAAGGCTTTCTCTTGACTTCTTTTTGACCATCCAATGATGTTCCCATCTTCCCACAGATGAACAACTCTAAATACAGTCAAAGGAAATGTCAGTTTAGCCTTGTGATGCTTCAATGATGCCAGCAACATTTGACCAGTCAACGGCTGAAAGTAAGGACCGGCCGTTTCTGGGGTGAAACCAACCAACATTTGTGTGATATGATAAAACCGTTTATTGTTTTCTGGATCACGAACACACACTCCAGTGCTCAGCAAAGACGCATTGTCGTCTCCGTAGGCAACTATTACGTGATTTGGAGCCAGTCCATCAACAAACAAACACCTAATCCTCATTTCTTCAGGAATCAGAATAGGTGCCGCAGAAGCTTTGTCAGCCTTCTTTACTACGGCTTTTTTCTCGTCCTTCTTGGCGGTTGTTTTGGCTTTTGCTTCCGACTTTTTTACCGGAGGAGCTGTGCTACTTTTTGGAGTAGTCATTTGGCACCCCACGCATTCCGATTGACTCAACGTCGAAATATACCTCCTCGAAAGGAAGCTTTCCGATAGAGAGCCATTCCCAAGCGAGTTGAAATTGAAGATTCGCGGCGGTAGCATTCACCAGAATGATTTGTCCACCACCGGGCAACTTCTCAATCTCCTCACAGCTCATCATTGATCTGTCACCATCTTTCGCCGTGCTGATTTCAGGATGTCTCTTTTCTATTGGAGGAGACATATCCTTTCCATCTTTTCTGACGTAAATCTGTACGTTGCCGTCGGTGAGTTCGTTTGCTCCCGTGATGAGAGCAACGTTGTTCAACGTTTGACAGTGTTTCGACACAATACTGCGACAAACATGATTGTCAACACACATGAAGATAATTGAATCCTCTTCAATAATGCTGTCAATATTGCCGCTACCGAGGTATTCCGGGAACGCATAGTAGTCCATCATTCCTTCGTGAATGACTGAACAGCGTTCCTTCTGCGCCTCTGCTTTATTCTGGTTGACTTGACGAGCAACAAACTCTTGCCGATCGGCATTGCCTTGCTCATACTTGTCTCCATCAACGATTCTCATTTCCTTGGGACGCTTCTCTTTCTCCATTGAAGCGAAGAATCGTGTCAGCGGAGGAAGAAGATGTGATCCAATTCCTCCACAGCCAATAACTATGACATTCTTGTACATATCGTTCTATCCTTCTGACTGTTGGCTGGCTCGTGCCAACTCAACAGCCTCTTGAAGATTGTCTCCAACTTCAGAGCCGAACCTTTCGACCATTCTTTCTATGAACTGCTCTGATCTGGAGTCGTTTTCAGGAATTGTATTCCCGCACTCGCCGGATTCTCTACGATGACTCTGTCTTGGTTTTTTTTTCCTGGCCCGGTTTTTCTTCTGAACCTTTCGCCGGAACGAGAGGAGTCACTGCTTGAGTGTCACCTGCCGTCAAACCCTTCACTGGACCTTTCCCAGTTGTCGGAGCTTTACCAGTCGCTGGAGCTTTACCAGTCGCTGGAGCTTTACCAGTCGCTGGAGCTTTACCAGTTGTATCCACCGTCGCACCTTCCCCAGGTTTCGTACCAGGCTTGCCACTCTGAGTCGTCTGCGTCGTCTGGCGGCCTTTCGCCGCCTGGGTAGGGTTTGTTATTCCCGATTGACCCGCACCTCCTTTTCCTGTACCGGCACCAATGGAACGTCCTGATCCATAAGTGCGACTGGCAGATGTACCCTTCTTTACTGCTTCATGAGCATCTTCGGGGTATTCTCCAGGAGGATCGAGATCTGCAACCACTTCCGTGATTTCAGTCTTCACTTCTTCTCCGGCGATGATCCAGCGTGCAGAGTACGAACAATCTCCACTGCTTGCCTTGTTGAACGAGCCGATGGTGATGTGTAGGCCGTCGAAGTGGAATTCGTCAGCGTTGTCAGTACCAGAATGGAAGGCTCCCATTCCTGCATGAGAATGGATACTTCCGAGCTTCGTAAAGCTGTCTGGAACCGGACCTTCAATACGTTCGTTGTCCTGGTTGATGATGATGGATTTGTCGGTCTCCTCATAGTCAACACTGGCGGCAGTTACCTTCTGCTCAGGAACCACCCACAACCACAACTTCGCATCGAAATCGTAGTACAACATGATGGCCACTTCAGATTGCATCTTCTTGTAGACATCAGTGAAGAACTGGCGAATGGCACGGAATGTCGGAAGCGGCAGCTTTGTTACTGCGAAAGATACGAACGGCTTGACTTCTCCAAGCACGCTGATTCCGTCTTTTCCTGTTGCGGTTACGGAAGTGTAGAACCGATTGGTCTTCTTTACGAAGCAACCTTTGGATGAAACGATGAAACAGATGGGGTCCGTAATGGACTCCACATCATCTCCATCTTCCATTGTAATGATTGGGATGCCTTGGGACGTCACGAATCTGTTCATCAGAACAACTCCTTGGTCTTTTTGACCGTCTTACCCTTGGTTTTTTTCTTGGCCGCAATGGCTTTTGCAGCATCTCTGTCTCTCTGAATCACTTCAGCCTTAACGAATGCGCGATCTACTTGACCCTTGTTTTTGTTGTCAAGGACCATCAAACATTTTACATGCTTCAACTGTCTGCGCAAGAACAGTAAAAACTGCGCCAACATGATAGTTGTCGCATTTCCGGTAATTGTCAGCAACCGAGGAACACTGTTTTTTGTCAAAACCCCAAACACGGAACTGATTGGTTGAGCATTGACGGTTGGAATGTTTTCAGTTGCACTCAATATTCTGTCAAACTGCTTTACAGTTGACATCCTATATTCCCCATTAGACCTTTGAATGTTCCGTAATTATGAGGCAGGTACTCTACCTCATCGGAGCATCCAAACAACGAATTGCCTTCCGACTTGTGTGCCCATCCAAAAATGGATGGATCTTCACCAGACTTCTTCACCATCACAGAAGGATAGATCGTGGTCAAATCCAAGTTGAACTCAGACGTGAAAACCATCGACACCAACTTGTTAAGTCTCACATGGATGGGACTCTCATTGTCGATGCGAAGATTTCCAACACAAATTCTTCCATGGCCCGAATCGTACACGTTTGGTATCGGCAACACAAAGATGGGATCATCTATGGTTTTGATGCGCTGCTTTGAACATACTGGCCAAATGTCCTGTATGTTTCCACCTCTAACGGGTATGAAGAAAAGACAGTACGGAAGAGACACTTTGAGTGGATGAACGGTTCCGCTACCGCTGGCACCGGAATTGCGAAAGTGCATAGTGACCGTACGAGGTTCTTTTTCCATCACGTAAACTGCATCATCACCGGATTCTGCCGATGTTGGTGGTTTACGGAAGAAGAAGATGCAATCTTGAGGAATGAGACCGGACGATAGTCCAGCTTCGAGCCTCAGTGCTTCAAGAAAAGATTCAGTCTCAAAGCTCTTTTTGACTCGTTCCTCTACTAGTTCAGTGCTCTCACCTTCCATACGAATGTAGGTTCGAACTGTGGTTGGAGCCGCCATGTTGGTTATTCCTCCATGTTTTAGTGCAGTTTGGAAAGAAAAAGTCGGAAGGGGAACATTCCCCCTCCGACTCTAATGCTACATCAATAGCATTTGATGGTTTCAGCCATCACCCTTGGTGCCGGAATCCTTGATGAATTCCAGACTGTCACCGTTGCGGAGGCGTTTGGTGGCACCACAGGTGGCACCATTGACTTCCGCTTTCCACGTATTGTCGATGTGGAGCAGGCTTGCCAGCTCTTTACGAACCTGGCTGACAGTCTTACCAGCCAGCTCCAGGTCCATACGGTTCACACCGGCACTGACGGCGATCGAACCCTTGCGACCACTGACCTTCACAAACTCAAGCCTGTCACCAGCCTTGAGGATGTAGTCATTGGCCACTGTACGACCATTGACCTTCTGGGTCTCACCACCGGCAAGTCCCAGGAGGGACTTGAGCTGGTGAGCAACCGTTGCCAGACTCTGGCCTGAGATTTCCAGGTTCATCTTGTTGACGCCGAACGTCACGGAGACGTTTGCACCCTTGCGACCACTGACCTTCACAAACTCAAGCCTGTCGCCAGCCTTGAGGATGTAGTCATTGGCAGCTTCGCGACCATTGACTTTCTGGGTTTCGCCACCGGCAAGCCCCAAGAGGCTCTTCAGCTGATGCGCGACGGTGGCGAGGCTCTGGCCTGCGATTTCCAGGTTCATCTTGTTGACGCCGAATGATACTGCTACGTTCTGTGACATGAGTCACCTCCACAATTTTGCGCTTATCGCGCATTTTGGGCTTGCAGTGCAGAAAGAATATCTTTCCGACTTGTAAAAACTGCTACCCCAGTATTGGAATGCGTAGATCTCCTACGCGTTACCACATAGAGCTTATGGTTGATATGGTTAATGATTTCTGCCAAGTGTTGGTTTTCAGACATTTGTACTGCCAGAGAAGTAAGCCCTACCTTTTCTTCGTAGATGACAAGGTCATACATACTTAGATCAAGGTCTAAAATCTCCTCCAGGTTGAAAGCTGGTGACCATTGGACAGTTGTTTGGATCGCAGAATGGATCTGCTTCCAAAACAAGAGTGACGACTTGATGTTAGAGTTGCTGATATGAAGAATGTTCATTTTCCGTCAGCGCATGTTTTATCCTCCTCTACACCTAGGGTTAAAGCGAGGTTGGCATTTAGTTTGCCAACTTCACTGCGAATGTTCGATTGTTCTTTTACCCCTGTTCGTGCTACTCCTTCTGCTTTCATACACCCTTTGCTTTCCGGCGAAGAGAGGGAGTATCTACATCTTTCAAGACAACCATCACAGTTGCCACGATCACGGGGTAGGTGTTTCTGAATTCTCATCTTCTATTTTCTTCTTCCATACAATAATGGAGGTTCCCAACAGAGGGAAAACATCCATGACGTGAAGCGCCGTCTTGAGTTTCGACGGAGTTGGCAGTTTGTCATGCAGGGTTGGCTTTCCATCATTAAGCAGGACAATTGATTTACTCCTGACTATGATGCGAATTGAAGGTGTCGATGCCAACTGTTCGGCAAGTGCTGCTTCCGTATCGGCTGTGAGAATTCCCGCTGCGGCAACCGCTTCCATTGCCGGTGACGTTGCGTTGGAACCCTCAGCGGTATCGTCCACACTCTCGTCGCTCTCAGAGAGGCGTAGATATGCTGGCGAAGAGAAGACGACTTCGTGTCCATCTGAAAATTCGATTTCGGAGTTGCTTGGAATAACCATCCCTCCAACCTTGATTTGCCAGTCATCTCCGATGCTCAAGATCTTGATGAGATCCTGAAGAGTACCACCTGCAATGGTACTTTCTGCTCCATCTTTCAGTACGTTAATCATGATGTCCTTTCTCCTTCGACTGTGAATTCTGTGTTTACTCAGGCTTGATGTTGAGAACGCTTTTTCCAACACTGCATGACAGACAGTTGGCAAGACTTGAAGCTTTACAGCTGCCTGCGGCAGCTATCTCGCACTTACCCTTCACTTGAGTGAAAAGTGTGGAGTTCATTGCTCCAACCCCAAGAGGGCGTTTCTTCTGCTCATGACGACGGTGTAGTTTCTTCATCCGGGGTTTCCTCCTGTTGTCTGTTGACGTGGTCTTCGTATTCTTTAGCCAATTCTGGCACTCCATGATGTGCAAGACAGGCTTTAACTACGGTCCTGAACGGTGTACCGTCATCCTTTTTTCCAGAGTAACAGATTGAGACCAAGTCTCCACGGTCTGCCTTTTTGTTGCAGAAAAAACATTCAGCTTTCTTTTTTCTTTTACTCATCGTGTATTCCTTCTTCTGTCAATGAATGAGGCTGTTCTTTGTTGCATAGTTGTTCTTTGTGATGGTCTTAGATGTTCAAGGTTTCGAAGAGTCGGAGGTTCCTCTTCTGCAATCGGAATGTTAATATCAAATGCATCTGCAAAAGAAGTAGATACAAAAGGAGTTCCGAACATTGTAAACGTCGATGCCATTCGATGTTTTGCCACATGAGGACGTCTTGCAGTTCGTCTTCTATGCTGATGACTTTTACGTCTTTCCTGTTCATGGGATTCACAATCTGCTGACAAAAGATAAGTGTATATCTTCCTCAATACGGTTTGAAATTTTACCTTGTCGTCATCCTTGGTTGCAAGTGTGCCATCAATTATGACAATTCTACCATCTTCTTCTTGGTCCACCTCCATCAACGCTTGATGATTTGGATCTAAGATGAATGAAAATCCATAGTTTGCCAACATTCTTTTTGCGACAGTAAAAGAGGTTCTGCTCATTGGGATTGAATAGCATCTTCCCAAATTGGCACCACACTTACATTCAGGATACAGTAAAGTTCCAGTTGTTTTCCCGTTATAAACAGAACCTTTGGCAATGATAAACATTTTGTGGAAGTGATAATTCTGCACGCTGTCACACATTGATGTGAGCCATTGATTGGCACCTTCTCCAGAATCGTTAACCCCAAGAAACGTATCTCTTGAACGAAATACAACTCTTTCATATTTTGCCATCAGTTGTAACAATGAAAGTTGGTTTGGTTCTGCAAACGCTTTTGCCGCAAACTTAATAGCTTCCAGTCTGTGAGTCTCCCACTTGCTTCTGATTGAACCTTCGTTGTTGTGTAGAAATGTAATCGCATCAGAGGGGAGTTCAATCGAACGCACCATTTCTTGTGTTTTGTGCGTTCTAAAATGACATGCAACATACAGATGTATTGCAGTCTTCCAAGTAGATCTCATCATTCTTGGATGTAAAGAGCCACATCCCTCAGGAATCATGGTCGGAAACGTGGGACATAGATTCCATGCACTTGAACAATTGATGACAAACTCATCATTCATTGTCTAATGCCTCTTCCAACTTCGTAATCCAGTTGGGAGCAGGTTCGAAGACATTCTCTTCTCCTTCGAGCATATCATTTACCCTTCTCAGGAAAATGTGAGCCATCTTGACACAACCGTTCAGCTCTTTACATTTACCAGTTTCTTGTATTATTTGCGGGATGTTCAATTCTTCTTGGGTGAGAAGTTCTGCGGCAATGTTGAGGTTGATTGCGTCGGCAGAGTCTTCCATTACGTCTCTGATAACGCATTCTTTGTGAACCCATACACAATATTCCTCTGACCAGATAAGTTTGCCTTCTTTGTTTCCACAATACCAGCACTCTTCTATCTGTCTGTCTTTCATAAGTTCTGTGGCAAGATCAAGGAGGTCATCCTCTGTCATCCCATCCTTGTTGATCTCATCCTCTAGGCATTTGATATGCAGAAATCGTGGTTGGCCATTAACGAAGTCTGTTGCGACCCTGTCTGCCCCAGAAACTCCACACATAAAACATACAGCCTTGTGTGGAACCATACTTTGAGGAACTCTTCCACTTGGAATAAGTACGGTGTCACCTATCAAAGATTCAAGTTCAGCATCCCAAGGTGTAAGGGTGAGCTGTTTGAGGGCACAGAGTCTGTGAAAGGATGTTAGTTTACCTTTTACATATCCGTCAGCGGTGCACTTTTTCTTGTCACAGAAACAACACTTGTCGTCTTCTGGAACAGAGGAGTTAGATAGTGGTGTTTCAAGCACATTTACTCCAGCAGGAAGCCTGCCTTCTGGAATGCCTCCGAACACTGTTTCATGTATTACCAGAGCAATCCCGACATCTGGATTCATCTCTACTTCCGCCTCAAGACAGTCTCCATGACACGGTACTTCTCTATCTGTGGAAGTAACAAACAAGACATCACATCTCATGGTGTTGCAATAGATACATTCGAGTTCACTGTCTATTTGGCGCAACATAAATCCATTTGTTCTGCCGGTGGTTGTTCCCTTGCAGCGATACCTTGTAGTAAGATCGTCTTCAGGGTCATATTCCGGGGTGTTGACAAGAGGTGAGTCATCAGCTTCGGTAGCCAACGATTCGGTGAGGATGTCGAATATTCTCTTCGAACTCTGCCCCATAGTAAGAGTGTTGTTGAAAAAGCCAGCCATAATGTTTGAACCACTGAAACCTTCTTGTCTGAAGGTGGTGACTTTTGATTCATTTTGGCTTTTGAGAATGTTCATTCCGTTCGCGTGTGGAATGATAGTTTCGCTCACAGACGATTTTATAGTGTCTTGATGGATGGATTGCCTTTTTAACAACCACTTTTGTTTTCCATCTTGAATACACGCAAAGATGGAATACCAACAGTCCTTGTCCTGATTGGTTGATCTCCAACTTTTAACCGGCCTTAAGGCTACGCGACACAACTTTGTCTTTACAGAATTGTCTTTGTCACCATTAAAGCGTAATAGCGTGTCTGTTTCTCTGTAGTTCTGCTTGCCATCTGACATTGAAATACATCCTCTCTTTAGTTCTGCAAATTGGACCAAATAGATGTCATGGTTCAACCATCTATTTCCTTCTTCTTCTATGCTTTCAACCATTTTGTCAATTAAAACCAATGCGATGCACACTATCGTTAGCACACCCATTGGAGTTAGTATGATTAAAATTGAAGACAATGTCATGTTGTTCCGCTTCGTTTTGTATCCATATCTTTGCCTCTTCATCCCAAGTTGTTGGTAAAATGGTCTCAACTATGTAAGCCCATTGCATTGTTTCCTCGTTTTCGATGTCCGTACATACGAGACATGCCTCAAGTACGGGCATACTGTAAAATGTAGCTTTCGTGATAAAGAGTGCATCTTCCGGGACCGGTTGGAAGTGTCTACAAAGTTGACAAGAAAAAGCGTATGCGAACATCCTATTAATCGTGTGGAAATGATAGTCGTCAGGATGTAATGGATCTTCTCCCTCTGGTTGAAATCCTATCGGAAAGAAATTCATAATGCGCCTATCTTCTTGTTGTTAATGCACCATATCAGGAATGCAGTAACAGCTTTTTGATTGTTTCCATAAAATCCATCCCAAGTTTCCCTTTGTCCTGAATCGCATATTCTGCGGTCTTCTGGGGTAAAGACTTTCCAAATCCCATCTTTTCTAAGATATTGCTGTCCATTACTACCATTACGGATATAGCTGGAACATGACAGACAGCCTTCGGAACCTTGAATTCTCAGATCAATAGATCTTCCAAATTCACTTGCAGCATGAACAGCAGCAACTGAAATTCCAGGGTCAAAGTCTAATCTCAAATATGCTGACATAATATTGACCTTTAAAGGATTGAAACCTTATTGTGGTTGACGCACCACATAATAAACGCAACCATTACAGCCCGATAAGATGGGAAGTAGCCATTCCAAATTGCTCTATGTTCTGAGACTACTATTTTCCGATCCTCATCAGTAAATTCTTGCCATGTGCCGTCATTACGCAGAGACTTTCTGCGTCCATCAATACGTCCACCGCACATACTTGCGCTGATTCTTTTGCTTTGATTGATGTCTACATCCATAACTCTGGCAAGTTCATCAATCATGACTAGTGCTTCAGGAGCAAAGCCTGTTTCAAAATTTAGTGACAGATATCTACTCATTGAAACACTCCTAAAGACTTGGAATCTGTTTATTGTTCATACACCATGTGAGAAATGCGGAAAACGCAGCTCTGCTGTGTGGATAGTATGCGTCCCAAACATTACCGGCATTTTCTCCGGTTACAATATCTCCATCTTCCACAGAGTATTCTTTCCAAACACCTTGATGGCGCAGATATTTTTTGATCCCACCAAAATTCCCATAACACATATATGCATCGTTGCGTCTACTTCCGGCTATTCTAATATGCATTCTTTGGGCAACTTCGTCAATAGCCAAAAATGCCTGCTCAGACAGATTTGTTTTGTAAAACACGTCTAAATACATTGAAATGCCTCATTAATGTGTATTTGAGCATTTTTGCTATAATGGTTGAGAATCCATGCAAAAGCAGCAGAACGTGCTTGAATACTGCTCTTAAAAAAGATGTCAGTATCCATCAATCTCTTAACGCCATTTTTTAAATTGTACTTTCCACTCTTGGCATCGGTCAAAATGTGTTCTCCATTAAACACTCCAGGGATGCCATTACAATGGAGTATGTCAGATCCACAGTTTACATAATACAGAACGACGCTGTCAGAAGAGGTGATGCGACAAGAGAATTCGTGAGTTGTGATGTTGAATCGAATGTGAGAGTCTCCCGCACAGGTCGCGATTATATCACGTATTCTACCTTCCCAATCTGTGATCATCTTATTTCCCTTATCTGTCAGCCGTAGCTTGTGGAGGCTCTTCATCCGTGGAATGCTCAAATACACATTAATGATGTATAGAATTATCCCATTTTCTGATCTTTTTAGCTGGAACTTCCACGAGAGTAGACTTTTCTACCGATTCTGGTTGAGGTTCAGGTTTAACCTCTGGCGCTGTAGGAGGTTTCGGACCTTCTGGAGTTGGAGGAGGTTTCGGTTTTTCCGGTTCCTCTTCCTTTACCGTCTCACCACTAGGATGTACTGTGTTGTCCCAACGTTCTTCTTTAATGTCCTTCTTGGCTTTAATAAACGCAGCCTTTGCCTCGGATTCAATCCTTGCAGTCATTTCTTTCTTAAAAGACTCCATTAAGCCGTTTGTTAAGCCTGCAATTACGTCACTATCGAGCTTAATAGTAACTTCAACGGTTTGCTCGCTCACGGTGATTGGATGGTTTTTCTTCTGGCATCCAAAAAGGATTTTGCAGGCAATAGCTCCAAGGATCACAAGGAAACAGAAGCAAACCACGAGTTCCAGCAATGTAAAGTTTCTTTTTCTCATCTTTCTACCCTTTCAATGATTCTATTAGGACTCCAAAAACGTCTAACGAATCAGCCCCTTCAATTGGCTCTATTCCTGTCAGTTTTGCTGAAGATTTTGCACGTATTTCACGCTCTCGTGCTGTCCACGTTGGTCTCTGTAGGCACGCCTTGAATGCTGCTTCCCACGCTTCCTGTTCTGCCATGTGTCCACAGGTGCATGGATTTTTATAACAACGTGGACATGCACCTTTTATTGTGCGATGATTGATCATTAAACTATAATCCCAATGCCGTTTTGATCTGTTTCAGCTTGGAATCTCTTCCACTTTCATACGCAGCTTTTCTCTCCACGTCGATGAGTCTTATGATTTCTCCACCTGTAAGTTGTCCTGCGCATTCAATATCAGATTTGAATATGTGCTCTCCGTCGAAACGAAGTTCCATACTGCTACCAAAAAGTCTACTCTCAATGACCGTTTGAGTGCCTTTGGTCAACTCCCAAACTACGACTCTAAACTTGACGCCTTCATGGGTGCACCTTCCACTGCCACCACCGAAGTTTTTGCGTGTTCTTTTGAGTCTCATGTTTGTCACCTTATTGGTAGTCTTCATTTTGAATTATCCCGAAACGATGAAAGTACTTTAATGGACGGACTTTTTTACCGTTCACGTAAAAACCCCATTTATGGAAAGGTCTTCCTTGGAACAGTAACGTCCACGCTCCCTCAGAAGGAATAGAAAGGTAGTGTTTGGCAGTTGCCTTAGCAAACCAAGGACGCCATGCTCCAGCCTGTATAAAGCGAGCGTTGGTAACATCTGGGCTTGTATCATTGAGAGGAATAACGTTTGTATAGCGTCCCTTTAGGATGATTGAGATGAGATTACAGGAATGGTCGTGGAAGTAGCGGTTATCATCACTTCTCAACCAATGGTGAAGACGTATTGAAAATCCACAGATAATCAGTGTCCAACGATAGAGGTAGGGACATTCTGGCTTGCCCAACGCTTCTTTCCATCGTATTTGGAACCATTTACCGAATTTGCGGTAAGGTTTCATTACACTCTTAATCTTTCCACGGTTTCTCTTAGAAATGTGATGTTTTCTTTCAACTGCTTATCTCTGAGGTATTGAACTGCCTCATCAATATTGGAACCATTCCATACCGGAACCCTCCAGTCTTCTTGTACTTTTGCAACTGTTAAATCTTTCCATCTCTCTAAATATTCTGGCCCAGTTGCCACATGTAAGTGTGGATTTTCGTTTGTAGTGAAGTAGTTAAACCAGTGCTCATGGTGCTTGAGCATGGCCAATAGCCAGTCTGGTTCAATCTTTTCTGGTTCAATCAGCCATGCCTTAGAATAGGTTCTCTGAAAGTTGGGATATGGCCGTTCAGGACGTTTGATTTTGGGGTTAAAAACACGAGTATCATGACGAACTATGCGTGGTCCGCAAAAATCTGGGAAAGGTTTTCCTTCAAATTCACTTTGTTGTAGATATGTATACTCCTCGTCTCCAGCTTCTGGAGGCTTAGAAAAATACATTTCTTTGTTGTGATAATGCTCGTCCATCCTCTCCCACCATACGTTGTTTATGAACCGATGTAGAGGATGTTCAACATCTGCTAAAACGGCAAAACCTACTTTTTCCCATTCTCCATTAATTCTTTCATGCTGATCTTCACCAAGAACGAATTTTGTTCCATTCATAGTTCCCCATTCCATTCCGTTTCCTAGAACTATAAACGTCTGATGTGCAACTGAAAATTCGCTATCTTCCCAGTTTGATTTCGCATACAGAGTTGGGTATTGACAAATAGAATTGTCAACATATTCTTTCCAGGTGGGGTTTTTTTTCATGAGAAATTTTCCCTAAAAAAAATGGTTCACAGGGATGGACTCGAACCACCGACACACTCCATGTTTCAGAAGCTGCTCTGCCAACTGAGCTACCCGTGAATCTTGTTAAAGAATCCTATTTAACGTTGCTTGAAGTACTCTTGCGTTTTCTATGGAGAATACAACATCGCCTTCGTCCTTGCTAATGCACAAGGTTTCTCCATATTTGTCAATTTCACATTGACACCCAGTCATACTTTCGGACAAAGAAAGACGAACTTCTGATGTTAGTTCGATATGAATATCCCACACTGTACGAATGTCTTCAAACTCAAGGTGATGGTGACACCACTTGTGGACGTCATCCATGACGAGAAGTCGGTCAACTTGATAATAGCCACCAAAAGAGACTTGAGGAAAAGCTTTGTGTGCCTTTCGAGACTCCCATTCGTGAGAAAGAACCGAACCGGGAACACTGACCATGATCCTTTTCATATCAGAGTCTGCATTGATAACACTGTTACGACTAACAAATCCAACTGTTGAACCTTTGCCGTATATGTCGTCAGTAAGCCAGCGTTCTCGTGGTCTTCCGTGGTAGCCTGTTGAGAAGGCTGTCGGATTAAGTACGCAAATTGAAGGCATGTGAGGTTTGTCCATGATTATACCTCTTTCAGCCTCTCTGCGTGCCACTTGCCGAGTGCCAGAAAAAGAGCACTAACATTCTCATCACACGAAGCACAACAAAGGAGCTTTTTCCATGCATTGATTGCATCGTTAGCGGCCATGGTTTTCATACACCAAAGCATCTCCTTCTTCAAAACTCTCACTCCGTTAGAGTCTCTCGTAATTTGCTCTTCGTGTTTAAGGAAGTCAATGACTGCCGGATTACGTTTCCGTTTGGCCATTACAACTTTTCTCTGAAGCTCCTCTAGTCTGATTGCTCTGGCCTTTTGAACCTTGGCCAACCCATACATGTCGAGAGAGGCGATGCCTTTTATAATTGAATGGATACTCATTGTCACACCTCTTTCAACAGGAATAGAGTTTCACTTTTCGGTACGTGACATTCAGACTCGCTCTTAAACGGTTTAGTTCTAACCTGTGTCCATACGTCTGGAATGACAGGCACCACAAGGGAAACATCGTTTGCAATGGTCAGAAAATGTGACTTTGTGTGTGTGTGTTTATTTCTACCAACAGTTCTCTGCATGTTCTCGAACTGGCCGATATCATGTGCACTGGCGTCAGAATGTATGGTGTAATGCAGTCCCTCTATCCACGGAAGGATTCTCCATACACCGGTCGTAAAGACCGCAGTATAGAGGTAGAACGATGCACCAGTGTTATACTCTCTCGCTTCCATTATCAGATCAAGAGTGCGATTGGCGTCCAACAGTGGCTCTCCACCAGTGATTATGATTTCATCATAACCCTTAATGTCTGAGATGTTCTGGATTTTGCGTGCTTGTTGAAGGATGTGAGGATAACTATTGCAACAGTAACGACATGTCCTGTCGCACTTTGTGGTGACTATAACACGAGCTTTGCGGTATTCGCTCCCTGCTATCTTTGTGGAGTTGTCGTCAACGTCAGGAGAAATTGGTAGTGGCTTCACGAGCATCATTGCTGCTGTGACAAAGTCTGTGTCGGCTGGATTTTTGTTTGCAGTGTCCATGTCTCACTTACCCCTTGCGAAAGTCGGTCCAGAATGGATGCTGGGACAATTCTTCAATGCTAAAGACTAGATTCTCACGGTTAATGTTCATGTTTGTAACAACATGTTTTTGGTCTTTATTTCTTACAGCAACGACGTATCTTTCTTTCGCACTTCCTGTTTCATCAAAGTAAACCGTGATGTTTCTGATTTTTTGTTTGTGAATCTTACCTTCGTGAATAACAAAGACTTCTTCGCCAACATCTGCTCTGGTTTCAAATTGCATTATAGCCTTTCTTTCGGGTGAAAGAGAAAAAGCGGTGGCCCCAGCATAGGTGCCGGGGCCACCAGGAGAACAGGTCGTTTGCCGTGGCAGAAATCAGGAATTGTATGTTTTATAATTCTCGGTGGCGTCGTTAAGACTCGTCGGACACATCAGTATGGCGGTGGCCGTTTCCATATTCTCATGTTGCAGCTGATTCATCTCGTTCTGAACCATCAGAACCTCGATGAGATCGTTGAGTGCAAACATCCCCTTCGAATCCGCTGGCCGCGATGTAACGATGTTGCCGCTTCGATGTATGTCGATATATGGCATCGTGTCAGCGTTAATCGTTTTTGTCACTTCCATACTGAGGAGTTGAGCATTGAACGAAGGCCCGTAGTCAACATTCCCGCCGATGCAGGTGAACATGTTGGTTGGTTCGTACGGAACGTATGTGTTGCAGAGACGGTCGATGATGGCCGGAGGTGCGATGTCGAGTTCGACAACGGTCACGGATTCTTCACTCTGAAAGACGACCGTGGCGTGAGGATTGTCGGGCGAACCGGACTTCGACTTGTCCATTGCGCAGAGGAAAATTCCGGCGATGAGGGCGACGATAGCAATACATGTGAGTATCTCGATGAATGTGAAGGCGCGGCTTGTGGTTTTCATAATAGAACTTTCATGTCGGAATACTGAACTTTTTGAAAGGCATGGATCTCGGATACTCTTTAAGTTGTTACTGGCCTATGGTATTTCCTCCTCATTTAGAGATGATGGCTGGACGAATGACGCTTTGGATTTCTTTTGCCTGAATGCAATACTTACCGAATCATGAGACCTCATGGGGGAAATCGAAAGGCTATTGACGTGTTTCGCGTTGAACGCAATCATAAGTGAGCATTCGTTGTTTGGGGAGTTTGCCGGGCACGATCCTTCGTTGGGAGAATCAACGAATTGTTTGAATATGTAAACTCCAAGAACAGAATCCCATTTGAACTGACCGATATTGTAACAGTCCATAGGATTCTTCTTACAAGTTCTCGACTTTTTTCCAATAGGACATGGATATATGACGTTACATTTCACCCAGCCGTCAGGAGAGCTGTTCGTCATCGCCTGTAAAGCGACGTGCTGTTCCCGGTTACCTTTGGGATACAACCAACGAATCCCTTTCCTTACGCTGGCATTACGGTTTGCGAACCACCTGTGTATGTAGCGCAACACAAGGTACGGAACGTAAACAAGTAGAATAAGATGTGTGACGATTTGAACTGCCGTTTCTTGCATAATGTGATTTCCTCGTACTAGTTGACTAACTCTGATGCAAACTTGCCGATTGCCCTACCAACCATTCCGTCTATCATCTCAATTGATGGAAGGGTAAATCCTCTCACTTCAAGAGATCCTTGATGTGAACAAGAATCGCTGTAACGTGGATTGAACCTAAGGGTTAACGAATATCTGTCCACTCCTTTGATTTTACCAAGATAGCCATTGCTTACAATCACCATTCCCAAGTATCCAGATTTTACATCGTCAACTTTAATGTTTCCATAAGGGGAAGAATAAAAGCGATTATCAACCTGAACCACTCCTCCATCGGAGAAGAAATAAGACTTCAGATTGATTGCTCCTAACTGGGAACGTGTAAGATTACCATAATCAATCTTCATCACCATGTCTCCTTCCTATAAATCTGAACGATGCCTTATGGCCATTACATACCAGCCATGAATCTATCCATGGATTGCTGGAAATCCGTGTAATTCCATTGTTGATAACCACCTCTACGGCATGACCATCCCATCTGGAATCTTTAATGATGTATATTCCTGGGAACTGAGGAGAACCAGAAACAAAAGAGTGTGAAGATTGAACCACTTTCCAACTGGCAGAGTCTAAAAAATGATTTCCAACACAAGACGTACCGTTGTCTTTTTGCTCAGAAAACAACTTGGCAAAAACAGCTTGACTAAAGCTTCTACCGTTGGATTCGAGGTAACAATAGCTGCTTCTTAACACCCGAGCAATAACATGGTTTTTGCAAGACGCAGGACTTCCCCCTCCGAGATATAACAATCTATCTCCGGCGTGGAATTCAGTCTTCAATGGTCACTCCCACATGTTTGAGTACTCTTTCATCCGGGACTTCCGTGCCGTCTGAATAGATCCAGAAGAAGTTGCTTGTTCTCATGCTTCCGAACATCGCAGGTTTAGATTCAATCTTTCTGGTAACATGACAAGACTTGCACTCTTGCACTGTAGGTATTGAGTATGAGTTGAAACTTATGTCTTTCCAGCGGTGTCCACGTTTGGCACAGATGAAAAGCAGTGAGTTGGTAGCTTTTGAGAACAGAAAAAGTAGAAATCTAATCATTATCAGACCTCTTTTGCTGAACTATGGCGTTAACTTCGCTCATCTTTTCTGCAAAATAGTCAATACAATCAGCATCTTTGAACATTTCGGCAGTTGCCAAAACCATTCCGAACATCGCCTTTGTCGGAAGGCAGAAATTTCTGACCGAACCTCCATTAGGGAGTTCCAACAAACCCCTGTCAGAATTTGGAGCGTAACTACAGTCAAAGTCAATGAACTCTATGTCTATGGACCCTTCGTCCATTGACGCCTCTACTGTAAATGATTCTTCATTGTCACCATCCAGTTGTGCAACACCCTTGTGAACATGAGAAATGTGGGCTTCAAAACTAGTGCTGAAAAAGTTAGCTTCCATGATGATTCCTTATGAAGTGGTGTTATCACATTCTGTTTTGAGACTTCATCTTGTCCCAGCAATACTTGAAATTGAGGTCAAACAAGTCGGTTGACCACTTTCCGGGCCACACTCCGACTAGCTCAATACTTCCACGCTTGCACTTTTCTTTTGCCTCTTTCAAAAGGCTCGCAAGATGAGACTCGCCACAAGCTTCCTCTTTCCATATCCCCTTGTTCCCCTTCAATATGCCAATCACCAAAATAGGACAATTTCTACCAAAGGGGAATTCTTGGAAATCATCTTCTTCTCTTGTTCCAGTCTCTTTGTAGTCGTTCCTCATTGACATCTCGCTTTCTTACAGATTGAGTGGTGGAGGCGGCGGGAATCGAACCCGCGTCCACAAAAAGCTACATCGGCATACCTCTACAAGCTTGTCTCGCATTGTCCACTATTCGCTCTGCCATATTACAAGGACGAGTGTGAGCAACCCGTTGGCATTCGCTAAGTTCTCAAACTACAACTCTCATTAGAACATCAGAGAGAGGCTTTGCTCGCTACTTTTCGCCGTTGACGCTCAGCGAGCATCGGCACCAAAGACGCACCCCTTATGAGGTGATAGCTCGATTAGGCAGCAATTGCAAAAGCGAGAACGCTCTTACGTGCAACCGGCCTCAAGCCAGTGAAAGTAGTCTCTTTACGAGTTACTTGTTTGGGCGATTTTTTAGGTGGCCATTCGTCCAACCACCGCTTGCAGTACACCTTACACTAATCATGTCGAAACCATGTCGCCCCCAAATGGGAAGAGAACAGACAGTATATACTATCTGCTCTGTTCCAATATGGTCACATATTGTTTTAGCTTTTTGATTTTCGAGCATGTGTCAAATACGCTTCGCAAATGGTTTCAATCCACACATTGTCACAGTCCTCTTTGTCTTCAACACAAATAGAAATGTGGACATACCCAAATTTGGCATCAAGCGAAGTTTCCCATTTTTTCATTGACAGTTCGAGGTTCCACTCTTGATCATCTAGTCCATCACCATAGTCGTCGTAATTGCTGAACTGGAAGAGATATTTTGGGGTTCCTGTTTCATTGAATCCTTTGAAGAGTATCCTTTTTGGATTCAAAAGTTGAGAAGCTCTCCTGTGCGCTCTCCACATAAACGAAGTGAATGGGTTATACTTGAAGTATTTATCGTGTAGATGCTCTTCTTCGCAAAAGATTTGTTCTTTTTGCCAAACATCATGCCACAAGACTAGCCAATCATGTTCCGGTATTGATTTTTTGATGAAGGTTAGAATATTAGTTGTCAGAAGGGCACATGCTTTCATCTTATTCGCTCTGCAAAACAGCTGTGCATCACTCCATTGTGTCAATATTGCCGTAGCCGTAGCCTTACCAACGCCTTTGATAGAAAGCAGAGTTTGATAAAAGCGGCTTTTCTTTGCGATGTCGTGCTTATATAGCTTGGCCGCATGAGTCATTGCAACATATGTTACAATATAATCATCGTCACTAAGAGCATAGACTGTACGTACTTCGTTGGAAAGCAAAGCATCACTATCAATTTTATGAGCATCTTCTCCAACATAAGAACTGAGTAATCTCATCATTGGATGAGTAACCAGTGTCTTTTGTACTCCATAATGGTTTTCATCGCTTAATGTCCGAAGAACATCCTTAATTCGTTCTGGGACCATTTTGAAAACACGAAGGTACAGCTCTCTGTCTATATTGACGTCGTGAGGAAAGATGTATTTATTCTGAAACATACGACTTTACCTTCCATTTATGAGGCAAGAGGGTAGTCTTCCATAAACTTCTCGCCCACTTCGAAGAGTTTCAATATGTCACTTTTAGCCTTCTCACTCTTCGGACTATATGAGCCATCGTGTTTTGCTACGAGATCTCTTTCAGACTTACCCGTGATGATTAGTCCTGCTATTTTTACGATCAAAGTTCTGACCATTCTCAAGTCAATGTCTGAGACGTTGTCCTCTAAAATCCTTATTTCAACAACCTGCTCTGAAGAAGCAAATGTTAAATATCTGAAAATTTCAGAAGAAAGAGAGCGTGCCTGATAGAGCTTAATAGCTTCCTTGAGCATTTTCATTCTTATTTCATCGTCTTTACGTGACATCGTACATTCCTCTCAAGGTCATTTCATTGTAATTCTACGGTTACACATATCTCTGGCGATTCATTGGTTGGAGCTTGAGGTTCAACCGTTTTTCTTTTACCCTTGTACTCCGTTGCCCAATTAGCTTGTAGAGATACAAACAGCTTCGACCCTTTCACGTCTGCATCTTTTTGAGCTTTTGCGATGTGATATTCAACTTCAGACATGTGTTCAGTACGAAAGTGTTGTACTTCAGACCCTCCTTTAATGAGGAGGACATATCCTAAGGGTGTCAAGTTCATAACGCTTTCTCACCTTTTTAAAATGGTAGCAGGGGCAGGATTCCCACCTGCAATCTCCGGTGGCACTATGGCAGCACCGGCATGGCGACGAACTTAGCGTCATATCCACCACCCTGCGTGGATGTGCAGGTGTCCAAAGGATCAACCTCCACAAATCATATAGGAAGAGAACGGACAGTGTTTGAGAAACATTCATTAACCTGTATACTATCCGCTCTGTTCCAACATGTTCACTTTTTCATCAAACGATTTTTTGGGACCGTTACGATTTCACCAGTTGAAACAACACCAATGGTGACATTGTCTCCTTCAACGGACAGAATGTCTCCAGTCAGTCCATTTGTAGACCTAAGAAGTTCACCCGGACCCATTCCAAGGCTTTTGCGTAGTTCTTGCAAGGCGTCTTTACTCATGATAAAACCTCGTTTTTTACACTATCCGTTGATTATCTCTTCTTTTGTTCTATCAAGCTGCTCATGTAGCTGTGAAATGAAAAGGTCAACTACACTGTCATTTATACTTCTTGTATCAAAATGTGAACCTATCAACAAATCAACAAATTCACACACAGACTCGTTGCTGTCTAATTCACTGCCAACCTGTTCGGCAATTGAATCGCTTTGTATCGAAAGAGTCAGATCTATTTGTGTGCTCATCTCTCACCTTCTTCTACCGTACAATCCTTGTACGAGTTGTCTTTTAGGTGGATTTCAATGTGACTTTCTTCGTCGCCACTGATGACCTCGATTGACTCAACGTCTGCTTTTTGGAAGAATATGAGTTTTTCAAAGAGAGCTACCACAGTACTCGTACGGATGACAAATGCTCCGTCATCCATTCCTTTGTGCATTTCTGTGCCACTACCTGGGCCGCTGTTTGTACGATACTCAACCGTTCCGTCCGAGTAGAGCTTTTCTCCAATGTACAGCTTGACAGGACTTTTGCTGATTGCCATAATGAGGAGAGAAAGCCTGACCTCAGTACGACTTTTTATGCTTGTATCATAAGACATTGTCACATCCCCAATCTTATTATCACTGCGCTCTCGTTTAGCACTATGTACAGGTTGGAAACAAGGCTTATTTCCACAACATAATGTTCATGGAATGCAATTTTGTATGGTTTGTTTGTCATTTGCTGACCAGTGGGAGTCATAGTATGCATCTGGACATCAACACTTCACGTTCATACTTCAAATGAACGTCTCCATTCCTCTGACGGGTTGCATATACTGGAGTGGTTTGTGACACTCCCAGCAGTACGGAACTATTTCTTTTGGACCGCCACCGGGAGCAATTACTGCGAAGTGATGATAGGAGACTGTGTTGCATTTAACACAACACCAACGTGGAGTATCCTTTTCATAGTGTTGAAGTCCTGTGCTCATCACTACCACTTGAGACCTTCTATGTTGCCTCTTAAATCTGTTTATGTTGAGCCTGGTTTCAGCTCCAAGACCTTGAAGGTCTTTTATATAATCAGTAGCAAGAAGAGTTTTTGGTCTTTGTTCCTCTTCTGTAGCTTTACATTCTTTTATTTCTTTCCTTTTCATGTAACATCCAACAGACAACGCACACACGATGACAAATCCAATCATCCCAGCAAAACACGCCGTCAGTCCAAGAGCTATTTGAAGAGCACCAAATACAAAGTTAGACATAATAAACTCCTAGAAGATGGCTGGGGAAAATGAAAGGTCGATGTAAACACATATCTATCTAATGCGAAATACGGTGACAAAAAAGAGGAGTTAGGGTGCGCCCCGAATGGACGCACCCTCTCCTACTTACACTGCGAACTGCACCGCACTCGCGCAATCCCTACTTGGAGTCTTTCTTTTGCTGACATGGAACACACGGTTCACCGCTAGAGGCAACTTCAGTACCTCCACAGGCTACACACTGTGTTTCTTCACTTGCGAATGAGATGGGAGCATACATATCCTTGGCAACAGATCCTTCATCCAGCATGATGGTTTTTACCACTTCGTTCTCGTTGGAAGTTCCACCACTGACCGGAATAGTTTCATCGGCATTGGTTTCTATTACACCGTCTTCATCGTTACCGATGATGATGGGAGCGTACATTTCCCCTTCGTGAGTAATCATGTTCACACCGTCTCTTACCGGTCGAATCCCTGCAACAGGAGCCGGTTGAAGATTGAGACGTTCTCTGAGCATGTCACTTGCATGACGTGCTGCAAGAGTAATCTCATCCGTAATGTGAGACATAGCCGCAACGGGCACCTCTTGACCAGTATGTGCCAGTCCGAGGAAATCTCCAGCTCGCAGACTTCTTGCAGACTCTGTTATCAGTTGCTCTGGAGCAACAGCATCACGACGAACAACCGTGTTTCCACCATACTCTTCTCTCAACCGGCGAATCAAGCCATACTTGATAGCGGCTTGGAGCTTGACGCACGACTTGATGACTTCTTCGTGAAGTCTCAACCCATAAGACTCGAAGAACATCAAAATCCGTAACTCTGGATCTTTCAGTACTTCATTGCGGAGGCATTCGATGTGTGCGTAGCAAGCCTCACCGGTGTCTTGAATTTGTCCACGGAGGACATCACGAGGAACAACATTGTTGTTTCCGATAGTTACATGGCCAGAACAGAGGAAGCATCTTTCAGCACCTTCTGGGAAGGATTCAGGAGGCTCAGGATCAACCCACTCAAGCCTGTCTGCTCTCGCCTCAAGTTCCGCGTCATGCATCAACACTTGGAGTTCTTTGTAGCGGCGTTGACGGAAACGTTCACGCTTGTTCTCGTGATCTTCTGCTTTTCCTCTTTCAATGGCCTTGCCGAACAGATCCTTGCATTCATCATGGACGAAGCCTTCGAGACCATCTTCTGACATCCACAGGTTGGCATCTGGAACGATGTGTCCACGACAAACGGGGCATTCTGAGATTTCCTCAAGCGCCGCCTCCATCAAACCGCCGAACTCATTTCCCATGTTGCCGAAATCGGAATTGTCACCAACGGTTCGCACTTCGTACTTCTTGCCATTGATTTCTAGCGTGCCACAAGCGGAGATGACTTCGATGTTTTTGTCTGCATCTACACTACTCATTGGCTTGAGATGTCCGTTTTCACCAGTATCACCGGAAGCCTTACGAATGAGACGATGCAACGTAACAGGACTTGTTGTTCCCTTGGGGCATACCTCTTCAATCGGTTTGCCGTCGGTGCCAAGTTCAAAAGCCGTGAATTTCTTGCTACTCATCATTTCTCCTCGAAGCTAATTGATTTATACATTGGGTCTTCAGCCGCGATTGTCTGTTCTGGTTTGGTTGCCGTTACTGGCTCAGCATCATCATATTCTCTTCCGATGATAATTGGATCGTACAAGGAATCGCTCTCAACCGTTGTGAGGATTGGAACTTCAGCCGTGATAGCGTTAACAATCCCTTGTCTCTCTCTCAATGCGGTATCTTTCTTGGCTTTTGTTCTTTTCTGAGCAAGATTGAGAGGTTCACCATCATTCTTTCCTCTACGTTCATGCACCTTCATCTCAAACCCTTCGTCTTCGAGACGAATAAGCATTTTAGGCACACTGTTCGCATCTGTTTCGTCGTACTCAATCACCTCTTGTCCCATAACAGGAGGTGGTTCGTTAGAATCCTTCGATGGAGACACGTCTTCTCCATAAGCAGAATAGTCTGGTAGCAGAGGAATCACCCTGTCACCATCTCTATCACTCATGGATTGTGCCTCAAGGTCAATCTCGGTATACTCAAGTCTCCAACGCCACTCAACTCCTTCGACCGTGTCACAGCAAACCATGACGAGTGGAAGCACTTGGTAGCGTCGAGCAACAGCTCTGTGAGGAGAGACCATTAGCGTACCTTCTTTAGCATACGCTTCCATGTCACCATTCTCATAGGCTTTAATGACACGTCTCTTCCCTTCCTCTGTCACTTGAGACTTCCTGTACGAATACTCACGTACAGAGAAATCTTTCTTATTCTCGAACTTGTTGTTGTATCCAAGAGCAATTTTGAAAGCCGTAACATACGAGTTTCCGGCAAATATTTGCCCAGGAAGTGCCATGTGTTCCGGGAATGGAACATATGTACGAAAGTACTTGAGGTACTTGCCGTCACGCTTAGAGATGAAGGCTACACGAAATGTGATAGCCAATTTCTGAACGATCTTCCTACTCATGACTTTGTTCCTTCTCTGCCATGGCTTGACGAAGCTCTTCAAGCTGTTTTGCATTCGCATTGTGAACGCCTCTCAGCTTTCTTGCCAGCTTCTTTTGTTTCCCCTTCTCGTCAAGAGGATGGATTTCCGCAACTCCGCAAGTGCAGGACTTGTGAAGTTTGGTTATGCGACCTACTCTGTCGATGGCTTTTCCACTTTCATCATTGTCACGAAAGACAATCACTTGTCCAACGCTAAACAATGAAACCATCGAACCCTTGCCCTTACCCATTTTCTTGCTCCTTTTGCAGAATGGGTTTATAGTGTCGTGTCGAACTGACACGTTTCACTCTACGCAGCACGAACAGAACCAGATACCACCTTAAATTTGGCAGTGCACGTCTTCCTCATATTCCTTACATAGCACGCTCTTGTAGTGTGTCTTCCTATGTTGATATAGTTAGTGTCCGAACGTGAACCGTTACCGGTCATACTGACAATATACCGAAAGCACTTTGAATCTTTAACGTCGAATGGGTATCTCCCATACACGAAGCCTGATTCTACCTCGACCGTCTCTGGGAGAATAGAATTAGGCACAAGCGAACCTTGGACCAGCACAACCTTAATCTTTCCAGCAGTACCAAAGTCCAATGTCTCAGTTGGGACTTTTGTTTTCTTAGCCATGATACGAATAATATCCTTTTTGCTGTTGGAGGAATAAACACAAGTACATCGAGTGGTCTTAATACCACGCTATCTTCTGCAAACAGACCGTTTACATACGGCACTGAAAGGTATCCATCAGGCAAGTTGTTGTCCATCTCATCTCTTGCCTCTTCAACTGTCCATCCAACGAACTGAAACCGTGCTCTAGCCTTGGCTCCAATGCGTACTTCTACGAAGAGTAGCCGATTAGTTTCGTAATCGGCCCAATTCGACAAAAAGTTAGAAAAGCGTAGCATTAAGTTGATAAACAACTCTGTCGTAACACCATCCAACCTTGCTACTTTAAGAAGAATCTTTTTCATTCTTCATCCTCTTTAAATGAAATTGGTGCATACATAGGATCGTCAACATTTCCTGCCATCTTGTTGATGGTGGCAACATTCTCGGTCTGATTGATGAACTCAAAATCTCCTTCGTGAGTGGCACTTCCATCTGGCCACACTATCACGATTGGTACATTTTGTGCTCTGGCATATCTGATGGTGTACCATGTCCCACCACGCTGGTTTTCCGTCATTTGCTTTGGACAAGCAAGAATAAACTCACTCGAATCAACGATGTGTCGGTTTCTAACCAGATATGGGTGTGGATCTAGTCGAGTATTTCCATTGATATGAGGAACCATCTTGCTAGTGTTTGCAGGAGGATGTTCGGTGACGAAAGCATAAGAAGCCATTGCCAGGAACATTGTGGTAATTTGATCATCAGCACCAACACAACACCCTTCGTGAAGAATGAGGCTTTCACCTTTTTCAACACGAGGTTTGATTCTGGCACAAATACGTTCCAGCACGTTATGAACTTTCGCACTCTGTAAATCAGTCAACCCGATTTGTGTACCCGTGATGCCGAATTCCATTGTCTGCCCTTTCTTTAGAGGTATCAACCCCATGCTTCGTTCAATTCTTTCAGAGCCTGTTGTAAATCAATTCCATGTCCAGGAGCAGAGAGAGTAGGCTCAAACGTTCTCTCGCTGTTAAGAAATCCTCTGTCCTTCAACGTCATATATCTATGACAAAGAGGACACTCTATTGTTTGTCCACAGTCAGAGTCTTCATACGAGAGCGTAAAGATTTGACATTGACAAGTCATTTCCTTTATTCCACTCATGCTGCAACTCCTTCTTGTGGACTTGGCCAGTCGGCAAGCAAAAAACGCCATCCACCAGTCTTAATGCCTTTAGTTTTGCATATTTCAACCAGATAAGTTTGTGCCTTATACAGAGGTATGCGTCCTAAAAGCTCTATCATCATAATGCCGTCGAGAGTGAACACATCATGCTGAACAACTCCATTGCTTCTCACCGTGGAGTAAATCTTACTCACTCCTTCAAAATTGGCAACCAACACAATGACAGGAAACTGTTCTTTGATAGAGCAATCACCATCATCAGTACGTTCTGACACTACAATACCACTCACATTTGCTTTAACCTTGCCATGTGACAGGAAGCGAACCTTTATGTGAGACTTTGGAGAACTCTTCAACCCATCAAGGTTATAACTACCATAGTCTAACGAACGGTCAGACGTAGAAAAGTAGTTACTACTATATGTGGATGTAGAGTACTGCATGGTATTTTCTATTCTCTCCCTTATACATAACACTGAACGGATGTGTGTTTACACCCTATTGGTCGAGGGTACTTATCAACGTAGTCTTTCACTGCCCATCTTACCGCACTTTCAGCCAGCCCACTTATAAAGAGAATCTGTCCCTTTAACGTGATAACTGCTCTATTCTTGCGGAATTTATCCTCAACGATCAAATTTCCTGTTGTTCTTGCCATTCTCACGGTCAACATGATACACCTCGTTGAGTTCAACATGATGTGAACACTAAAGACAAACGCTAACAGCAGGGCAATACCATTAACGCCCATCCTCAGTGTTCACACCACGTTGAGTTTTACTTGGGATCAGGAAGGAGCAATGAAGCGGTGAAGGTGGCGACTGTAGTAGAGGTCACACATTGAGAAGATATTAGCCTTCAGTTCAGACATGCTCCAATCATGGTTTCCACCATGACGGAGAACTTGGCCAAATGCCTCTTGGTGACTGTTTTCCCATCTTGGCTTGAACTGGAATCCAGCAACAGTGACGGGAGCCTCATCAGCTGCACGGAACTGAATGAATATCACGTCTGGATTGGGTTTGAATACCAGTTCATTGTCACCATGTGGTCTGTCTTCATACTCTCTCTCACTTTGCTCTACAGGCCAGTAGTGTATTCTGTCTTTGGGATCTGGGTCAACTCGATAGTGTTCTTTACATGATCCATCGAGCAGGATAAAATCCCGCATGAACAGAGGCATGGCTCCGTCGCAAGGAAAGTGGTCGTTCACCACTCCATCTTTGCGATCTTTGGCAACCCTCTCTCTCATCCAACTCAGTTTCTCCAAGATTGCACTCACGACTACACATAGCACGAACGGATTTACCATTGTACAATGCTTGAACGTCGATCCTTGCCCTACTGCCAACCTGTCCATCTGTCTGCCCTTTCTTTCTCAACTTTCTTGCTAACACGATGATACTACCCACTAAAGCAGGCAACATCACAAAACCACCATACATGACAATGCAATCTTTCATCATCACTCCACGTTTGGATATGTTTCTTCAAAAGGTTTGATAGGAACAACACCACGGCACAACTGAACAACACAGCTTCTTCCAGCAATCTTTATGGTCTGTACATTTTTAGGCTGGAACACCACTTGAGTTCTATTGTTTTCCGTAGTCACAAAGGCTCTCAATACATTGCTCCATATTGGAACACCACAAAGATTCCAATGGTAATCTGAACCTTCTTCCCATCCATCAATGCAACACTCAATTGAACAAGTACCACAATGGATGAGCAGACGTTCCACGTTAAAATGACAAGACCTGACAGGTTCAACAGCCATAGGTCCAAGTCTTCCGAGTCCAGCCATTATCTTTTCCTCTTAACTAGATTACACAAATGCATTTATTTTGACGAGCACTGCAACGTGACTTTGATCAAGGAGTTCAATTCTGTCCACATCGTTTGCTGTGAATGATTGTTTGCCCCTATTGTCACTCCTTCGTGTTGAATGACAGGTGAACAGTGCAACTTCCTCGTGTTCAGACATGATGAGGCCAACGTTTTCCCTTGTGCTGAAATCACTTTCAACATGGCATGAGACATTGGCCAGTGCAATCATAGTGAGAATAGCTTTCATCACTTCTTCACCACGTTCAAGGGTGTGAACAACTCTCTTGCCTTCAAAGCCAGGAGGGTTACATGTATGACTTTCAGCTAACACTGGTGGACCAAAGATCCCAGAAGTACGACGAGCACTTTCAGCATTTCCTCTTACATGGTCCACTATCTCCATAGATCCAGATCTTCCAAACTTAGCCATTATCTTTTCCCCTTATAGTGGCTTATGGGAAGTCTTGTATAGTCCTTGTTGCAGAGGTTGATACACACGCTGTGTGCATTGATAACGATGTTCTTCACCTCGATTTGGTGGATGAGGAGGTGGAATCGACCAGTACGAATGGCCAATTGACCATCGTCAGAGCTTTTTTGTGGAGGAAATACTTTGGAGTCCAACAGTGCAACCATGGATGGGCCTTCAAGCTCCATCTCTCCAACCACCACTATCACTTCAACTTCAGTAGCTGCAAGTGCGAGCAATATGTTACGGATCTCGTGAGAACAGCCTATCGTAGCAATCATTTTCATGATTCATTACCCTTTACATTAGGAATTGATGAAGTCGTGCCATATGGTTGACAATCTCTTTTTGGGAGCATTGCCGGTAGAAGTGCGAAGAGGAAAGACGTATCGAATTGCCACACCGACGAAGATGCCGATGTATGTGAAAGCACACTCCTCAAACAGCAATGCCGTCAAAAGGCCAAGGCCAATGATAGCCCATGTAAGAGGTTTGATGTTGATTGTGTTTTGAGCAGGCATTTCAACGTCCTTTCGTTTTTACGATACATCAGGTTGAATATGTAAAGAGCTTTCACCCTTATCACCTTTCTTACCGTTACACACAGTGCACATTGTCTGATAGTTATTGAGGGTGTTTTCCCCACCTCTACTGCGAGGAATAATGTGATCTTTTGTCATCAACACTTCATCGCCATCATCATCAATGGCGTATAGATTAAAATGCCACCTTGTGCTACCTGAATGTCTCTCCTTGGCGAAGAATATACCGATAACACCACATACACAGCATGTGCAACTGCGAGAAAAGAGCAAATACCGCTGAGAACTCATCTTTATGAGGTTTCCATTAAAGTCAACCATCACATCGACAGCGTTCACAGGCTTAATCTTAGAGAGTACTTGCTCAACAGTGTATATCCCGTTCCATACCCTGCGTTCAATTTTCTGCTTCTTTGCTATCGTCATCATGTAACCTTACAGTGTGGTACGTTTTGCTTAAACAATGGATAAGATTATCCCTATACTAGAAACCACCATATACAGATAGTCTCTAGTAGCAGGATAAGGTAGATATAAGATGCCTCCATATAGCCACGATAGTCATGCGTAAAAGTCCACGACCAGACTAACAGGAGGCATCTCTTTCAATTTTTACAGTGCGGTAAGTTGCTCAATCCGGGTGTTGGTCTATCAGCGACGGAACTGTATCGGGAAGGTCGCTTTTCCCCTTACTCCTTTCAAGGCAGGGGGCCAACACTTGGATGTAAAAGAGAGTCTGAATCAACCCTTTTCTGCTTAAATCAATGGCCAAAGATAAGTGACTAGCATATACATCTCTATATACACCATATACCATCCTATACTCCGAAACAACATCCCGTAATTCCTCCGAAGAATCTTTTCGGTTATTCAACATATACACAGTGCCACACACTACCAGTAGCGTGTATAGCCAAAATGTACGCAATATGTAGGGACAGAAATCATTACGCTGGGAAAGAAGTTGGATAAAGAATCGGGAAATGAAGTCATTGGGGTAGTACGCACATGTACTATTACGCATACCCTCCCTAGTTACGCTGTCCATAACACACCCTTTTAGCCCACAAATGGGGCAAATATGTGTTTTTGAGGGTGTTTTGCGGTACATTTGGACTCCAAAGTGTTAAAACGTCTATATACACTGTATATACGCTATACAGTAAGAAACCCGTCCTATCGGGGCGCATCGTGAAGTACGACCCCAATAGGACAGGTGGCAAGGCAGAACACTAGGCGGACATCATAGCTCTTATCATGGCGAAGAGCTTGTCCTTTTGCAGTTTCCCTGTTGACCGAGGAGAAATCTGCTCATGGACGAATGTACAGACGGCGAACACAGGGAGCTTGGCCCGCTTCATCTCTCTCATGAACTCTGAGAAGGCTTGAGCCACAGCAGTACTGTGGTCGTGCCACTCTACGCATACGGTGCCCACTTCTCCATAACGATTGTATGACATGAGCCATATGGTCTGAATGGCACTGTGGGTGATCTCTTGTACACTGGCCCTGGATAGTGCAAGACTCTCAGCAAAGGAGTCTCTCTCTCCAGTGACGAAGATGAGCTGTTCCTTAGCCGTTTCCTTCTCCACGAGAAGTGCCGCAATCTCGTCTTGGAGAAATCTGTTGCTTTCGGCCATAATTTGAGAGTTAAGCAACAGCACATCACTGGGATCATCACCGAGGGTGCGATCTTCGAGCATCCCCAGTTGAGTCTGTGTCCTGAGAGCCTCAGACTTAACGTTCACCAATTCCTGCTCCAGTGAGTGAGCATACTGTATGGCGTTCTCGATTTCGCCAGAGTACTGAGCTGTGAGAGATTTCTCGATCTCATCCACCACAGAAGCGTTGTGGTTCACGGCCATCTTGAGAGCTGCAATGTCCTCTTGCGCTTCGATGTTGGCGAACATGGCACGAGAGAGTGATTCTCTCTGCCTGTCAAAAACGCCTTTGTTGTGTGCGTCCTGAAGGTGTGCGACTACCAGTTTACGACCGTAGTCATCAGCGATAGTGTTGGATTGCCTCAACCGCCTGTTAAGGTCGGCACAGAGTGTCTTTAGGTGAGAAACCTCACCTCTGAGGATTGCGTTGATGAATTCGTACATGGTTCCTTTGCCCTTCCAAATGGAATAGAACCTTGGAGGAAACTGGGTAACTAGGTATTTACTAGTTTAACCCTTCAAACAACCCATTAGAACGCTTTATCATAAGCGAACACAACAGGACGCTTGACATCAACCGTACCACGCTGTATGGTATAGCTGAGGTCAAATTTCCTACTACACACAAGGGGTAAACAGAAGTGGCGGTATCAAGCGGTATTATGCCAGACACCACAACAGAGACAAAAAAAAGTGTAACCACCCCCGAAGGGGTGGCACACTCTCTTTGCGCCTTGGGACGACTACCCAAGCGTGCTCACGTCGTGACCGTGCCGTGTCAAGATCGCTTTCATAGCGTCAGGGGTCATTCCGTGGGCAAAACCACGGTCAATGGCCACTTCCCGAACGGCGATGTTCGCGCTTGCGAGATCAGCCGCGACTTGGGACAACACATCGGCAGAGCCGCTGGCTTTGCCAGCCACAGCCACCTTGTCCGGGAAGGCGACGGTCAACGCTTCGTTGACCCGGTTGCGCACCGCGAGCAACGTGGGAGCCATGCCGTCCAGATCCGTCCGGCAGGAGGAGACGTAGGTCCGACCGGAACGGTCGGAAGCCGGGTGCTTCACATGAGTGAACATAATTGTCCCTGCTGGAACTGGCTCTGCCAGTTCGGGTGCCTGTGCTTGCGGGCTGGCGAGAAACGTGCCTTCGCAGAGGCTCATCCGAAGTGGCTCTGCCACTACGAGCGTTTTGGCTCCCTTGGAGCCGGTAAGTGCCATCTTGGGACGAAGTCCCAAGTTCACATGCCCGCCCACAAGGACGGCCATGAAAGGGGACAAAGTCCCCTCAGCGAGCATCTGTGCGAGACGCGAAGCGACTCCGTCGCTTGCTTCCATGAGTGCCTTGTTCAGTGTCTCTGACATCGTAACGTTCTCCTACGAGCTTGTGAATGTGAACCTCGTGCGTCGCCCGCATCACGCACAGGTTGTTGTTTGGCATAGCTTGCCATACTACAGAATATAATAAAAGTGTGTTAGTTGCATTCTAAATATTCTTTTTTTGTAGCTGAATGTAGAGCATAGGGGGTGGTATATGCACTTATTCTCACCCCTATTCTTAACTTGAACTCACCACTCTCCTCTCAGCCTATTATTCGTCAAATTCTCAACTTTCACTTGTAATTCTACAAAAGTCACCGATATTACAGGCTTAAAGGCGCTGAAGAATCGCAAAAAAAGTCAGCGACAAAGCTTGATTAAAATGAATACACCAGTATATTGTAACTGTAAACAATGGAATTAGACAGGCGTCCTCAAATCCATCTTGAAAGGGAAAAGTATGAGTAAAAAAGTGCTGGCACTCATCGAAGGTCTCGAAGGCAAGTTGCCTCCACCCGTTCGTAAACAAAAGGAAAATACTATGAAGAGAATCTTGTCAGACGTAAGTTTCAGAGCTAAAGAGCTAAGGGGTCAAAGGAACTATATGCTTGGGGCGGCTGTAAATATGGCCCTTCCTCGTATTGACACAATTGAAGGACATATCCTGGACCGTATTGAGTTCAGTGAGAATGGCGCAATGGTCGAAATGACTATCGTTTACAGAGAGGTGGAAGATGAAAGCACTGAAAAGATGGATGTTTAAAAACATAGACTGGATTATGTGGGCTTTTTATGTCGTTTATCTGGCCGTGGTTATTTGCGGAGTATGGAGTATATAATGAAGTGGTTTTTAATATGTGCACTGGGCTATACGAGCGGTATATGGATATGTTGTCCCGAATGTGGAAGCTCCACAATAGCCGTTGGCAGTAGTGAAATTGAAAAATGTACGAAGTGTAAGTGGAAAGAATAGGAGATTGACGATATGGATAAAGTAACCATTCTCATGCTCAGGCAAAAGTTTGAACACATCAGTTCTTCAGAAGGCTTGAAGCCGGTAGCACGAGTGGTAAATGTATTTAACTTGTGTGCCGGTGTTATATTGGCATATTCAATAGTCTTGTTGTACTGCGGAAGCAAGTTAGGATGGTGGTAATTATGACACCTAAAAATATTACGGTTGGAAACAGTACTCTCGGGCAACGCTTATGGAGAGGTCTAATTAGTAAAGGTTACGCATTGAAAAAATATGCAAACGAGCCGATGACAAAGCATGATTTTGATTCAGCAAAGGCTCAGGCAGGTATTAAACCATGAAAACATTTATTGCAGGTATAGGTCTGATGCTTGGAGGTCTCTCTGTCAATTGTGCACAGTTGGTCTTTTCCATGTTTGCACTGAAAGATTATAATCACGACTTGTTTACCGGAGCTTTAATCGTATTTGGAATCGGGACACTTTGTGCAATGTTTGCACGCACTGAAGACAACTCAAGGACTCTTAACAAAAGAGAGACTCTAACCGTAAAGCCCATGACAATCCTTGATGAGCTGGGACTTTAAGATAGGAGATTAAGATGTATTTGAAACAGAATATAGGCGGAGGAATGATTGCAGTCGGAACGCTGATACTGGTAGGACTCACAGCTACCAAGGTAGGTGTCGTAGTAGAGGGGTTCCAAAATTTATTTCGCGATACAGGTTTTGAGATAGCTATAATGAGTGGAGTTGTGCTCATCGTGTTGGGTGGAGTGACAATGTTGCCGTATCGGCGTTTTAGAAGGGTGAAGTAATATGGTAAAGAATATATCAATGACTGAATCTGAGATTAAATCATTCCTCAATGGAGATTACGATGAAGAAATAATGGGCTTTCCAGGAATGATGTATAAGCATTATTTGCAGACTTCAATTCAAGCTCGTCACTTCTTGGTAGATCTAAAGGCAGAAATGGAAAAATTGCGCGAGACTTCAGATGAGAATCTCACACCTGATGATTACCTGACTCTTGGAGATTTGCTGTGGAACAATTTGAGTGTGGCCGCAGCTTTGTATAAAAAGCAGCAAGATGAGGTGGTTGAGTGGAACGATAAGGAGAAGAAAAATGAGACCATTGAAGAAGCCTAAAGAAAAGACTTTGAGGGACATCCAGCAGTATCTCCAGATTTTGAAGGGTAATGATCCAATTGGAGAAGATTGGAATGCGATGGATGATACACTATTTCGAGCAATAGGTTTGCTTGAGCCGGAGTGTGGGTATACATTAAACGAAGAATTACACAAGCATATATCTACAATCTTTAACCCTCTTGACTTGTTCAGAGAAGAGTTTAGAGATGTAGAAGAAGATGCCCTTCCATTGCCAGACTGGAGATGTATGATACCGAAGTGGTTGAGAAGTAGTTGGAAAAAGATGACGTATAGAGAAATTCAGTTGGTTGCGCTCGTTTCATATGAGGCAAGCGAGCATGTGTCGGAGAAGTTTCTTGGAACAGGTGAAAAGAGAAATTTGGTATAAGGAGTTAGTATGAAATCTAATCTTAATGAAAACAAGCTTTCGCTCTTAAGAATCGCGGCAGAAGAGTTTGGAACAAGAGACTTCGCAGAGCTTGGTGCAGTTGGAGACGTCATGGCAGGATATACATTCTGGGCGGCTAACAATCTAAAGGGTGTTCGTGGCACAATTGTTGATAAGTATTGTCCCGATGGATTGACAGAAGAAGTTGACGATGATAACAGGGTTCGTATGGTTCAGGGACGCATTGGACACTCGGACGTCGTAAGGAGAACTAAAAGAGTAGATACTGTTGTGTTTTTTGACATCCTTCTGCATATGGTTGATCCATCGTGGGATGAAGTCCTAAAGCTTCACTGTGATGGTAAGAAAGTGGTCGTAGTATACAATCCAATGAATATTGCCGACAAGACAGTCAGGCTTACAGATTTGTCCCTTGAAGAGTTCGAAAACACAGTACCGTTTGATCCAAACGTTGATAGTGTGTATTCAAATCTGCTCAAAGAGCTTGCTAACGTCAAAGAGGAAAGAGACGTCGAAATAATTAGCCGACCTTCATTTTGGCAATGGGCTATTGGAAATACGGACCTTTTGACATGTATGGATTCACTTGGATTCAAAGTCATGTTCGAAAAAGAGTGTGGACCAATTGACTGGCGCAAAGGTGACTATGTGCCCAAGTTTAATGCTCAAGGGTATATATTCGCAAGGAAGTAATTATGGACCCAAAATGGAAACAATGGTGTAGTGAAAACATGCCGTCTGATCTCTTTGATCAAATGGAAGAGGATGAGGCATGGAACAAGGAGTGGCGCGATAAAAGGATTATAGCGTTGCGCGAAAAACGTACAGGAGTATATGATATGGAAAAGTGCAAAGTAACAGAAGATGGAACGCTAGAACCGTGTGGACACCTACAGTCAGTTTTGAACAACCCCTTCTACGGACTCAAGCTTGACATCTTTGAATTTGAAGACGGACAGACGGAAATGCTCATGCTTTACCCAGGAGCAAGGTTCAGTACGTATACACTTGAATTCTGTCCATTTTGTGGAGCAAAGGTTTATACAAGGGATGTACTTTATGGATAAGGCTCGTAATGCAGGGATAGAAAGAATTCAAGACAAACTGGTCACTCTATCGAGACTCAAAGAGGTTATGAAGGAGGTTAAGCATCTTAAGCCTGACGACCTCTGTATCAGTACTCCAAGGTTCTCAAGGAAGCTTGACCATGCAATTGAACTTTGTGAAAACAAACATAAGGAGGTAGTCAATGGTTGATATATCACCAGAACGAGAAAGGTATGAATTCTTACTGAAGACGGCAATGACCCGTAAGCTGGAGTTTGCAGAGAAGGAGTTTGTAAGGGCGTTCGAGATTACAAATCCAGACCTGAGGCCGGTTACAACCCGTCAGTATGTAATGAAGTCTTACACTCAACTTCTTTCAGACGTTTCAGAGATTGTAGGAAGGTTTCATCAGCTTTGGGACGAAGGTTCAGAAAACGAAACTGAATTCAGCAGACGTATTGGAGACTACATGGAGTTTATGAACGAGATCCAGGAAAGGATAGAAAAAGTGGTAGACGAGTCAGAAAGGGAAACGGAAATAACACAAAGAACCACAGAAGCCTATTTGAATACATTTATGGATATGGCCAGGGAGAAAGATGATGAAAAAGGTAAAGTTGTTATTTAGTGACGGAGCATGGGCACTCTATATTGATGGAGATCAAAAAGTGACATGTTCTTGTCATGCCCACACCGTTTTTCATGTGTTGGATATAATTTCGAAAGATTTGAAATTTGACTTGAAAAGTGAAGATCATTGTTGTGGTAAATTTCCAGATCTAATAGTGGAGTAGTAATTATGGACAAAGATGAATGGAAATCTAAGTTTGAAGTACGTGAAGGCAATAAGGTTATTGTCCTTACTGTTGACGAACTAATTGACACACTCATTAGCCAACGTCTGTCGCGAAGTCACTTTAGCTCTCTAATCAGAGCCGAGGAACAGCTACACAAATCTCTTGAGCAGGCAGACATGGTTGCCGGAGAAGAGTTGGTAGAAAAAGCGGCAGCAGGGCTAAGGCTTGAGCTTGTCAAGTTTATAAGGATGGCAGAAAAGGCGAAAGGATTGAAAAATGCAGAACAAGATGATAAGAATTGTAATTGAAAGCCCCTACGCAGGAAGAATAGAAGAGAATGTAACATACGCCCGTAAATGTATGGCAGACGCCCTTCATAGGGGTGAAGCTCCTATTGCTAGTCATTTGCTCTATACTCAGGAAGGAATCCTCTGTGATGAAATACCTGAAGATCGAAAACTAGGTATTGAGGCTGGATTTGCATGGGGAGAATGTGCGGACTATATTGTCTTCTATACAGACCTTGGTCTGAGTAACGGAATGAATAAAGCTAAGATATACTGGATGAATAGGAAAAAGAAGATCATAATGAGAAAACTAGGAGAGGACTAATATATGATTCCAGAATACACATATACAAACGAATATGGAGAAGAGATCTCCTATCACAACAGGGCCGAATCCCTAATGGTACAGGCTGTTGAAAAGTGGGGCATAAAGTCTCAAGAGAGACTACTCCTAGAAGAGATGGCAGAACTGGTAGTCGCCCTGATGCACTTCAGTAGAGGAAGGGTGGGCAAAGAGGCGGTGCTTGAAGAGTTGGCAGACGTCCGAATGATGGCGGATCAAATCTCTTTGTTTTTTGGACAAGACGACGTCCGATCTTGGATGAAGATTAAAACGGACAGACTAGAGGCTATATTGGAGAGTGACAATGGAACGACAGAAACGCAGCCACACAAGCCAATAACAGTTTCTTAATGGAAGAGATAACGATAAGGAGTTGGTTATGAAAAGACTGGCCGGAAGAAAACATATAGGAAAGGTAGTTGATGCTCTAACCATTGTTGGCGTTGAACGTCGTCAGATTAGCTCTCAGTATAGAACAATGGCCATTTGTAGATGTGAGTGTGGAAACCTTTGCGAGAAGCACCTGTATAGTCTTACTAAAGTGGGAAGATTGCAAAGTCCCATTTCGTGTGGTTGTAAAACTAGATATAGAGTAAAGGGGCCGCTCGACCTCGTCACTGAAAATCAAAACAGAATAAGTCAGAGAAGAGGAAGAGTAAGATGTATCATAGACGAGTTTGACGGAACCCCATCTGCTCGCCATGTGCAAGGTATATACGGCATGAAGTATGGACCCAGTCCATCCATTGCCACTATATACAATGATATCAGCAGACTGCTAAAAACCCTCACAATTCCAGCAAGAACTGAAAAAAGAGGCAGAAAAAAAGAAAATTTGTCAAAAGGTGTTGACATTTCTCAATTAAGAGAGTAGTATATGTAGAGAGTAGAAAAAGAAGCATTCAATTCGTTTATGGAAAGGAAAGCATTATGAGACTATACAAAACACAAAGACAGCATCTTGATGTACAAGAAGCCATTCCGGTCGCACCATGCGGCAGGGGCTGTCTCGTGTGTGTCTAGGACGTACTTTCCTAGTTATATCGTAGAGAGTGAAGCCCCTCAGGAGAAATCCTCAGGGGCTTTTGTTTGGGGCTGTAGCTCAGATGGATAGAGCACCTGCTTTGCAAGCAGGATGTCCTCGGTTCGATTCCGAGTAGCTCCACCAAGTAAAAGTGTGTGACTGTGCGTAGTGAAGTCTGGTATCACGCTTGGTTTGGGACCAAGAAATCGCAAGTTCAAATCTTGCCGCACAGACCAATTTAATAGGTATCATATGAGACAATCAGAAAAACAAAAGTTGTGGAAACACAATCATTACAGAGAGAATAAAGAAGAATACTTGTCCAAGCAGGCAAGACGAAGGGCCGAAGTTAAGAAATATATAGACGGCTTTAAGATTAAAGGCTGTTCCATATGTGGATACAATAAGTGTGTCGGTGCCTTGGACTTTCATCACGTCAGTGAGAAGGGAGACGGTCTAAACAGAGCTTCACAGGATAAGTGGAGTAAAAGCAGAATAGATGCAGAGGTGGCAAAATGCATTCTTATTTGTGCAAATTGCCATAGAGAGCTACATTATCAATAGGAGAGAGCAATGTTATGTTTAAGATGTAATGCTAAAACCAAACAGACAATTCTTGAAGGAGTTCTTATTGACTGGTGCGAAGTTTGCAATTCAATATGGCTCGATGAAGGAGAATTGGAAAAAATTAGAACCGGTAGGCAGGAAGACATAACAGAGCTTTCTAAACAAGCGAAGGCGGAACGAATGAGTCGTGGCAAGATGGTGGTTGTATTGGATCACCTATGTCCAAAGTGTTCGAGAGGTGAAATGTGCTATTGGATAGAGGAAGGTATCAAACTAGACAAGTGTACATTTTGCGGAGGATTGTTTTTCGACAAGGGTGAAATAGACCCATTTATCAAGAAAGGTAAGAATCATTGGTTGACAAAGTTGAAAAAGGTAGTAAGTTCTCTATGTGTTAAATGATACCCTTTGGTGTAATGGAAGCACGACTGGTTTTGGTCCAGTTAGTTTGGGTTCGAGTCCTAGAAGGGTAGCCAAGGAGTTTGAAAATGAAAGAATGTATTGTAAGTTATGCATTAGAAGAAGAGTCTCAGCCAGCAAGACAGAGAATTAAAAGAGTTCTCAAAAAGAAGATTAGAAGAGAAGGTAAGAAGCAGATTGCAGTTGCCCTACAGCAAATGGATGCTGAATGGGATGACTTGGTCAATGAGGGCGTATAGTTTAGCCAGGTTAGAACGCCTCCCTGATAAGGAGGAAATCGAAGGTTCAAATCCTTCTACGCCCACCAAAATGTGACCCCATCGTCTATTGGTAGGACACTTGGTTTTCATCCAAGAAAGCGTGGGTTCGATTCCCCGTGGGGTTGCCAATAATCAAAAGAATGAGGCTCCATCGTCTAGTTAGGTTTAGGATGCTGCCCTCTCAAGGCAGAGACGGAGGGTTCAAATCCCCCTGGAGCTACCAGAAAGGTTACGATATGAAAAATTTAGAATGGGATTTAGGTCCAGGAAAAGATAAAGAAAACCAATTAGTTCCTCGGTCTTGTCACTTTGGGTCAGGGTGTTGTATTCACGGTGTTGAATTGGGCAATGATTGTCTAAAGTGTATAGAAGATGACCCAGATGTCAGTGATGAGATAAAAGTCAACGCTCGATTAAGATCCTCTTCTCCCGGTCTCTTAGAAGCGGCTCAAAACATCCTTAGATATGAACCGGAGAATGTAGATGACATTACTCGTACGAAATGGAAACTTCTTAAAATGGCAGTCGAAATAGCAAGAAGGTAAAACACATGGAAAGCAAATTTGATATTGTAGAGTTGATCAGAAATACGAACGAGGTTATTAGTACCATGGATCGTATTAGTAGGCTTAACGGTGACACCAAGGCTTTGGTTGGTCTGATTAGAGCTGGTGATTTCTCGTTAGAGTTTCATGCAGACTTACTAGACGAAATGGAGGCTGATTCAGAAAGAATAGAGGAAGCTTCCAAGATATCAACATTGGTATTGAAGTAGGAGATTAGCATGGCAGGCAAAGGTGACAAACCACGTCCTTGTGACAAAAAGAAATGGGACGAAGGATATGATAGAATTTTCAGGAAGAAAGATGAAGAAAAGAAGAAATAGGTGGTGGTATTAGTGTAGTGGTAGCACGACTGGTTGTGGCCCAGTTAGAGCGAGTTCAACTCTCGTATACCACCCCAATATAGAAAGATGAAAAAGATGAGTAAAAAAGCAGATGCTCCAGATTTTAGAAGTGAGTTAACTAGTTTGATAAATCGCTACAGTAAGGAAAAAAATAGTAATACACCAGACTTTATTTTGCGAGACTATCTGTGTAACTGCCTAAAAGTGTTTGAGACGGTAACACGTCAACGCGAACAGTGGTATGGAAGAGAAACTCAATCAGACACTACAGAAGATGATGGATTGAAAGAAATATTGGGCGTATAGCTTAGTGGCAAAAGCCCCTCTTTTACAAGGAGGTTACCGCAGGTTCGAGTCCTGCTACGCTCACCACAATATGGGGATGTAGCTCAATTGGTCCAGAGCACCGGCCTGTCACGTCGGAGGTTGCGAGTTCGAGTCTCGTCATTCCCGCCAAACGTAAGGAGTTATAAAAATGGAAGCTTTGAGATATAGCAAGGTTCTTGTTGTAAACCAAAAAGGACACCGTTGGGAGTATGCGGGATTTATTCCTGCGTATAGATCAATCATTAAGGTTTTTCAAGACAAAGCCAAGATTCTTCAATATACGAAGGAAGATGGCAAACTTTCAGCATGTGAGCTATACACATGGGATGAATGGGTCACAAATTGGTCCGATGCAGTACTTGCGGCTCAAGAGATGGAAAGGAATCCTAATGGAATGGTTCGCTCTCCAGGAATAACTATTAAGGTTCCAGAAATCATCGTTCTCAACAAATATCAGAAGCGTAAGTATACCAAGGCAATTTTGACACGCAGAGCAGTTTTTCAAAGAGACCAGTATGTGTGTCAGTATTGCGGAATAGGATTCAGCCCTAAAGATTTAAGTATTGATCACATTAATCCTCGTTGCAGAGGTGGAACTACAGAATGGAAAAATGTTGCCACTGCGTGTAAGAGGTGTAATAACCTAAAGGGAAGTATGCTTCTCAAAGATTGTGGTATGACTTTGCTTAGTGACCCTATAGAGCCAGTATACAGCGCAAAGAACAAGCCGTTCAAGCGTGTACCTAAATCTTGGGAAGACTTCATTAGCGATATGTATTGGAATGTAGAATTGGAGAAGTAAATGAACTATTGGTATATCAATGCACCGTTTGCCATCTCGTGGGGTATGTATGCTGTTAGCAGACAGATTAAAGCTTATGGGTGGTCATATTGGAGAGTTCCAACGGTGTGGATTGTCAATACTGTTTTTTGGCCACTTGGCGTCATAACGGCGCTTTCAAGGAAAGAAATTAGATGGGGTGTTAGCTCAGTTGGCTAGAGCGCCTGGGTGACATTCAGGAGGTCGCCAGTTCAAGTCTGGCACACCCCACCAGAAAGGATTACAATGTTAAACTCAAGACTAGGCAATTCAAGAAACGTAGTAATATTGGAAACAAACGAATTCGAACTGGACATTATTGATATGAGAAACGAAAGGGTTTGTCTTTTTTCTCTTGATCTAAGAGCTGAAGCTGGAGTTTTAGATAGAGCTGGAAATTTGCAACACCTACATTCGAATGATAGGTATGAGTCATTTTCGGCACAAATGCACTCTTTGTCATTCCCTTGTGTATCTTTGCTCATTAGAGATATTGCTCAAGGGCACAGGTCTTTTAGGGGACGTCGTCATTCAATACGAAATATTCATGTCCTTAAAAACAACTTTAATCAAATTGGAATGATAGTTTTTTTTAGAAATGAGAATCCAAACAACTATGGAACTTGGAATCGTTTTGAAGAGGCATATCCAAATATTGATATGACATTAGAAAGAGAGCGTATTAATCAGGAAATAGCAAGACGTCAAAGGGAAGAGTTTTTAGCAGAGAATGGTAGAACTCCACTAACTAGAGAGTACACTGCCAATTTCGTACAAACTCCTCATATTGATCCTGATCCTGCAATAAGATCTCGTAGATAACAAAGAAAGGATTGTCCTATAGTGTAATTGGAAGCACGGTTGGCTCTGGACCAGCTAGTCTAGGTTCGAATCCTAGTAGGACAGCCAAACATTATGAAAAGAACACCTATACTTAGTGTAACCAAAAAAGACCTAGACGTTCAGACATTTCGCTCTGGAGGAAAGGGTGGCCAACATCAGAACACCTGCAATAGCGGTGTGCGTATTGTGCATAGAGACTCTAAGGCGGTTGGAGAGTGTCGTGAAACGCGCAAACAAGGACGTAACAAGAAGATTGCCTTTAAGCGCATGGTAGAGTCGGAAAAGTTCCAGAAGTGGCTTAGAATGGCCGTATCTCGCTCTGAGGGGCATTTGGACGCCAGTGTTGATGAAGCAATGCGCCCTTGCAACCTTAAGATAGAAACGTTTGACCCAAATCTTCCCCAATAAAAAGGTGCCCCGTTTTATTCCCGATAAGGTGAGCTGAGCTGGGGCACCTTGAGCTGTATTTCAATGCAATAGTGAAATAACGAGCCTCTTTATTTTTGTCAGCGTATTTTAGCGTGTGAGTTTATATCGGTCCTCACATTAGATACTATACCTGAACAGTTGACACTTGTCAAATTAACGCAATCTGATTCTATAATATTTTTCCAAGTACTCTCTAACAATCTTAGCTTCTTCTTGAGACATTATTTGATTCAGGTCACCGTCTCGAAGAGTAAATCCGTGTCCCTGAAAACCTGGAACATATTGCATATGTGGAATGAGTTTATCGCAAATGATCTGTTGAGCAAACGACATTTTCATATTTTCAACTTCTTTGCCAATAGACTTTTTTATTTCCACAAGATCCTTACAGCTCCCTCTAAGTTCGGTTAACTTTCGAAGAATGACTTCATCTGTGATATCTTCGTGCACAAAAATCTTTACTCCAGCTTCTTCAAAAAGCTCCTTGGAACTGTCGAATCCCCAGTCGTTCGTATCCTGGTCTGTAATTTTCATAAAGTGAACTTCTAAAATGCCATGTTGGATAATTGATGACGCACACTCTTCACACGAAAAGTAGTCCTTAGAAGACCAGAGGTACATTTTACACCCCTTGACAGAATTATTGGCATTTGCTATAGCATTGCGCTCTGCGTGGTAAACTCTCTTGTACTTTTCAAGCTTATCATTCCAGTATTCTTCAACATCTTCAAGTCCTTTTAGAAATCCATTATATCCTAATCCTACTGGCAAGTCGTCTTCGTTGACTATTACCGCCCCGTTTGTGGTACTTGGGTCTTTTGATCTTGAGGCGCAAACCATCGCTAATCCAAAGAAATATTCGTCCCAGGTTGTGTTGTTTTTTCGCATTCGATCTTTCCTTTATTTTGTCTGAACAATCAAAACACATACTCGTAAGCAGATGAAAACAGTTAGCGCACACCATCCCTTCACACTCGGGACAGGTCAAACTGTCATCTCCGTAAATATACACTTTACATATGTTACATTCCATTTCATTCTCCCAAAAAAATTACTCGGGTATTTCTCGGAAGTCTGATGCAAAATTGATTCCAACTGTTTGATTGTTTTTCGGCCTCTCCACCCGGAGAGTAAAAGCTTTGTCGCAAATTTCCGGCTTGAAGTAGTAGCACTCGTCTGTTTCTGGACAGTAAACGCAAAATACATCTATCTCATTTTTATCAACTGGTTTTTTGTGTATTTCGCCTTTAGTAGCCCATGTGCTTCTCATCATAATACAAAGAGATCCTTTTTTAACAGATCTGTACTTTACTTGTATTCGGATGAATTTTCCATCTTTATAAGCGACTAAATCAAATGGCTCCTGTTGTGTTAAGGGCATTAGCACAGTGTAGCCACGTTGAATAAGATCAACTCTACATTTACACTCTCCTAGATCACCCTTGTTTGTTGTATGATGAACCATTATGTACCTCCTTTTGGTTAAGGGTTCTGTATATAATAGTCAAAGACCTGTATACATGTCATATGCAGGTCTTTTATTTTGGTATCCCTGGTAGGAGTTGCACCTACGGCTTACTGCTTAGGAGGCAGTCACTCTGTCTACTGAGTTACAGGGATATATTGTTTTAGTTGGTGCTCCGAGCGGGATTCAAACCCACGACTTACGGATTAAGAATCCGCCACTCTAATCACTGAGTTACCGAAGCTTCCTTTTTAGTCTTTTGGCACAGGGTTATAAGTTCTTCTTGTGTTAAGCCTTTGTTGGCCCAGAATGCTGGTCCACCGCAATACTTAAGAAGCTTGTAGTATTTCTCTACCCTCTTTAGTCTTGTTGCGGCAAGCCACTTATATTTTGACTTGGCAATGATCCATGTTGTCAAATTGTCCTTAAAAAACCAATCTTGAATCTGTTTAGCAGACCATGTGGGTTCTGCGTATTCATATCCACAATCGTGAATATCTCCTAT